CCAAGGTCCACTTGGTCGAGCAGGTTCAACCAGTCCGTGTTGGGCTCGCACATCGGCGTCCACTGGTTCGGGTCACTACGACCTCGCACCTCTATCTCGTAGTGGATGACGCCTGCGATGTCACGCTTCAGGTTGAAGCTGATACTCCACGTTACCGTCATCTCGCTAGACATTCGAAACACGTGACCACGCGAACAGGATCATCGGCCTTTCGATTCTGCACCGCATGGAACACTGTCCATGAATGTGTAACGCCCTGCTCGTCCGTCCACGACGACGGAACGATGCCCTTCTCACGCCACCAATTCGGATGGTACTCCGTGCGACGGATGCACTCGGCTCCGATCGCCTCCATCTCGGCATGCACGATGGGCGGATAGAGCGAGCCCACCATCGTGTTGTACAGCTCAGTTCGTTGTTCGAAGCCTCGAAGGAGGCTCTCGTTGTCCCACTTCATCAAGTCTTCAGACACGAGGACCATAAACATCTCCTTCCCCGATGGAACGTTGGTCCGCTCCGCGGATCATCGATCATCACACCCACGCGGCCATGCACCGCAGGCACGTCACCGTTCGTTCCTCTATCGTCTGGAACCGTCGGTGAATGGGTTCATCGCAATCCCCGATGTCGATGTTGCACAAGGTCCACCACGTGTTGCCCCAAAGGTTCACGAGGTGAACGAGGCCTTCATCGATAAGAAGTACAGGTTGAACTTTCATGACAATGGCACTTTGAAGAACGTGTCGTAGTAGATACGTGCGAGGCACGTCGGTGCATCACGGATGAGCTGCGTGTCTCTATCCGGTGCGTAGGGCCCGTAACACACCGGACGTGGGCCGAATGCTTTCATCTTCATGATGTGCACGAGCCCGTCGGAGCTTCGCCACTGTTGCTTCATGGCCGTCGCATCCGCGTCGCAATGCACCACAGACATGTCGGCATGTCTTTGCTCAAGGCCTCACCTTCCTTGGGGTGGCGCTTCGAGTAGCAGATGGGCCACACGACGGACGGGTTGCGCCCTATAACCAGCATCGTCTCCACGATGTGGACGATGTCCTCGTGATCGCGCCACGTCACCACTTGATGATCCCCGGTTCGCCATCCTTACGAATGAGACCTGAATCGAAACGGTCGAACGAGTCCGCAATGCACCACAGACACGTCGGAACCGCGATGATCACGCGGTCGGGTGGCGGTCGGTAGTGACCCGTGCACGCCATCACAAATGAACCCCCGAGCAAGATGTGCACGAGACCATCACCGTCGATCCAGAAAAGTTCTGTGGTCACAGCGCGTCTACCTTGGCGATGCACTGCAGACATGTGAGGACGACGTTAGCCCCGACCAGCTTGAACATGGAGCGGGTCCGAAGCGCGTAGCCTGACGTCGAGCATATGGTGTACGTATCCCACGTAACGTCGTCAGGGCCGAGGTGGACGAGACTGTTGTCGTCAACCCACTGTGCGTAACCGCTCAGGGTCATAGTGTACCTTTCACACTGGTTTGTAGGGTATCCCCTAGATGTTTATGAAATAAGCACACGGTCGTCGGCATCGTGCAAATTTGACACATACGTAGAAAGCGCGAGACGCCGGCGCTCGGTTGGTTTACCCCATAAACAAGATTGTCAAGACCCTTGCAGTCCTAAAGAGGGATCTGCACAGTCGTCCTAATGGCAGACAGCACTCACCTGAACCCGGAACCGCGTGCCATGTCGCTTCTTGCAGGGCTTCAGCTCGCGAACAAGAACATTCCCGCAGCGGAGGAGCAGCTCGTCGAGCTGATCGCGTGGCTTGCGTTCGATCGACCGACAGCAATTCCGCCTGCGCCTACAGAGGACGATATTATGCGAATTCTCGTCGTGGATGATTATCCCGACACTGCTGAACTCATCTGTCAGCTCGCCTCACTCCTTGGCCATATCACGCGCCCTGCGTTCACGGGACGCGATGCCATCAAATACGCGCACGAGTTCCAACCGGACCTCGTCATTCTCGATATAGGCCTACCCGACATTCGCGGTGATGAGGTCGCTCGGTTGTTGTTTGCGATGCCCAAACCTCCGCACATCGTCGCGATGTCTGGTTGGACGACGGGAGGACACCGTGAACGAGCAATGGAAGCAGGGTGCAAACAGTTCTTCGTGAAGCCGTTCAACCTCGAGATGATGCGCAAGTTGCTCGAGAAGCCGGAACAGTTTTGGCTCGACCAACCGACGTAGACATCACGCGGAGAAACGTTCGATGGTGCGGCTGTACGCACGCATCAGACGCGGCGAGACAGTGATGGCCTTGATGCGGCGCAGGGCCATTGCCTTCGACGTCACGATGCTCTTTTGCTGACCTTCGGATTGGTAGCCAGCATCTTCGATGCCCCACCACACACTGTTGATGAGGGGCACGAGCGGGATCTTCAGGACGTCGAACTGTAGACGGATGACCCGCAGCTCGTGAAGTTGCGCTCGGCCGCAGGTCATGGTTTCGAGGCACATGTTCATGTCCTCGATGTCATCCTTGCGTTTGCATGGCGGCTTTCGAAACAGCACGACGTAGTGCGCCAGCTCGTGGAGGCAGTAGTCGAGGTCTCCACTGGACCCGCGCTGCGTGTCGATTCTGTTGAAGTTGATGACGAGGTTGGTTTCGTTCATGGTGGATTCACAACCGAGAGACACCACAAACACGTCACAGGCGTGTCGGGCGGTAAGTCGAGGGGCTTCGTAGCGATCTCAGGACCAAAGTCCAAACACAGGCGATACCACACAGCGTCATCTATGATTTCATACTTCCACAGTACATGGACGATACCGTTTACATCGATGACGCGCGCGTGCACGAGGGTGTAGTTTGGTTCACCCATCGCGAGCCACGCATTGCAGGCACGTTGCAAGCATGTAGGGCGGTTTCGGTCTGACCCACTTCTCGCCATGGCAATCGCCGCCACACAGGAAGTAGAACAACATACCGTTGTAGCCACGGTCCACGTGCTCTCGCACGACGTGCACAAGGTTATTTTTGCGGTCGAAGAGTGTCATGGGTTTCTTTTCGCGATGCACTCGAAGCACGTGGGAACTGCATCAGCGCACCAGCGCCACGCGAGAATCGTGTCTTCGCTGGCGCATTCGACGTAGACCGTGCTGCCTAGATGTTCGTGCTCGGTCTGAGAGGCGATATGGACCAGTCCGTCCTTGCGCTCGAGACTGCGGATGCTTCGGTAGTGGACGTCGGTCACAGGTCGAACATCCGCCCCGGGCGGTTCCCTAGACACGTCAGGCACGTTGGAAACCCTTTCTCATTCACGGTCTGAAGAAAGACCTTGGGCGCGTTGCACAAAACGTCGTAGTTCCATGGCTGCATGGGATCGACGATTGCGATGTGAACGACGTGGTTGCGGTCCCTAACCAGGACCGACGCCGACAAGCTGCTCCTCGAGAAACGTGCGTGTGATGACGGCACTGCGTTTGGCCCACGCGTCGTCGGCGTCTTCATCGGGGATGGTGTTGCCAGGTCCAAACAACCGCCGCATCAGTTCGACGACGGGTCCCAGCCCTGTGTGGGACGTCCGCTTTTCAGGTACGTCGAACAGCGCGATCTCTGCGAGCAACGCGAGCTGCAGGCCCAGCGATTCCTTGCTGCGGGCGTACATCGCGGGCCGCGTGCCCATTGCATCGATGCGTTCGTAGATGAATTCGCGTAGCGTCATTTCGTCACGTTTTGGTTCCGTCATTGCATTCCTTACAGGTATGTCGAAACGAACTACGCCCACATCTGAAGCCGTCTCCACACAAGGTCCCGAGACCACTCCGGATGTTGCAGAAAACCCGTTCCGTGCCGAGGCCGAGGCGAACATGGCCAAGATGGACCGGCTGCGTCTCGAGCACATCGCGCAGGAGCGCGGTGTCACAGTCGCACAGCTGCTCGAGGCGGACGGGGCGCAGGCGCCCACCAAGCCCGCAGGTGACTCCCCTCGCAAGAAGGCTGTTACGGGCGTGCTGGAGGCTGTCGAGCATGTGAAGGAGTCGATTCGCGAATCCGAAAAACACGCACGGCACTAGTCGTCATCGTCTTGATAGCTAGTGCCGTCTTCGTCAACGTCATCGAAGAGATCCCGTGACGGCGAATCGACGAACGTGAACCCGACGCACGTGAAGCAGGTGAGCACGGGCTCGTCTGTCACCTCAGCGTCTCGCACCACGCCGTCGTCGTGTTGGGGCGCGTACATACGGTCACTGCCGACACGCAACGCTGCGTGGATGAGTCCCTTGGAGCACTTCAGGTGCAGTACCGGGAACTTTGCGCCGTCGAGCGTGACGATGTCGCCGATCAGAATTCACCCAGCAGGCGACGAAACGCGTTGGTCAGCTGGTTTGCGTACCATTTGTAGTACGCCTGCTTGGTCCATCCATCCTCGGGATCGTAGTTGTCCGCGAGCATGAAGCCCTGGTGGTCGACGTTGAAATGAACACCACGCTCGTTGACGTTCACTGACCAACGTTTGCCCTGTGGACATTCGCTACCTGCGAGTAGTGTTCTCTCGCGCGGCTTCGCTTTCAGGTGCGGCCTATATGCAAGCCAACCATCGACCGTCCAGTTGACGACCCACTTCTGCTTGGCGTCTGCCGCCCAGTCCGGCCCGATCAACTCACGCAGATGCTCTTCATCGGTGAGTCCAGGGTAGCGTGGCAAGTAGCCGAGCTTGGAAATCAGCTCTTGGGTGAATTCCATCCAAGGCAGCCCGCCCTCGCGCGGTGCACTGTCATCGACGATGCACGCGTTGCAGCGAGATGTGCCTGTTGACTCGTGCACGTGTTCCCACGGCAGCCCAGTCACGGCGTTGTAGAGCCACGGAGGCGATTTCTGCGTCGTTCCATGGTTGTCCGGATTCCGTGGGTATGTGGCCGCATGGGGACGACTGATTTCAGCAACGTCCACGCACCACAATCCACATAGATCGCATTGCTCGTGGTCGGGCGTGCGGGGCTCGGTCGGCGCCTTTCGCTTTGCCTTGTTCGCCGCGTTCGCGCTCTTGTAGCTCTCGCGCTTCGGCTTCTTCGCTGGCACACAGATACATGGCGGCGTTCCGTCATGGATGGCACGACGTGCCTTGCACTTTACTTCAACGCGATCGTAGTGCCCCTCTCCCTGTGGGATCGATACGTATTGACGCTTGCGCGTCGTCTTCTTTTTCTTAGGTGTCATCTTCGTCCTCCGAAGTCCAGACAACCACCACTGTTGTTACGGTTAGCTTGACGCCGTACCGCGTACCGCACTTCTCACATGTTACTGGACCGTGTCGGTTGACGTCCGTCAGGACGTCCGACGGCGCCTCCTCGAGTGTGTACTCCATGAGCAAGCAGTCGCCGCTCTTGGACTGAAAGCCCGCGACGGTTTGACACGTCGGACACGGCACGTTGACGGTATCGAACATGCCCATGACTACTTCTTCTTCCTCTTGGGCTTGGCCTTCGTCTTCACGGGACCAACGACGTCCCACTCCATCTCGCATTCACCTTCCGAAGATAGACGGCGGTACACGTTGCTCTCGTCGACGAAGTTCTCGATGTCCATCCCGTTCTCGAGGTTGGCGAACTCAGCGTCCGTTAACGCCTTCGTCAAACGCATTTCTAATCGCACAGTGACTTCGATGGTTTTCATGTTGCCTTCTTCAGCATCTTCCTAAACGTCGCCATGTTCTCAGGACATTGCATCGCTACGATATCGATCCAGCCACCGTCCATACCGAGCCATGTGGCAACGGCGTTGGCTGCCCAGTACATCATCTCACCGTCCATCTGTGTATCTTTTCCGTAGTGCGACCGCACTACCGTCAAGATGATTCAAGCAGTGCCGTCCGCTTGCATCATGCCTTGAGTTCCGAGCGTCGCCTTCTTCGCAGCGCGCTTGTCTTTCTTGGTTAGCGTGAGCGTTGCGTCTCTGTTCATTATGGCTTCCTCCAGTAGCGGGTGACCTTGACGACTCCGTGGAGCCGCGTGTGAGCCTTGACGCGGGTCAGAAACCCGAGCCACTGCATGACGATGTTTATCATGTAAACCTTTCAAGCGAGCGCACACACGAAGCACGTCGGAACACGGGGTTCTTTCGTCTTCGCAAAACTACGCGGAGAAATCGTTACGACGTAGACGGGTTCACACGGCAGGTACACAACCGTGGCCTTGCCAAACGATTCCCAGTCCGTGACAACGTGCACGAGCCCATCGCGCTCGAAGTAGCGACGCTTCTTGTTAGGGTCGAGAACGCGCGGGTTTTTCACGGCCGCCCTTTTCGCCGATGTTCCGCGATGCACCAGAAGCAGGTGGCCTCGGGCGCGTCATCGTCCGCGTGGCATTGGTTCAGGTAGAGCGCGTACTCCGAGAGACACCACGCGACTTTTGAGCCGTTTGCTATCAGGTACCGCGTGATGTGCGATGCCGGTTGAATCGATCCATCGAATGACCATCGGCCTCCGTGTCGAAAAAAGAAGGCGCCGCATTCCTGCGACGCCTCCAGTATAGCCCCTCCAGTGATCACTAGACCAATCCGCTCACAGCGTTTCCAATGCAGCATATCCAGTCATTCGCATGCACGTCCTCACCTCCGTCGTCCGTTCTATCACCGCGTTTCCAGTCATCCCCGCCACCATGCATGACCATTCCTTTGGCGTTACCGCCATTGTTTCCCGTTTAACACCCATCCAATCACCCCAAACCCATTGCAGCCATTCCGGTGCGGTGTGCTCCCATCAGAGCCAAGCCTTCACGGCCCGTTCCGGTGCAGCCATACCATTGCTCTCCGAAGCATTGAATGCCCCGAGTTTCCCCTGCAGCTGTCCCCCTGTATCGTAGCCCTAACATCACCCGTGCACGCCTATGCGGCCCTACATCTCCAGTGCTTTCCTTCGACGCCTACCGTAGGCCGCTCCGCTCCAATGCCGCCGTTCCTTTATCTTGCGGACCACTCGACGCCTCACGCTTCCTATGCAGCCATTCCTAACCGCCTACTTTCCCCACGCCTCCGTGCCCCACCTGTGACCTCGCCGCCTCTGCAGCTTCTCCACTCGTCACAGTGCCAACCATCACCCGACATTTCCTTTGCAGCCTTTCCGATGTGCTCCACGCGAGACAAGTCCTACGTTGTCCACTGCCGCCGGTCCGTTGCCGCCCCGCCCTCTCCACGCGCATCGCACCTAGTCCATAGTACGCTTCGCGCACCCGCCCCAATGCTGCCTTTCCATCCCTCAACTTTCACTACCTATCAGGTCATTTCCGGTGCTGCCGTTCCAATGCGTCCACTTCATATCCCATGACGTCCTGTCGCAATGCGGCAAGTCCGCCCGGCACCACTGCTCGCTCTTCCTCACGCAACCTATACAGCCTATCCACTCCACGCAGTTGACGTCGCACCCTTACACCTCATCCACGCTCCACTGCCGCCCTCGCAATCGCGCCCTTCGACTCCTTACATCCACAATCCGATGCAGCATCTCCATTAAGATCCAACACGGTCCTGACCCATCAGGTCCGGTCGCCTCCCCTGCCGCCACTCACTCAAAAAACAACCCGCAAATCGAATCCATTGCTCTCCGATGCGATCGTTTCCTCACCCTTCAGAACCAACCCCACGCCGCCTATCCAATGACGTCCGGTGAAGATCGAACCAGCCTAGACGTTCCCTCTGCAGCCACTCACCCTCACGCCGCGTTGCTGTCGAGGCAACGAAGCGTAAAGCCGCTGGCTACTTCTTCTTCGTCTTGGCCTTCTTCACCGAAGCCTTGACCGCACGCATCGCAGCCATGATGCCAGGCATCGCAGCCTTGGCCCACCCGTACTTCGCGTGCCGCGCCTTCCACGCCTCGAGCTGCGCGAGCGCCTGCTCGATGACCTGGTCGGCCAGGTCCGGCGTGTCGAACACGAACGTTGCGGCCTCGTAGCTGCGATGGTTTTCCGAGTCCCGTACGTTGAAGTACATTTTCATCGGGACCTTCTTGCCCTTGGCGTCCTCGAGCACCACCTCGATGGAACGGAGCAGAGCACGCGCCTGCGTCAGCCGAAACTGATGGGCTGCTTTGTGATCGTCCCATTCGAAGTAGCGGTACATCGGCGAGCCGGTTTTGCTCGCCTCATTGAGCACACGCTCTGCCGTCAACAGTCCGGTCTTCTTGAGCTGCTCGAAGATCTGGCCGAGCACCGGAGCATCCGATTCGCGTACCCGAGAGCCGGGCGCGACGCGAAAGGTCATCTTCACGCCTGGTTTTCCTGCCGTCATTCATTTCTCCTTGGTCAACAATCACAACCCGAAGTTCTTGCGCATCTTTGCGATCTGCTCGGGCGTCGCGTTCGCGACCAGGTCTTTGAAGCTCCCGTCCAACTTCTCCAACTTCGGGCGACCCGGCGGACGACCGGGCGGACGCTTCAGCACCTTGTTGGCCACGGTCACACCGTTGCTCTCGCTCTTCTTGGGGCGCCCCGGCTTGCGCTTCATCGGCGGCGCATCATCGAGAGCCGAAGCCTCGACCACCTTCTTCGGGCGACCCAGCTTCTTCTTCGGCGCATCCACGACCTCGATGCCATCCTTCGCAGCCTTGGCCCGACCACGTGCCACCTTGGCGTCGTCCTTGGCGGCCTGCGCTGCCATCGTTTCCTTTGCAGCGATCTGAGCAGCTGCGCGGGCCTGCTCGATGATCTTCTTGCTGGCACCTGCCGGGAACACGTCGAACCGACCGTAGTCACCGCCCTTCTGCGGGCGCCACTCACCGACGCCGTTCTTGGCACCGGCATGCGCGAGCAGCGTGACCACCTGGTGCGGTGTCAGGACGGAGGCGTCGAAGCCGATGCGGAGCTTGCAGCTCCAGCCCGGGAACTCGGGGCGATAGGCCAACGAGGTCTTCGCCATGCCGCCTTGACCGACACGGACACGTGCCGTGTTCATGATCGGCTTCTTGCCCGTGAACTTGATCGGGATGAGGTCGCCGACCACGTAGACGCCCTGTTCGACGTTGCCACGTGGGATCTGGAAGTAGCCGCCCATTGCGGCCATGCCCTTCTTGAACCAGATCGCCTTGACGCAATCCTCGCCCTTGGTGTTCTTGATGCGCGCGCGCTCGCACTCTTCCTCAGGCACGCGCGGTGCCTTGGTGCGCGAGGCGTTGCCGCCCTGCTTGCGTGCGATGTCGTCCTGCGTCTTCTCGTCGAAGCGCTTCACGAGCAGGCTGGTGCGGCCGACAATGTCGACCTCCAGTTCCGTGGTCTGAATGTCAGGGACGATGATTCCGAGAGTGTTCTTTGCCATTGCCGTTGCTCCATTGAAATAACATTGGCGAACCTCGTTGAAAGAATTTCAACCAGGCCGCGGGGTCCGTACACATTCTTATGTCATGTCTATGGCGCAAGCTTAGGAACGGCCGACGTCGCGTTTTCACGGGCGATGCATGCAAGACACGTCACGAGCTTTGGTTCGAGGTCGATGACGACAGGCGCCTCGTCTTGCCAGGTACGGATCCACTCGCACCACTCGTTGCTTACGTAGTGGACGAGACCTCCTGTATCCGTACATGTCACCAAGGTTTCCACAATCGACTAATAACGCACCAGAAACAGGTAGGGAAGCGCGCAGACCCTTGCTCGGGTACGCCATCCATCCGCTTGTTGCAACACGTCCAGTCGGGGAACCGTTTCGTAACAACGTGAACTACGCCTTCATGATCAGTGTACGTAGTCACGCAGGTCTTCCTTAGCGAGGCACTGCAGACACGTGATCATGACTTGGTCGCGGACCAACTGAAGCTTGGCGTACCGCTCGGTGGTCATCTCGTTGACGTAAAGTAGGCGTCCGTTGCGTTCACAAAGAGGGTAGAGGTCAAGAGGCTTCCGCGCATGGACGATCCCGGCTACGTCAGCCATTGGGACGGCCCCTGCCCGAAAGTCTTGGACGATGAGCTTTCCCCTGCGTGTCAGCGTACGTTCGTGGTCAACGTAATCAGATTTGACCAATCGTTCGAGGGCTCCTCGACTCAATGAGAATGTTTCCCCTCGTGCATTCGTTTCTAGCCACAACCGTGCACGCGAGGACATCGTGAGCGGGTTGTCCATCTTCAAACAACCCGGACACGTTGGCGTCTTGTCACTGCGTTCACCTGTGTCGTAGTACGAACCGCACAAAGTCCAAACAGGGCCGGCGGCCTTCTGCGTCTTGGTCTCGTGGATGACGTGCCAGACGTACCCACGTTTAACCTTATAGGTTGTCTTCATGGTTCTGCGCTCCTTGCCAGACACGCGAAACATGTGGTTGGTGGAGGTGTTGTTACAACGAAACAGACTTCGTCGATCGTTCCACCGTTGTGTGAGAACGCTTCGATGATGTCAGGGTCTATAGTGAACAGAATTTCGCACACCGTCTTGCCCCAGTGATCTTCATCCTCGGGCCGGAACTGTACGTGCGCGAGTCCGTCATCTGTCTTGATGAGCACGTTACAACGGGCCTTTATCTAGCTCGCGATCCACCATCGCGATGCATTGGATGCACATGGGGAACTGTCCAGGTTCTGGCTTGAACGAGCTGTTGAGGTATTGCTCTTTGCCGCAGACGAGGAGGATGCCTCGCATCTCGTACTTCCAATGTGTGACACCGTAGTTGTCGGTGAAAAGTGTGATGTTGTGTACCGGCCTATCCATGCTTGAAGTTCCCGATGCACAAGAGGCACGTTAGGATTTTGTCGCCGCCGAAGTATTTGGCCCCGATGATCGACTGCCCACACGCGGCCCAGATCGCATCCTTGTAGATGACGTGCTTCAAGCCGTCTTGGCCCATGTAGTAGCGGTCGAATGTCCAGGTTTTACGGCGTGCCATGGCTTACGGGTCTCGGAGGGATCGCAACAGGTAGTTGACGGCGTTAAGCGTGTCGTGCACCATGTTGATATCCCCTCTCCGATGCGACGTTTACCCGATAATCTCGTGCCCGCCATGAAGCCCCTTTGCTTCTATTCCATGTTCTCGGCTGAGCAGTGCCCCAAGGCTCTGGCTTGGATGGCAGCGCTTTGCGCTTCCACGGGACGCGGACATGACGCTGAGCAGTGGCTGATCGAGCTGATCGAGTCGGTGCTGTTCACCCACCAGAACGTCGTTCGGCCGACCGAGATTGCGCTGCGAGACACTGCAAGCATGTCGTGATCTTCCGACGGGTTGGCTCGAGCTGCGCTGACGGCCAGATGGAAACTTCGCCAGCGCCCTCATAGTTTTCGCAGGCGGTCACACGTACACCCAGCTCATGGTCTTGTGCATCGTGCACGAGCCCGTCGGGGTCTAGGTAGCGGCGAGGCATTGAAGACAGGTCACGGGTTGGTGAAAGACTTCTTCCATGTCCCGCATGTTGAGGTCAAACCCGCCGACGTCATCGGCTTCGCAGACCATGAGCGAGTTGGCTCCAAAGCTCCCACCGCAGACGTGAACGAGGCCTTTTCGGTCCCGGAACGTCTGTGGTTCACGCTTTTTCCACGTCATGCACCCGCCTCCGCGATGCACCAGAAGCAGTAGACGGGGTCGTGCTCCCAGATCGCGTGGTCGTTGACGATCTCCTCGAGTTCGCCGGCTAGTTCCGTCAGGGCCGTGTGCACCATGTCGTCGTAGTAACCGCCGCCCGCCATGAAGCTTTGCCTCGACTCGTACGCACATCCGCCGAGGTAGTCACTGCACGTAATGCCTTTGTACGTGGCCGACACTTTGACAATGCACCACGCCCATTCGTTGCCGCGAGCAAGCTGATCCCGAATCCACTCCACACATGTTGGGTCGTCAAACTCTCCAACATAGCTTCGGTCCTCGGGTTCGACGAAAAGTTTGACTGCCGCGACCTTTTTCAGCTTCTCTAGGTCGATCTTCATCGTCCTTGCCACCGTTCTTCGACGATGCGAACGGCGTCGTCCTGGTCCGCGGCGTCGCCCCATCCACCGCGAGCGTCTCGCCATCGCCATGCAGGCCCGGTCCCCCGGTTCACAGGCTCGAAGTTCTTGAATTCGACTTCGCCGGTGACGACACCGTCGATCACAACCTCGGCGCACATGGTGCCGGGCTTCTTACGCAGCTCAGTCATGGTTTTCCTTTCGCCCAATAGGCGATGCAGTCGAAGCACGTGACGGCTTCGACCTGCGGTCGTCGTCCGACAGCCGTTTCGATTCCGCATGAGAATTGAAACGTCGGATCCGCCCACGAGATGCACTTGAACGCTTGATGGACAGTACCCTCGTGTTCGACGAGCATCTTCTCGCCGTTGTTGTAGTCTCTCGCGCGGACGGTTTGCTGCTCGCGGTCCTTCGTGATGATGTCTTCCGTTTCCTCGGACGCATACCAACCACGTTCCCGATCTTCGAGGTCGACGACTTCTTCTTCGTTGTACGGATTGATCTGGACGGCACCACAGTGGCGGCATACGGCCGCAGTCACTTGTTGCATGCCGACGCCATTGTCGACGTACTCCGCGTCTGTATCACGCGAGCCGCACCAACCGCAGGTCACCACTGGATGCAGGTCAGGCACGTGATTGACGGTGCGACCTCAAGCGAGCCGGGGTCGCCACTGTTGATCGCGCGGCAGGGGCACATGAAGTTGAGGTACGCAACGCCTTGCGCGACGTTCCACTCAACATTGTACACTGCCGTAATGACCAACATGTGTCCAAGTCCATCAGGTCCGATGACGATCTCGTGATCGCCGACCTTGGGCAGTGTGCGTGCCTGCGCCAGGACTTCGTTGAGCTTCATGGCCACGTCTTTTCCTCGCTGATGGCCAGCTCGTAGTCTTCGTGGTTGAGGTTGATCGCCATGCCACGTGCTGTGCGTGCCGCGTCCGTGCACGGACCGACCGCCTGGACGGACTCTCGCGTCTTCTTGTCGATGACGTGGACGTACTCAACGTCAGGCTTCTTTTTCTTCAGCAACGTTAGTTCCTTTCAGCGCGTCGAGCCGGCGTTTCGTCGGACCCGCCATCAACGCGTTCAGTTCACGATCCGTCTTTTCGCTGCCTTCGTTTGTGAGCATTGCGTAGAGCAGCTCGAGGACTTCGACGTCCCGCATTCGAGAATCATATCGAGGGCGTCGCTCGGGTCTCGCGCCATGACAGCGTAGATGCCGATGGCCACACGTCCCGTCTCTTCAGACATGGGACATGTTCGGCATCTCGTCGACGTCGTCGCAGACGACTTGGAGCCGTTCCCGTTGGGCGGCTTCTGCGCTCGACCGGGCGATCCCCTGGCGAAGCTTCAGCTCCCAGATCTCGCGAGCAAACGATGCTTGCGCGATGGTGAGCGGGTAGTCCCCGTGCGTGCTCACGAAGCCGTCGGAGACGCGACACAGAGATTCCGTTCGTTGCGCCATCTCGTAGTTGCAGAGCGCGACGTCATCGCGCATTCCTTCAACACGGTCCTCGAGTAGTTCCGCGAGTGTCTCGTCGTTCTCGTTGCGTACGGACATTACGACGCAAACGACCGCGAACCCCGCGTCGTTCACGGGGCCGAAGTCCCGGCGATACTCCTTGGGCTTCGTCTTCTTGGTGTTCAAGCTCATCGCGACCTCGTGCGCATCGGAGAGCGTGTTGTAGATGCCGAGGTACCACTGTCCGTTACGAACTCAGTGCGTATGGGTGACCTTGTACTCTGTCGACATGGCTCAACCCTTCTTTCGTGCGGCCAGGAGTTCGTTGATGTGGTCCTCGTAGGTCTTCAGCCCCGAGATCTCGAGCCCGACGGACTTGGCGTAGTTGACGAGCATCAAGGGATTCCAAGACCCGCCGCCTTCGATACGAAACCGCGTGCTCCGAAGGACCCGACGTTCCTCGAATGCATTGAAACCGTGGAGGAACACGAGCTGGTTGCCTTGCTTGCTCACTAGCAGCACGACATCGTTCGCCTTGAGCGCGAGCTTGTTGCCCGCGACCCCAAACTCTGGATGTTTTGCCAGGATCTCGAGCCAGTTCGTCAGCTCGCTCTTGCCGAAGTGACAGGTCGCGACATAGCGCAACCTCATGTCACGCCGCCGTCCAGTGAGCGCCGGGTCCCCGTCCCTCGAGACCGATCAGACCGCGCTTCTTGAGCGTACGTGCTGCGCGCTTGACGATGTACGTTGTCTGTCCTGTCTTCGCGATCAACTCCGCCGTCTTCGCCGTCTTCAGTTTCTTCAGCGCCGCAAGCACGCTCTGCTCACCTTCCGTCAGTTCTTCCGGGAGGTCGACGGCGAAGTTCACCGCAGGCGGCTTGGCTTTCGCTTTGGCTTTCGCCTTTTTGGACGTCTTACGTGCAGTGCTCGTCGGCAACTCCCCGCCGACCAGCACCTGCGCAATCTCTCTGCGCGCCTCCACGATGAGTTGTTTGGCCTGTTGCAGCTTCTTGAAAGCGCTCTCGAGGCCGTGTGCGTGTTGTAGAAACGTGAGGTCGTCGTCGGTCAGGCTTACGCCTAGACCGTTGTCATTGGTGTTCGACATGAATTTCTCAATTCGGCTTGGAACGATGCCAAGCACTGCATCTAGCGCGAGGCGCGCCCGACGGGTTCGTTCTAAAATTTCACGGATACAAGGGCGCAACATGGAGCCCCGTTACGTGAGTAGTTAGCTGTCGCTGTCGCTGCGTTTGTCGACGAACTCGTCCATGAAGCGCCACGCAAGCTCCGCCTGCGCTACAGCCTCAGCGTCGTCCGTCTTCGTGTTCTTGATGAACAGTTCCATCGCCCTCGAGATACACGCGCTCGCCTGCTTCAGTGTTTGCAGGTCAATTCCGCGCGCTGATCCAGGACGGCGTGCCATCGCATTCACGAAACTGTGTTCTTGCCGCCAAGGTACTCTTTCCACGGGATGTGAGTTCCCGTGTTCGAGTCCTTGAAGCCCCAGCTGCCGACGTTGGTACCCGCGACGAACAGGCTCCAGCTGCCCTTTGCAGGGTTGAGCAGGTCCACGCGGTGGTAGTCGTTTTGCCGGATGATGTTCACCATACCCGGCTTGAATGTCCGTACGTCCATCCCCCGCTCTTCGGTGTACCCGCCCTTGAGAATGAGCGCGATGGAGCGACCCCACGGATGGTTGTGCTGATCTCGATCTTCGTCGCTTCGATGGAAGAAGTGGATGAAGACGGCGAACGGGGCCTTAGGTGTGACCTCGTCGTCGGCGGTCCGTGGACTGGACGGCCAGACGTACCACCGCGTCAGATAGGGACGCCCCTCCGGATCTGCAATGGTCCAGTGGTTCAGACGAACGACGATCTTCTTCAGGAGCCACTCAATCACGGCAGGACCTCCGCTTCCGTGTATAGCGGAAACGGGAGATGCCGATCAAGGCAGGATATGTCGGCCAGATAACCCCGCCGCCGATTGCACGACGCCAGGAAGCCCCCAGGTACCTCTTGGCACCTGTGGCGATCGCTGCGCCAACACCTAGCCAGATTGCTACGAGCGTCATCCGTCCCCCATTTCCCACGAATGCAGTTCCGCACCCTCGTGATAGTCGATGAATTCCTGGTGCGTGCCGAACACGGAAACCTTGTCCGGCTTCATACGCGGAAAATTTCGGTCTCGGGGAAGTTTGCTCATGTTCGCAGACATGATCAGGGCACCTGCGCAGATGTTGCCCGTCTTCTGGGCTTCCCACTTCTCCTTCCAGTCCGGATCTGCGTAGTCCATCGTCTGGTGACACGGTAACGGTTGTTCTATTGAAATGTTGACGATGAAGCTCCGCGGATTGGCAGCCCCAAGCCAGCCCGGCATCGCCTTGCGGCGGAACGGACAGTCGTTGCACGGAACCTTGGTCGGCTCGCGATACGTCACAAGGCCCCTGGGTTGAACAACATGTTCGCGAACATCCCCAGCGCCACCGACCCGCCCAGACACAGTTGTAACGGTCTGCGTCGACCTCTTGGCTTTCCGAGCCAGTGCCTTAGCGCTGCTTCGAGTGTTCTTTTTGTTCGTGGAACGGGCCATAACTTCTTCCTTCGGAGTAGCGCGGTCGCACGGTCCTCATGAATTGGGTCTACGAGATCAATGTCCGAAGTCTCTTCGAACTCCAGGTGTGCAAGGCGAGGGTGCCCAGCCGCCGCGAGCAGTCGGCTCGAGATGCGCATTGCTGCGACTTCGTACGTGTCACACAGGTGGTTGTGGCAATGACAGAATGCGATCGGACAGTGGCCGTAGTCGGGTTTGTTCCAACGGTCGCGTGTCTCGATGAGTGCGTGGCCTAGCTCATGTGCAGGGCCCCAACTTTGACTCGTCTCGAGCAGGTGAGGTCACGCCGCTTTCTTTGGGCACCACCTATTGGCTAGCTCGTAGAAGTCATACAGGTTCAACGTATTTGACGCGGCGGTGGCACGCCGTGCACTCGAAGCCTTCATGACCAAGACCTTCCTCTAGGCGGGAGAGGGTAATGCGATTCATGACGCCGCCGCAGTCACCGCCGCCTTTGGCGGGCGGAACACCGCCACGAACCGTTCGTCCTTTCGAACCACAGGCGACACCGACAGGCTTGCGAACAACAACCATCGGCTTCATCCGAAGTATCCCCGGACCCGCATCGCGATCATGCAATCTGTGATGTCGATGACGGAGTCCAGCTCTGAGATCGTGCCGCTGTTGGACATGTGTTCGGCGACCTCGGCGGCGCTTGCGCCTTTACCGTTGTTCTTCTTGGACACTGCTTCGTAGGCGTCCATGATTTTGCGTTCGTACGCGGTCATGGCTTCTTTTTGAACTCCTTGAGACCGTAGTGGAGACGGACTTTTTCAACGGCAGTCGCTGTTTTGGGGTCACGTCCGTTGAGACGGTCCGGGTCGTACGACAACGTCATGTCCATCGCCAGGTCGTACAGCGCCTGGAGCGCCTTGAGTGGTGTGTATGCATTCCGACTCTTCATTTTATCTTTCGTACAGGTGTTGTGAATGCCCGGTCCACAGGCCACCCACGTGAAACGATACGACGGTGCAATTCTTTGTAGGGCAGTTTGAGTACGGCGGCCCAGTCCAAGAGGAGCTTCCTTTGTCCTTGGTAGGAAACGAAACGGTTGTTTCGTTTGTTACGAGCTTGCGTCGAACGCGTCGCCCAGACGCAGTTGGAGGGTGAATAGTCCAACTTGTTCTTCTTGCGTTCAATCGAATGATTGACAGTAGGCGGTTCTTTCATATCACTAATAAAACGTTCGAATCCGCCTAAACCTTGCCAACGTTTGCAAACCCGTATTCCACGTCCACCGTAACGTTCCCAGTTTGAGCACGTTTTGTCAGAGCACCGCTGAAGCATTGCTCTGTAAACCGCGTACAAACGGTCCCTTGATCTCCCGTGTGTCGTATTTACTTCACTCGTGCGTTCTCGATTCAAACATTTGCACGACTGAATCTGACCACCTATCAAGTGAGACGAGCGCACATTGACAGTGTCCCCGCAAATACACCGACAAACCCACATGATTTTCCCGTTGGTCCGTTGCCCAGAGTCACGAAGCACCGTTAACCGACCGAACTTTTGACCCTTCAAATCGATTGCACGGTTACTTCGCATTGGTCTTTCTATTTGTGAAAGTTCATCCACATGCGACTAGCCTGTGGTCTTGGATCACGTCCGTCGCGGTATTTAGCGTTCGGTTTGCTGTCGTAACCCTGTTCCGGCGCCCCGGTTTCAAAGTAGATGAGTTGCCCGATAGGCATGCCTGCGTAGACTCGGACAGGTTGGACGACATGTATTTCAAGAGTCCAATGACCTTTGTATAATACATCGCCACGTCCCGCAGTACAGTGGATCGTGATTCCGAGCCGCCCGATACTGCTTTTCCCGTCGAGGAAGGGAACGTGCTTGAGGCTCTCGGTGTACTCGCTCGTCGAGCCGAGATAGAGCGTGCCCGGAATCAGCACGATTCCATCCGTCCCGATTTCGTATGCGTGCGTTTCATGCTCGACTTTGCAGTCGAGCAGTCGGGGCACCAGGTTCGGCGTCGTGCGGCCTTCGTTGATGTCGGGATAGCCTGTGGCGTACGTCAGGATTGTTGACCCTAAGTGCACGTCGTACGAGTTGCTTCCAAGTGCACTTGGGTCAAACGGGTCGATAACGATGTCACCCTTCGCCATCGCCTCCTTGATCATCTTGTCGCTTAGGATCATTTTTCACAGGCTCCCATTCCAGGTACCAAGCAGTGATACCGATTTCGCGTGCGCTCTCGCAATCCGAGTGACCACATCTCTTGCCCTTGCATGGGAAGAAAGTTCCGCAGACCTCACACTTCTCGAACTTGTCGCCGCGGATTGCACGCCAGACATGCTTACTGTTCGAGCAGAGAGGTTGGCGAGGCATCAGCGTCGGGTGGGTTTGGTGGTCGCGTTACGTACGAGCCACGTTTCAACGAGGTCGTCGACGGTTTTGAGGATGTCCTTGTCCTCGTTGGCAAGCACGATGGTCGCTTCCAGCGCCACATCATCCATACGGGCTTTGACGCGGTACTGGTAAGCCGTGTAGCCGAGGACCAGCACGCCGACGTCGCACTTGTCGGGGAACACGAATCCCTTGATGCGCTCGACGTCGAGCGAACGCCTGACCTGGTCTCCGAACTTCTGGGTCACTTCTTCTTTGTTGAGCATCGATAGTCCTTCCCAAACGCGTCGACAATGAGGCACTCCGTACAGGTTGGAGGACCTGGTGTGATTCGATTTTGGCTGCCGGGGTTCAGCTTGGCGTGACGACCACATGCAAGCTCCGCTTGGCGATTGGGGTCGAGTCCCACGCCGTTTGCGTCGATCCGAACGTCTTGTTCGAATCCGGACCAGCTGAGCCAGCGCAGGACGATGTGAACGCCGTCGTGACGTTTCATGTACCAGGGAGGCCGCGCGACAGACAAAACAGACATGTGACGACCTCCTTGGTTGGGGTTCCGTTTGACGGGTCTTGCATCCAGAGCCCGCGTTCGCGGCATGTGAAGCGTAGGTTCAACGGCAACACTGAGCGTGGAGCGTCGACAGCCTTGCGCAGTGAGAATTCAACAGGAACCCGTTCTCCCACGATGTCCCAAGCCTCAGTGACGATATGGACGACTCCATCCGGATCTTGAAACCGTCGGCTCACTTGCGATCGATCACTGGATAGCCGATTTTCACGTCGCCGAGGTTTGGCCGCGACATCGCGACGGGGTTTAGAACGCTTCCACCGAACACCGCGCGTTCCATCAAAGCGATCAGGCTGCTACGCATCAGGCCGTTCGGACGCAGCTTGCGGTACTGCTGCAGCGTCTTGCCTTTGGGGTCGGCTTCGCACATCCCTTGGAAGACCATCCACTCGCGCTGCACGACTACGAGAGCGCCTGTACACTCGTTGATCGTGTCTCGCTCGGCGAGTGCCTCATAACCCGAGAACACCGCCATTCGCGGGTCCGTTGGATGGCACGACATACGTGCTCCGTTGCGCAAGCCTTTCCATAACCGCGCCAAGTTGGCGGGAGTATAGAATTTATATGGGTCGGGTTTTGAGCTTTGATTGGCAAGACGCCATGGACAGTGCTTGCACGGCACCAGACACGCGGCTTTGACTGTGGCTGTCGACTTCAGAACCACCCTCTTTCTTCGGCGAGAGGCGCAGAGCCCCAACACCAGATTGTTTCGATGTTCATCGGCTTGCGCCGCGGACCGTCATGGCGTCTTCGCCGTCCGGTTGATACAGCCCATGTGGGCGTAGGTCGACCGCGTCTCATCGAACCGTTGGATCTGTGTCACGTGGCTCGCGCTCGGCCCTTGGTCGAGGGGCAGCCTGCAGACCGGACAGGTCTCGGGCTTCTCCCAAATCTCGCTTCGGTCGAGCGGGACGGGACGCAGCTTGACGTCGAACTTGCGCAGCACGGCATCGATGCAGCCCCGTAGGTCCGAGTGGCTTTGCGGATAGTTGAGGTCGGCGCGCCACTCATGGAGACCGGCGATCATCGTCTCCATCAGGTCACTCGCGAGTGTTGAGAACGGTTCGCGGAGAAACGGCTTAGGCATTAAATGTGTTTCCACTGTTTCCGGTTAACGATGAGCGTCACCTGTTTTTGACTGACGCCAAAACGTACCGCGAGCACACGGTGTAGCGCGCCATTGGCGTGCGTCTTACGCATCGCGATTACTTGCGGTGCTGTTAGCTTGGACATTCCACTACGTTCTCCGAGGGGCGGATTTCCTCGGCCCTTACGAAGCATGTCCAGACAATTGTCTCGAGTGGTACCTTTGAACAAGTGTTTAAGGTTCACACACCATGGATTGTCACACGTATGAAGTGCCTTTTTGTTCCCTAAAGGTCCATGACGCAGTTCCCACATCACACGGTGGGCCAGACCATGTCCTGTAGTTCACCCGCTTCTGTGCAGATGCCGATCATGCCGTGGAGGAGTCGCGCGAGCATGCGGTCCTGGTCACTCAACACGGTCTCGGTTGAAGCGGATGTGTTGACGAAATTCGGTGTCTTCTCCGAACGGAGTCAATCCTGTTGAAATTCATTTGGCGTCATCGAAGCCTGATACCATAACGAGACCCCAATTCGTTAACGAGATAAACCTACGTTCGACGCCAGTGTTCCAGTATCAGCTGTTCGAACGCCCTTGTTGTTGCAGCATCGGCACCTGCGTCCCGCAGCACCCGTGCGATCTCCTCGACGGGAACGCATTTGGGGTTGTCGTAGAGCTGATGGAACTTTTCATTCCAGCCAACCAGTGGCTCGAACGTCACGCTAGCTCCCTTGAGCTTTTCGCAAACGCCTTTGCACTCGTCGCAGAGCGACATCGCGCCTTTGCGTCCGTCCTTGCCCGCTTCTGCTTCACGGGCGTACCAGGTCGGTTTATTGGTACAGCGACCCCAACGTCCGCCGACGTCCCCGCCCATGATCCACGGGTTGTACGCTGATTTCACGTCCGCTTGGCAGCGTGCGTGATCGACGGACTCGAGTGGCGCGAGCTGGTTCGTAGCCTTGGTCATGTGAGTCCTCGCAGCTTGGCCTCGACGTTGAGCACTTCGAGCCATTCCTTCCAGTCCTTCTTGAACTCGCCCTCGTCACGCGTCAGCTTCGCGATGGAGTTGCGCAAGTGTTGTTCGTCCATCTCGAACACATAGAGCTTGCGACCGTCCTTGGTCTCCCACTTCCCGAGCCGCACGGTCTCCTCTCGGATGTAGCCCGGCACGCACGCAGGACAGCCGCGGCAGATCACACATTTCATGCACGACGGACCGTCGTACACGACGAGCGTTGGACCGAAGTGAATCCTGCAGCAGGTCAGGTATGAATCCCCGCCCTCGAGCCACGCACACGTGTGAATCAGACCGTCGTCGAATTTGTGGAAGTCACGCGCAACGTTGTAGGGTGGTTCGTAGTTGCCTGGAACGACGCTGTTGCGTGTTGTGTGCAACAGTCGACGAGACTTCGTCGCCGTCATGGCACTAGTAGCCAAACCCAGACTCCGCCAGGTCGGCGCAACGGTCGCACTGGTACCCGCATTCCCGATCCGCCGGCGTCAGCACGTTCGGCGTTTTGCAGTTGGGACACGGCAGGTTTCGGGGATTCGTCGGCGTCTCGGCGCGCAACGCGCTATTGCCGCCGGGGTCCGCGAACTGAATGCCGCCGTCTCCGTCGTCGGGCTCGTACACGTCCTCGTCGTAACCTTCGTCATCGTTCACGGGGTTTTCCTTTCGAACGTTTCAGGGCGTTGTCGACGGTCTTGCCTGCCTCGCGCAGGGCCGTTTCAGGGTCAAGACCTTCTTTCCAAGCACGACCGGCGGCACCGGCAGGTGCAGCACAGTCCGAACGCACGCCGTAGATCGCCGCCGTCAGCGCCATGGTGATCGCCGCGGTGTCGAGGGCGGCGCCGGCACGCTCTCGACCGAGCGTGTTGGTCTTCGGCGTCTTGGCGTAGACGTGCGCGGCATGTCGAAGTGCAGTCCGTGCCTTCTGGAGTTCCTCGAATAGCTGACCGCCTTCGTTCATGACGACGGTGGACATCTACTTCTTGGCCTTCTGCGCCGCCTTGTTGTCCGCGTAGACCTGCTTGAGGATCGCCTTGAGGCGGTCGTCGACGTCCTTCTCGCCGATGACCAACTTCAACATGTCTTCGGCACCTTCCCACCAAGCGAGCGTCTTCTCGCTGGTGTTGTGCGGGTGCGGGGTGTTCTGAACGCCGTCGAGCAGCTTCTTGAGCGTGCGCTTGTCGGTCACACCTGTGATGACACTGCTGCCGGTGCCCGCCGCTGCGATCTTGGCCGCACGCGGAGAACTCCGACCGCCCGCATGGACGTGTGTCATCAGCTCGTCGAGAGCCTCCTTCTGCTTCTCCGGCTCCTTGATCCGCGCCAGTGTCATGGCTGCACTGACCGAGACCTTGCCTGTCTCGACCGCCTTCTTGGTGGCGGCGAGCGCGTTGTCGTCGAATGCCAGCCAGGTCTTGACGGTTGGCAAGGTCACGTTGAACCGAATGGCCGCGTCTTCGGGCGAGACGCCCTTGTTCAGAAGGCGCTTGAGCTTGTTGATCTTCGTCATCACGTCGTCGTCGCGACGCGCTTCGTTCTCGGAGATCATCGTCCCCATGAGGCCGACGTCGGAGTCCCGCTTGATCTTGCAGTCGACCTTGATGAGCGGCTCGCCCTTCTCAGTGCGGCGCTGATTCGCCAGACGCGCAGCACGGACGCGAGAACGACCCACAACGACGGCAGCGAGTCCGTCGATCTTCGCAATGATGATGGGCGTGTCGACACCCACAGCGTAGATGTTGTTGACGAACTCCGGGGTCAACGGTTCGTGGAGACGGACGTCGTAGAGTGCGTTCTCCTCGTCTTCCTCTGTGTCGTTGGGTCCTTGTTCGCCTTTGGGCAGGCACTTGCCGCCAACGATGCACAGGTCGAGAGGTTCGACGGAGTACATGGAGTTGCGGGCGAAGTCGAACGCCTGCTTCTTGGTCTTCGTAGCGGTCATCGGCGGGTTCCTTTCAATTGGATCAGTGGCGATCCCGTCGTTCGTTTCTTGGTGTCGAAGCAGTACTGGCACTTCTGACATGCACCCTCCAGCTCAGCAGAGCTGTCATACGATTCGTGAATGGTTGCGGGACAAGCCCGTCGTTCGGGTTCGCGATTAGCACGACCAGCGCCCGCGCGGTGCTCTTCGAACACTACGCTCACCCAGTCCGGAATCTTCTCGTCGACTGAACAGCGGACCCATGCCGCAAAGAACTGCGGCCGACGCTTGGCCATGAGCTTGAGCCCCGCGGTTCGGTGTCGGGGCAGTGTCGTCGAGTCGAAGCTGAGCATCACGTGGAGGTTGGGTGAGTCGACGAGCTTGGCCGCCAAGTCGAACTTCCGCGTCGAGACCCAGATTTTGAACTTTGGCTTGATTGCCTTGGCGTACGTCGCCAGCTGGTTGATGAAGTAGACGCTCCCGAGCTGCAGGTCCCCGACCCCAAACATCCGCAGGAAGTCCTGCTGACGAGAAACCACATGCGCGATGTCCATCGCTTCGTCGGCGAGCTGTCCCCATTCCCCGTCTTCGACGGAAAAGAACGCCGAATTCTCCGCCTGTCGCTGGAGTGCAGCCGGTAGCCGGATACGTCCACCCAAGCCGTAGCAGTAGACGCTACATGCACGTGTCATCGCGGTGCACGTTCGCGCGATGCTCGCGTTGATCGAGATGCCGGTCTTGTCGTTCTTTGAAAGGAACAGCCGATCGGGTACGTCGTCTGCGTCGATGACAGGCGTCGCCTGTCGGAGCTGTTTCATCTTAGTCGACATGGAAGCCGTCCCAGATCATGGCGCCGCAAGAGCCACACTCGAGGCGCGCTGCGTCGATGACCTGTTCCTTGACACGGTTGAGCGCGCCGTCGCGCTCCCCCGAGATGTCTTTGTCGTTGTGTGACAAGTGAGCCTTCCATTGATGAGCCACGAGATACGTCTCGACGATTGCACAAGCTCTCCGAAGGTCCTTCTTGCATTTAGGACACCGTCCAGGAATTACAACCTTGCGTGTCGTGATGCGTACGTGCGCGACTTCTATTGAGTGTGCCTTCCCACGTATGGGAACCACGTTCTCGGCAGAGTTGACGTCCACTGCGTCTACTTTGCCTGGGACAATGCCCGCAAACAGGATTCCCGCTTCGGCCTTACGAAGGGCCTTAGATTGCGCTTCCTGCCAGGTTTTGGCTTCGAAATGGTCTACGTAAGATTGTTCGTTATCGTCGTAGACGGCAAAGACCGTCCACCATTGTTTAGTAGCCAATTAACACCAAAGGAGTACATGCCAAGCGCCGGCGTCCTTGCACTCGATGTACTTCGTGATGAAGTCTTCGGTACAACCACCCTCACGCATTTCGGTAACAAGAAATTGCCAATACGGGATGCCTGTATCGATAGGTTCTCCGATATGGAGAATGAATTCGCACCATTCTCTATGAACGAACGTTGCATTCTCCTTGCACCATTTCCAGTTGGTGTCGTCTTCAGCGAAGTCCCATTCGACTTCAGCTAATTGCTTCATCTCCATGTGATTCACGGACCTCACGCACCGCGATAGCGATGCGCAGCATGTCGATTTCATCGGCCACCGATACGCCACGGCCTCCGTGGGCGTTGAATGTTTCAACGGCGGTTTCAAGGGTTTCGCGCATTGCCTCGAGCGGTGTCTCAGACCACTTCTGCAACGCAACCATGATGTCGTGCACAGGTAGATCCCACCCGACAGCCTCTTCGGCTGCCGTGCGTTCCTTCGTCGTGATCATTCGCCTCCTAGGCGAGCGAGAACTCACGCACCAATTCCCAACCGTGCCACGGCAGGGAGATCAGCGCGGAGATTCTTGCAATAGGGACGCATTTGCAGTCAGGACATGCGGCCCGGTGTTCAATCGGTTTCACCGTGGCGCCCTCAGGAACATTCTCGCGGACCGCTTGCAGTTTCGAGAACTGAAACGAGTCCATGTACTTTGGCGGGCCGACGTCGAACGTGACCCGGTGCGCGCAGCTGCACTCGCAGGCGTCGCCACGTCGCAGCGGCTCGTAGACGTTGAAGCCCGCGATGTCCAATAGCTCGTCGGTCACCGCGTCGAGGATCTCATCCTCAGGCAGGAACCCCTCCGCCATACGTGCTCTCTGCTCATCGTCGCCGTGCTTCTCGATCCAACTCCGCAGGGCCCGTGACCGCGCGTTGTCCTTGGCCGTGACGTCCCGCGATGCCACCGCCGCAAGCTCAGCTTTGCGGGCATCGTCGATGCGTTTGGCCTCCTCGAGACGTTTGCGTTGCGTCGCACGAAGTTCGAGCACAGGTCGAATCGAAGACAGCGACGCTTCGATAACAGCGGGCTCGTTTGGATTTTCCCCGATGGGCTGGTTCGCTTCGTAAGCCAACGCCAGCTCGAAACGCAGCTCGTCAGGCAGTTCTTTCAACGCTTCCTCGGTGAGGTTGAAGGACAGAGTGCCGACGCTCGTACGTCCCGCCATGATGGCAGCACGCGGGGACACAAAAACGTTGATGGTCAGCACAGGCATGGCATCACATGAACAGAGACCAAAGCGTCAACGTGACCAAGCCTAGGCAGATGGCAATCATGACGAGACTTACGAGAACCTGCCAGGCCGTTAGACGTGGCGGGTCCTTGGGTGCCGCCATGAGTGCCGGGAACGGAAGAAGGTTGTTCTTCAAGTTGGACTTCTCGGCTTCTTGCAGTCTTGGCACAGGACTTCCTCGTCGAGGGTTGGCTTGTGGTCTTCGAACGTGAACGGGTCTCCACAGACGCCGCAGGGTCCTACCGCACCGTGCGCTACGAGGTAAGCGTCGAGCCCTGCTTGCGTTGGATTGTTGATCTCGGCGATGACCTTGTCGACAACATCCTGCGTGCCGCCTTCAGCGATGGCGTCGTAGAGCCCTGCCAAGTACATGTCGAAGTACTTCATGCTGCCGTCCGTCCCATCTTAGCTTCGCGCTTCTGCCAGCGTGCCTTGGCAGCGTCGTCGATGAACCGTTTCTCCCAGCGACCATCCACCCAATCGCCAGTGAACCAGTGCCAGCTGACGCCATCTCCCACAATCTCGTGGCGGACCTTGTCGTACTGACGAACCAAGTTGTGGTCGTATGCTTGACCGCAAAACCAGGGGGATCCGTCAATCATCGAGACCCACGGTACACCCGCTGCGAAGCGTTTGAACATGTCCTCGGCGAAGCCTGCACCGCGATTCGGTACGACCCGCTTATTGTAGCGGTCGGACTTCGTCCAGTCGAAAGGCCGGGCTGCGTCTCCATCGAGACTTCGCATGCTCACAAACAGGGCGGCTTGGAGGGCATACCTCCACCCGTTCAAGTTGCGATCCGTGGTCATGCTGTATCCGGTGTATCCAAAGTCGGTGACCCTGTCACGGTCAAAATCGACGTGCATCACGCGACTTTCGTGGTGCCAGAACGAGAGCTGACCGGATGCAGTCCAGTAGCGGCCTTCGAATGTGATTAGTGGGAACACCTCACCTTCGAAGAAGATTTTAACGTTGGTGCGGTTGTTGACGCATTTCCCTTTTTGCAACGCCGTCTGGATCTGCGTCCAGGAAACATCAGACCGAACTGCGCCTGCATAGCCGCCACTCACGGGACCGCCCTCAAGCGTTCTTCGTCCTTGCGGATTCGTTCTTTCGCAATCGGAAGTCGTGCAAGCCAGGCATCGAGTCGGGTCTTCAACGGAACCTGCGAATGCACGGTCCGTACGTAACGGTAGTTCTCCGCATTGCCGCGCAGCGCCCATTCGATCAAGTCGCTCGTACATAGCGGGCACCGCATCGCAGGTGCCTCACGGTTCTGTTCGAACTGGTTGTTGCCGCAGTCCAGGATCAGAAGCTCGCCGCCGCCGACTTCGACCGCGGTGGAGCCGCAACAATTGAACCGCCAACCGTTGCCGCCTTGGCTGATTGCGCACGCCATGGTCACGGGGCACGAGCCACAATCGACGGCGCTGATTTTCTTCTCCGGAAGGTCGAGCAACGCCAGAATCTTCAAGGGTTTCATAACGTCAAATCCTTCGCCTGGACCTTGTACGTACCGCGAGGGTGCGTGCAGGTCACGGTCACGGTGTTCTTGGAGATCTTCACAGGCGTCACGCACGCTTTACCTCTCGACAGGCGCGCTAGCTGGTAGGAACCGTCTTCGCGCTGATGCGCACCGACGGGCGGTCCTTTCTCGAAACACTCGGCGGGCGAACTGTAGTTTTTGGCGATGCACGCGATCGAGATCGTGCAGCCCGAACAGATCTCGGCCGGATCTCTGATGAGCTTTGCAGGCGAGACCGACATGGCCGTCTCGTCTTGTATGGCCCTGCGAACCACGGCCCTGCTTACTCCGTCCTGGACGTGTTCGCTGATTGCCGCCCTCAACTCAGGGCTGAGCCTTAGACCCTCGTCCATTCTTTCGATGGCGCCTGTTTCCACGTGCGAGTTTCGAACAATGGTCGCAGCGTAGAGCACACGTTCCACCGCTTCCCTGGACAGCTCGAGGACACGCGCGATCACTTCAGTTACATCTTCTTCGGCATCGCCCCACTTCGCTTCGAAGAGCGCTTGCTCGAGGTCATCCAATGACATAGCGTGCTCCTGTTCTAAGGCTTATACCGTAAACATCACAGAGGATACGAATGACCAATCGCCCGCAAGCAACCATTGTTGCCGACGCGCCCATCGTCGCGCCCATCGGCCAGATGGCGCTCATGCCCGAAGGCATTCTGACGATGGCCGAGTGGATCAAGAAGTACCGTCCCGACTGCGTACCTGATGGCGGATTCAGCAGCGTCTATGACTTGCTCCCGCATGACGGTTATGACGACGATCCGTTCATTGTGCCGTCCGAGGGCAGCTCTGTGCCCCAGCGCAAGGTTTCCGATAACGAGCTGCTCGCGGAGCTGGCTGGCCGCAAGTGCTACGACAGCTTCGCGGACGCTGGCAAGAAACGCTCGAACAACGAGTACCTCCATTCGATGTGGGATGGTCGCATTCCACACCGTTCGACCGGGTACCACGCGCAGATGTCGTTCTTCATCGCGCACGTCAGTCGCCGCGTCAGCCACGAGCTGATCCGCAACTACGTCGGCCACTCCAAGGACGAAGAGGGCATCCCCTCACAGGAGTCGACACGATTCACCCACCATCCAGGCATGTACATCGCACACCCGTACTACCTCGGCGAGCCCGATGAATTCGCCGAGTTCGAGCGACGTGCGCAGCGCAACTACGAGGACTACGTTGCCACGATTCAACGCAAGGTCGAACGCTACGTAGCCAAACAAGGACATCCGCCCAAGGGTCTCGATAAGAAGCGCATCTACGAGTCGTCGTCCGGAGATCTTCTCATGAGCTGTGGGACCTCGTTCATCTGGACGACCAACCCAATGGCGATGACGAAGTTTTTCCATGAGCGTCACGACGAAGCTTCCGACATGGAAATGTCACGCTTCGCCGCCACCTGGAAGAAGGTCTGCTTTCAGCACTGGCCCAACCTCTTCAGCGATTTCCACCCCAAGAAGTGAATCGATGGTGCGGCGGTGCAATTGTTGGTTTGTGGTCCAGTGCGTTGCACCGTTCGTCCGACCATATTGACTCAAGCAGCTCTTCCTCGTCGTGTGTCCAGACTAGTAGTTCGTAAGCACGGACACCGTAGTCATCAAAGCCGTCCATCCCATAGACCTCGATGTTTTGAATCCGCGGTCCTTCGAACGTTATCAACGTGTAGAGCTGTCTGAGACAACCTACACAGATGTCGTTGGTGGTGTCGTGGTCGGTTCGATACTCGCAACCACAATCCAGACAGCCCGGACAGTAGACCTTACCGTCATGCCATTGAACGAGGTCAACCTCGTTCTTGCAACGTGAGCACGCAGGCTCAGAACGGGATGGTTTCCGGCGTGGCATTGGAGGGAGTATGTAGCGAGCACGAATGGTGGTGGTGCATGTTCACCATCGAAGGCGTGCTTCCTGGGATAGCCTTGCTGCACTTGTCGCAGACTTCGTGGTCCGTAACATCTGACACCAACGTCTCCTTCTCACGGGCGACGTGTTCAAGCAGGATGTCGATCGGGAACACGTTACGGCGCTTGGCCTCCGCCGCTAGAGCTGATGTCAGAAGCTTTTTGAACGGCTCCAAGAGCAGTCGCCGTTCGACGCCCACGATGCCGCCATCGTCGATCAGGCGGCATGCCGTCTTGGTCCCACGGAACGTGACAACGACGAACGACGCCACAATTTGCTCGAGACGGTCAGAGGTTTCGCGCTCTTCGAGCGTGAGGTCAGATGGAGCGAAACGCGCCTCAACGGTTCCTTCCATCTTGGCCGCGATGGTTTCCGCGGACAGGCCGCCCTTCTCAAGCAGTTCCTGAAGCGTGTTGGACACTACGACCGGCTTGGCGCCGATGCTTTCGGCTTCCTTGGCCGCGCGCATCGACGTGACCGGGGACGCGTCTACGCCGTTTTCAGCTTCGAACCTGTCCCGTACGCTCTTCAGCAGCTTGTCGTCGGCGTGGTACTTGAGCTGCCGTATTTCGGCGGCGTCTGCCTTCGCCATCTCGTAGACGCGAGGCGCCGCCAGTTCTGGTTTCTGTGTGCAGACCTGTTGCCACAAGTTACCGAGCGCGTAGTGCAGGTCCCACTCGTCGACCATACGTCGGTCTCGGTCGAGCTTGAGCGACTTCATGTCGTACCCGCATGACAGGTCACTGAACGCTCGAACGAAGATGCCGCGAGCGAACACCTGACCGACACGATCCTTCGACAGGAGAAGGGTCCCGCTGGACATTTCCACGACGTCAGCAGGTTTGGGTGGTTCCAAGAACAGGAACAACTTCTTGAGCGCATCCCAGATGCCTGTCGTGATTCCTTCGATTTCGATTTTGAAGTCAACCTCGCGGATCGAGATTTTGCGGGACTTGAACGTCAGAAGCTCTTGACCCTCGAACGGATGGCCTACGTCAGGTTCTTCGAACGACACGCTCCAGGACAGGTCCCCGTTCTGAAACTTCACATCGTGCCCCTTGCGCAACAGTGCCAGGCAGCCGAGCACGAAACCCTCACCGAACTGGCCGCGCTTCTCGCCTGGCGTCTTGTCCGACTTCCCGAGGATGAGGAGCTTGGCGGGATCCACGTAGATCTGCGCGTTGGAGATCTCAAGACGTGACGTTCGAGGAAAGTGATCGATCGTCATCTTGTAGCCGTCTTCGTCCGCGTCCTTAGCGTTTTGCAAGAACTCCCGGCAGCCCTCGAAAACGCTCCAGGAGGCGCAGTAATTCTTGTCGATCGCGAGTGGGATCTTAGCCATGACCTATCTTTCGTTTGCGTTGTGATTGTGTGATAAACGTGTTGCGTGTGGAAGCCAGTGAGCAAGTTGAATTGGACACCGTTGGCGTCCGATGGGCGTTTCGTTGTGGTCACGAACACCGCGATTGTGAGTGACCGTTGGCACGCACGCGCATGTGCCGCGATCACTGATTCGGCCTACGCCGTTCGTGACGTCGTGCGAGATATCCTTGCGAACCCTCAGGTCAGGGCCGTCGTGTTCGATGGCCCTGCGCTCAATCGTGCCGAGTTCGATAAGTTCTGGCTCGGGGAGAACGACATCTCCTGGCGTATCGATAAGGAACATCTCGACCTGGTCCGCCAGTTTGTCGATCTGTTCGACGACGATTGTATGTGGCGTGTGCCGCCGCAGCCGTTCTGGCCTGCGCGCGTTATGTACCTCGAAGAAATGGAAGCCAAATGAGACTGATCGCGTTGATGGGCAAGAGCAAGAGTGGCAAGGATACGGTTGGACAGATGCTTCTGGACGCCGATCCACGAGGTGTCACCATCGCGTTCGCAGACAAGTTGAAGGAAGTCTGCATGGACCTCTTCGACCTGTCTCACGACGATGTCTACACCGAGGAGGGCAAGAACCGGGTCACGGATTTCCCCTGCTACAAGTGTCCGGCCTGTGGCTCTATCGACGCGACGCTCGAGGCACCGACGCAGGTCGTGTGCAAGGGCTGTACTGCCGTCGGAGCACCTTCAGCCTTCGCATCGTTTTGGACAGTGCGGATGATTTTGCAACACGTCGGGACAGAAGGTTGCCGTCGTGTGTGCGACACCGTTTGGGTTCGACAGGCGATCAAACGCATCAAGGCGCAGTACGCCGACAAACCCTTCGTAGCCATCACGGATTGTCGCTTCAAGTCGGAAGCAGACATGGTGTGGAAGACCGAAGGTGAAGTGTGGCGTATCCGTCGTCCCGAGACGGACCACAAGGCGCAAGGTCTCGCGAAGCACAGCTCGGAGACCCAGATGGACACGATCCCGGACACGTTGTTTCAACTCACGCTGAACAACGACAGCACTCTCGAGAATCTACGACACAAAGTCGTGGGTGGGCTCGAGCGGTTCCTCGCTGCACGTGCGTAGAACGCTTGGACGGTAGCGATATCGGTCTGCTGCCTTCTGCATCGCCGCATTCAGCGCGAGCCGCGCGTCTTGGTAGCCCTGCTCGTACGCCAAGCGGATCTTCTCGTTCGTGTGCGTCGTGAACGCAGGGTCGAGCGGCTTGCTCGAGGCTCCAGCGACCCAACCCTTGCGGTACGACTGCCACTGGTTCGCGGCGTCGGGATCAGCGATTGGCATCGTAGTACTTCCGAGCTTCCACAGCGACGCGGTCGAACATCGCCTTACCGCCGAACTTCTCAGGGAGGTTCTCTCGGTAGTTGATGGTCACGAGCGCCAGCGCAAACACGCACTGTTCAGGGGAGAATCCCATCTCGCCCCACTGCTCGTTCAACCATCTGATGATGGTTTCACCGTTACCTGCGGCCTCGAGCGCATGATCGTTCATCGCGCTTGCGGCCATCTGTTTCTTCATCGCCTCGATGGCCTCGGACGACTTCGATATGTTCTCGGCGAATTTCTCGTTCATCAACGTCTCACGGGTTGCTTGGGAACAGCCTTTGGAATCGGCTTATCGCGGAATAGACCGCAGCCTCGAACAACTTCAGCACCCACCACGATGACCGGCTTGGCCAGCTCACCGTCAGGCGCGCGTTCTACGCCGGGCGGGAACATTTGTCCTCGCTGTTCGGTCGCAGGGTAGGTCGACTGCACAGCACAGCGCCCGTGACGACCTTCTTTGACGCCCCGGATGATGGGGTCGTAATTTTGACATTGAGAACAAGGTTTATCGGCCACAGAGTCTCCTAGCTGGCGGTCATCATGACGACGATGCCGAAACGACGCAAGATCGGAGCTGCGAAGGACGTACGAAGTACCTTGGCGAGCGCCAGCATTCCACGGTCGAGTGGTTGCCCGATGAACCAGAGCACGGACGCATCACTCTTGAGAGTAGATGCAGGTGCCCCTTCGGACGGAGCGTTCAACACGGTGTCGTTGTATCGAACGCCAATCCCCGCATCCACCAACATCGTGCTCACGCCCTGCACCATGAACAAGTCTGCAACGCAGTTGGCTAGGACATCGAGCGCGTCGTTGTCGGTTTGTACACGTGTCGACGTCACATCGAACCCCACATGCTTCGACCGAATGACGTGTTTGTTTGGAATCGCCATGTCGGCGTCCCGGTCTATCTCGTCTAGGTTGATACGAGCACGTGATGATGGCTCGACGCGGACGGGTTGACGTAACGGTTCAACCGTTCGCCATGGGTCCACGATTCCGCGTTTCTTGGTCATGTCGTCACTACGATGCGGCCATCGAGCCCTGGATCCACGCAGGACGCATGGACGAACTCGAACTCCCCCGACATGTGAATCCCCATCTCTTGTGTTTGAGGATCTCGCGCATTCGGGTCGTAGATGATGTGTGCAGGCATGACGCGATCGCCCGCCTTGAACAACTTACGACACCGCGCGCAGGTTGTATGCGGGACCCGTTGATTGAGGGTGTTGACCGGCATCAATCCTCGATGCCTTGGGCACGCAGCATGACCGCACGTACAGGTCGATAGGATTTACGATGTGCCATCGTAGGTCCACGCTTGGCCAAGAGCGCCTTGTGTTCGCGTGTTGGATACCCGCGGCTCTTGTCGAAGCCCCAGTTCGGATACTCTTTGTGCAGCTCGTCGATCCGCTTGTCATGGGTCGTCTTCGCGACGATCGACGCAGCGCCGATGTGCCAGTCGGTCCTGTCTCCGTCAGGGATACATTTGACAGGACACGGCAGGTTGGGTCGTTCGAGGTCTCCGTCGATCAAGACGAGAAAATCCTCGGGCTGGAGTGTCGGGTCGAGCGTCTTGAGCCGTTCGAGGCAGCGTGATGCTGCTAGCTTGATCGCTTCTGGAAACACTGTTCCGAAGAGCCTCGCGTCAATTTCAGCAGCGGTCTTTTCGATGATGACGACGGCAGCACAGGTCGCTTGAACGGCGATGGAGAGTGCGGCTCGGTGCGCTGGATTTTTGATGCCCTTGGAGTCGCCTGCTACCAAGGCCTTGTCGGCGTAGACACCTTTCCACATCGAGGTAACGCGCTCCGCGTCGATCGGAAACGCGACAGCAACCACGACAAGGGGTCCAACCAGAGCCCCACATCCCGCCTCGTCCACACCGACAACATATTTGGGAATCATGTGACGGCCTTGATGCGTGGTTTCTTCTTGTTGAGGGACACGCGCCTGTCGCAATTTATGCAGGCCGCAGTTTTTCCTTTACCGGTCACTCGCCACCCGCACGGGCACACGACGACCTTCGTGCCTTTGGGGCGGCCTGCCTTCATGCGCTGATCGTCCAACTCGTTTTGAAGAACTTGGCCAACTTGTGTAGATGTCGCCAGTTTAGAAGGCTCCTACCCTGTTCGATCGCCGTGTACTGCGCCCGACTGAGTTGAATGCCGGCTGCTACCTGCGCCTGCGTCAGGTTTTTGGACAAGCGTTTGTCCCGCAGTTCTTTCAACAACGTTACATACGGATCGCGGCTCATATCGGACAGAATCATAGGCGTTCAGGGTTTATTGCGCAAACTCACGCGGCCGTAGTGCGCCGGAAGTGCTCGACGAAACGCGGAATGAATCGTTCGCACACCGCCATGTCTGACGTGATCGCGTTGTTCGACCACGGCAGGGCTTTGCGCACGGCGCCTCCGTAGCTCTTGTCCCAGATGCGACTGTCGAGGATCGCAACGCACCCCCGGTCGTCTTTCGTACGAATCAATCGACCAACGCCCTGACGCAAGTCGATGAGCATGTCGACAAGTTGAACGTCGTGGAAGGCGTTCTTCCCTGCGAGCCGCTCGCGCGCCTTGATGATCGGGTCGTTGTATTGCGGAAACGGAAGCTTGGCCATGATGACCAGCCGAAGTGCGCCTCCCGGAACATCGACACCTTCCCAGAACGACTTCGAACCGACGAGGATCGAATCCGGCGTCGCTTTGAACTGCTTGAGCGCCGCGTTTGGGTCACCGTCCCACGGATTCTTCCGATGGCCCTGCGCGAACGTGCGACCAGGGAAGCGTTGCTTGAGCGCTGTCGCAAATGCGTCGAGTTCATCGTTCGCCGTCGTGAGAATGAAGGCGCCACCATCCGACAGCTCCACGAGACGGACCGCCATGTCGACGCGGCTCTGCATGACCTTGGCGTAGTCTGGATTCACTCGACCGATTGCGGGCAGGTTACGAGGTACGAACACGAAGCCCTGTGCGTCGTAGTTGAATGCCGTTGGCAGAACTTCTGCCTTTGCCGGTGACAGTCCCGTCATGCTGGTCACGTGCTCGAAGTCGCCGTTGACGGCGAGCGTCGCGCTGCACACCACGATCGTTTTGATCGCCGAGAAGTACTTTCCTGCGATGCCGCCAACACTCACAGGCGCGCAGTTGATGCCGAAGCGCCCGCGGTCGTCCTGTGTTGCGTAGATCGCCGTGTTGGCGAGAATGCGCTCGCGGCGCATCGCCTGCTGTTCGGGGTCTGTGATCTCGAGGTCGGGGTCCACCATGCCCTGCGACGTCTGCAGCCCGCGCAAGAGGGAGTCAACGCGTCGCGTCGCCTGGGTAAGGAACGCGAGGTCCTTCGCTTTGTATTCCTCACTGCGCACCTTCTCGATTGTCATGTCGACTTCGATGCCCTTCATCTCTTCATCGAACTCAGACAGGCCGTCGTCGGGGTGGTTGTACGTCCGCTCCTCTGGCTCCGATTCAACAGGATCGGCGTTGAGTTCGGATGTTTTCTTGGTCAGTTCGACAGCTGCAGCACGAAGTCCGTCGATAGCCGCTCGCGCTAGCGCGTCGTCGAATACAGGAACATCCTTGGCGCTCGCATCCTGGTAGTGCTTGTTGGGCACCGCTTCGAACATCGCTTTCCACGGCTCGAGTAGTTCGCGGATGCGAGGGAACGAACCGCTCGTGCGCTTGAGCAAATCCACCAACCCTGAGATCGAGTCCTCGCTGACCCGGTGCGTGAACGCCGAACGGATTCCTGCAGCAAGCGTGTGCGCCTCATCAATGATGAGAACGTCGTAGGGCCCGCCCACGAGTTTGCCGTGGCCGAAGTACATCTCGGCACCGAGCACGTGATGGTTGATCACGATGAGCTTGGACTGCGTGGTGTCTCGCTTGAGGCGGATGTAGCCGCAGTCGTCAAAGAAATCGCACCGTTTGCCGACACAGTCTTCGGCCGATGCAGATCCCCACCAACGAGGCGGCATGCCTGGGTACTCAGCCCGATCGCCGTAGAGGTTTCTGCGGATGAAGTCCATGTACGGAGCGCCGCCCTCGCCGCCTTTGTCGATGATTGAAACCGCCGACATCTGGCAGGCATAGTTGCCCTTGCCCTTGAGTGGGATGGCCGTCGCGAACGGCATGTTCAGGATGCGTTTCAGCGTCGGGAAATCCTTGCCGACGATCTGGTCCTGGAGGCCCTTCTTGGCCGTTGCAACGACGACCCGGCGTCCGGCAGCCAGAAGCGCCGGCAGGAGGTACGCGTACGTTTTGCCGGTGGCAACCGGCGCCTCGCAGAAGTAGGCTCCCCCGTCACGGAGAACTTCTTCGATGGAGGCGGCCATCGAGAGCTGGGGCGGGCGCGCTTCGCGTACCAAGCCGTGTACGGGATCGGTCAGAAGGTCAGCTACCGTTCGCATAAGGCCTTTCAGTCTGCATTGCTTGTGGGATAAACATCAAGACGATCAGTTGCTTTCCTCGTCTGTTCCTTGTACCAAGATTCCATGGCAACTACGGATGACGCTCGCATCGGTGACTTCACACGTCCTGTGGTCGATCCCCCCAAGACAGGTGCGTCGCCAACCAAGGACGCTCTCGACCGTGCAGAGCAGAATCTCGAGGACTCCGTTCAGAAAGACGAAGCCACGCTCAAGCCGATGATCTCGTACGAAGAACGGTTGAAAGAGATCGGGGTGACCAAAGCAAAGGCCGCGGAGATCATCGATGCGGTCTTGCTCAAGGGCTTCTACGCTGAAGACGTCCAGATCACGAAGTCTATCAAGGCACGTTTCCGGACGCGGAACGCGCGCGATACTCGCCGTGCGCAAGAACAGATTGAAGCGCAGCGTCTTACGTACGACGTTCACTACAGCGAGATGCTCGCCCGGCTCTTGCTCGCATCATCGCTTGAACGCTTCGGCGACGACAAGCTCACCCACGTCATGAAGGGCACGAAGAACGACGACGTCGAGAAAGCCTTCTTCAATCGCATGTCGTACGTCGAATCGCTGTCCGATCCTGCGATGCGCCTCCTCATCACCAAGCTTGCAAAGTTCGACCGCATGATCGGCATCGTTCTCGAGGAGGGTGCGATCGAAAATTTCTAGGAGGCCCGGGAGGTAACGCCCGCGCGACGTTGTACGCACGCGGCGTCGAACTCGCGCCCTACGGTTCCATCGAGGATCGCGTTCAGCGTGAGATGATCTTCCGGGAGCGCCAGGAGCGCGTGGCTCACGTGAATGCGATCGCGCAGATGATCGCGCGCGTGTTCAACGTGGACGCTGGGAAAGCGTTCGCGGGGATCGTTTCGGAGTACGCGTCCGAGGTGTTCCAGGAGACGTACGACCCAGAGATCTTGAAGGCGAAGGTCTTCCGCCGGAAGGTTGCGCAGGCCGAGATCGTGGCCAAACGCCGACGCGACGAGGAGTTGATCCAGCGACTAAATCGGATGGGTGAGTACTACGATCGCCAAAACCCCAAGAATGCCAAGTAACTGCTTGATTCCCCTATAATAACCCCAAATGGCTGACCAACAGTCGAACGACACCATTCGCCAGATGATGTCGGGGTTCTCGGCGATGCAATTCAATCTTGGATTGCTGCCGATGCCGCAAGCCCAAGCGATGGGTGGTGCAGGTTCGCAGTTCCAAGCTCCGCCGCCTCCGCCGCCGATCATGAGCCCTGGCGACTACGGGCAACAGGCGATGCAGCGACACGACGCGATGGTGCAACAGTCGCTGCAAGCTGCTCAGGTCACGCGATACCAGCCACCCCCATCGGCACCGACGCCCTCGGTCAGCGCGATGGTTGGAATGGGCGCGATGAATCCGTTCATGGCGCCGCCTGTCGGCGGTGGCTTCTCGAGTCCTGGTGGTGGCGGCGGAGGCGGTGGCTTCGGTGGTGGCGGCGGATTTGCCGGCGGTGGCACGTTTGCTAGTGGTGGATTCGCGGGTGGCGGACCGCCGCGTATGCCGTCGGTGTTCAATCCATTTGCACCAACGCACCCGACGTCTCACTTCGCGTCACCTGCGATGCGCAACCTGCAGATCATGCAGCACGCTCAGTCGTCGACGATGGGTACGATGGCTGGCGTCACCGAGGGTGTGATGGGTGTTGGCGGCGCTGTCGCCGGTGGCCTTCTCGGGTCCGCCTTCGGCCCAATGGGTACCGCTGCAGGTGCGTGGCTTGGCGGGAAGATTGGCGGCGCTGTTTCCGGGATGATGACGGGCCCCGTCACACAGGACTTCGCACGCGGTCGCCAGATTCAACAGATGACATCACCGTTCATGGTGTCTGGACATTCAATGAATACGATGACTGGCCAAGGTATGGATGCGCATTCTGCGCGCCAGACTGCGACAGGCATTCGCAATCTTCAGCGCGATCATGACTTCGAGCGGACTGGGTTCAACACCCAGGACACCATGAAGATCATGCAGCAGTCCGGACAGCAAGGACTGCTGTCCGGTGCCCAGTCACCCGATCAACTTGTTCAGAAGGTGAAAGACATCTCAAAGACCATCAAGGTCTTGATGAAAATCACCGGCGATCCGGATGTGCAGAGCGCCATCCAATCACTTGGGCAAATGCGTGACATGGGTTTCCAGGGGCTCGCGGCGCAAGGCGGCGCTGTCGCGAACCGCACCGCGTTCGCGCGTATGGCCGGCGTCTCCCAAGGCCAGATGCATCAATACGGTCAGATGGGCGCGGGCATGGCGCAGGGCATGGGGCTCGCTGGCGCAACAGGTTATGGCGCGGGCATGGTCGGCGCCGCTTCTGCGAACATCGCGGTTTCCACCAGCGCACTCAACGATCTACAGCTCTCACGTGCGGGCGGCAAGGAGGGTGTCGCCCAGATCATGACGAAGGCCCAACTCGACGCAATGGACAACAGCCCTTATCTTGCGGCGTCGTTGACGCGCGACAAGAACGGCGCGATGACGGTCGATCCGAACCTTTATCGCAAAGCTCATGGTCTTTCGTTCCAAGAAGTCTCGCAGATGGCTGCGACGAAACTTCGGGAGATTGGTGTTTCGGGCAACCTCGAGTTCGCGAACCGGATCGCAGAATTCAAGGATCAGATTTCACAGAAGCTCGACCCGCTCGAGAAGCAGACGATGGCGTTTCGTCAGGCACAGGTCCTGGCGCAGAAGATCGGAAACGGTGCTGACCTCGCCGCGGGATTCCGTGAGATGGGTATGTCCGAGACCGAAGCCCGCACCATAGGCAAGATAGGCGAGAGTCGGAAGTTTTGGGACGGTGAAATCGAACAGCTCAAAGTCCAACGGATCACGGCGTCCGAGCAAGACTCGGCGAAGCGGGAGCAGTACCGCACACCGGGCGTGATGCTCCGAATGGATCGTGGTGTTCGCGGCTTTTTCAATGACGCCAGCGACACCGTGTCTTCTCCGTTCCGTTTGCTCTCCGAACACATGGATCGCACGAACGAGAACGAAGAGGCGGCAGGTCGCGGACTGCGTATCAATCGCTACAGCGAGCTGCAGGTCGTCAAGGACGACTCAGACCGCATGATGATGCGCGCCGCGTATCGTGACCGAGATTTCCAGCGCACCCTGAAACAGGCGGGCTCCAACTTCATGGACGAGCAGGATGGATCACTCGGCGGTGCGTTCAAGCGGTCCGCAGGCCGGCAGTTGAACCGTATGGGTAGTTTTTTGGGTTTGTCTTCTCTCAGCAACGAGAACCGCATCACAGACATCGCGAGCCGGATCGACGGTTCGTACACCGGCTTGCATCCGTTCTCGACGTTCGGTGATCCGCAGGAAGCGATGAAACGCGTGCAAGGAGTTGTCGGCGCAGCACGCGCGTTCACAGACGCAGAATCGTTCTCTGCGGCCAAATCTGTCGCAGCCACAGCCGAGGTTGAAGCTCACATCCGCGGCATGGACGGAGACAAGATGAAGGGCGTGTCAGGCGCACAGATCATGGAGGCCGCGTCCAACAACTTCATTCGTACGTTGAAGGGCTACAAAGCCGGGACTATCAAGGGCGCGACTGCTGCATCAGAGAATGACATCCGTGAGGCTGTCATCAAGGCGGGCACCGACAACAAGATGTCGCGTGCTGAAGCCGAAGCAATGTACGAGAAGAGCAAGCACAAGTTCGGCGCCTTCATGGCGAAGGACGTCTTGGCGAGCGGCGACGAGAAGTTGATCGAGGTCGGCGCCAAGGCTCAAGAGCTTGCTTCAGAGGCAGGTACAGTCAGCCAGCTGCGTAGCCGTGAAGCGATCAGCGACGACATCAAGCTCACCGACGAGATGCTCGGCCTCGATGACGAGAGCAGCGAGACGATGCTTGAGATCAAGGCGGTCCTCAAGCGCGGTGACGACGACGTCGTTGGATTGGCTGGCGCCCTGAACGCGTCCAACTCCAAGGACGAGCGGACGCAGGAGTTAGGACAGCAGCTTCTCAAGAGCTATGAAGCGAAGCTCGGCGGTGACTACTCCAAGAAGAGAGCTGAAGCGACCGACCTCATGATGAACATGAGCGAGGACGCGAAGGACGCGCTCACCAACACGGTGACGACGACCGGAACCGTGAGTGCTGACGCGATGTCAGGCCTCATTGGCAAGAATCTGCGCAATCGGTTTGGCAAGGAGATGCTCGGCGCCGCACAGGAGGAGGCGCTCGAGAACCTCGAAGACGTGCAATCAGGATTGAGCGGTTCGGATGACATCAAGGAGGCGCTCGGGAAGTTGTCGTTCGCGTCCATTGATGCCCTTCGTGAGAGGGGTCAGGGCGCTCGCGCGGATAAGCTCGAGAAGGCCAAGAAGGCGCTCGCTGCAGGCGGTGGCGATGCAGAGGTCGAGGACATGCTCGTCAGTGAAGCACCTAAGACCATGAAGACGGTGCATGGCGGCGGTGAAGGCGCTGCAACATCTGCAATCGACGCGCAAATTGATGCGGTGACGCGGGCACGAGACGAACTGGCCAAAAAAGGTGGCGACGCGAGCGATACAGACATTGCGCAGGCGCAGGCGGATTCGTCAGTGCTGTTCTCGTCCTCGGTGAAGGACTTCCACGAATCGATCACGACGCTCGCGCAAGTGATCGCTCACCCGAACTTCCAGTCGAGGAGGTGATAACTATGGCAAATCCGTTGGACTTCGGACAGTACGAGCCCGCAAACGTCAAAGGGCGCGATGCGCTCGACGACGGCACCGTCGGTGGAGCCTTCACACAGGGTCGCGTGACCAACGCGCTCGCGGCGTCGCGCGAACGCCCGTCGATGTACAACCCGGGCCAGCAGGGCGTCTTCGGGGCCAACCCGTTGATGACGCCGAAGTACGCGCGCAACAACAGCAACGGTGTTGCTCGTGATGCCGAGTACCGCGAGACGATGGCGCGGCTCTACATCTCCCTCGCGGACGTTGGTTCAACGGCCATCTCGAACTACCTCGCGGGATTGCCCGATCAGCAGACGAAGGCGCTCGCGCAGGTCTTGCTCGCCAGTAACAACAAAGGCTCAGGCGGCACTGGCTTCATCGACTTTTTCCTGACGTCAGCCAACGAAGCGTTCCAAGAGGTGATGCAGGTCGACAAGGTCTTGGCCGACGACTATGTGGCTTTCTACTACGGACAGAGCCCGCCGATTTTTCAGTACTCGGGCGTCCTGCTCAACTCGATGCAGGACGACCACCGATCAGGGTTTGCGCGTGCGTACCTCGAGCTACTTCGTGGAACACAACTCGCACGTCGCGGCGCACTTGCACGTCTTCGTTATGACTCGGTCATCGTGTCCGGCACGATGAACACACACCAGCAGGTGTTGGTCGCCGAGAACGAACTTGCGGTCCAGTTCTCTTTCACCTTCTTGGTGAAGGAATACATCATCCTGCCCAACGCGAAGTTCACGAAGATGCGTCCCGAGGACTATGTGAAGCTCGCGGCGCAGGCGGAAGTCACCAAGCTCGGACCGACGGGCGTGGCCAATGATGTGCGTGTGCGTACCATCTCAGTCACTACACCGTCGCCCGCAGGCCAGTCGATCGCAGGCTCTCCTCCGCCTACAACGGTCGTCGACACGAGTGTCAACACTATGCAGCAGCTGACCACCGCAGGGAACACCGCTAAAACCCCGCAAAGCCCGACCTCGAACATCAAAGGCACGGTTCAGACACCTCCGCCCAATCCGCCTCCGTCGTTCGCCTCTGCCAATCCAGCCAGCAACTTTCTGGCTCCCACGCCTTCATTCGCGAGGCTCTGATCCGCGATAAGGATAGGTCATGCAATATCCACTGACGATACCATTCTTCTTCGGCGGGCCTCAGCCCACTGTAGACGCGGACGGCTGTTGGATTGGGTTGCCAACCGAGTTCGAGGTTCTGTTGCTGCAACCGATGGCAACATACCCACTTGAACAACTGCGTCAGCGTTTCATGTTTGCGTTGACTACCAACCATGACCGCATCAAAGGTGCACGTGTTTGTCTACAGATGGCGTTTGAGATCGATACACGCTCATACTTGAACAAGCTCATCGATCTTCCGCTCGAGGTGCCGCAGTCCAAAGTGTGTGAACGTCGTCGGTTTCTGGATATCGATAAGGACATGCGGTTGCAGCGTTACTTGGTTGGCCCTGCGATTGAGTCGCTCGCAACGATTCCAGCGATCCCGGTATCGTACGTTGAGCTGATCCGTAGGTACGCAATGGCGAACTACGCCCGTTATCGAACCTGTGCGTTGGCGGCAGCGCTTTGCACAGCGAAGGCAGTGCAGTGACCGCGCCCATCAGCAAGACATCCTTTGCAGCGAGTCAGCCAAGACAGGCTGCGTTCATCGTTTACATCAACGGCATCGAAGTCCCCGCGAAGTCCGTGAACCTGCGGTTCGGCGTCTGGCAGATGCCCGAGATGCAAATCGAGATGACCGCGGACCCGGTGCTAATGCGCTTGGGCGCAGAAGACCGTGTTCAGGTTGTGGTGTTCTACCTCGATGACTGCGACGTCGTGCCCGGAGTTAAACCTGAGTTTCGTCTGTTTGGCGAAGGCGAAATCACTGGATGGGGCTACCGCAACACGGGCGCTAGCCGCTCGATCATGTTCACGGTCGTCAATCAGATTGCGATCTACACGCAGTTGACGGTCAGTTTTCTGAACACGTTCGAGGACCTCGTTGGCGATGCGCGCGACCCCGCGCGAGGTGTAATAAATCTTTCAACACCATCGTCGCGTCTGGTCTACCCGCTCGCGCTGTTTACGCAAGGGCTTCTCGAGACAGGTGATGCGAAGGCTGATTTCATCAAACGGCCCTTCGACTTCCTCTACAACACTGTTCGCGGAATGATCGACGCGCGCATTCCAGAAGCGCATCAGGCCATCCCCGCCTCGAACTTCTTCGCACGTTGGTCGAGGCTGACGAACTTCCACAATCGGTTCGTAGCGTCCCCGTTCTTCGATGAGGTCGCGGCAGGCAGTGACAACATCTTCCCGGTCTTGAAGGCGGTGCAGAGCGTCTCGGCTGTTAGCGCAATCGTCAAAAACCTCATCCCGAACGTTCAGAACTCGGGGTCCATCTGGGACATGCTCGAGGTGGTCATCCAGACCCTCTTGACCGAGATCGCGATGATTCCGTCGATGCCGCTGGTTACGGTCGACCTTGCGACGAGTCTCATCCTTCCGACCAACTTCAACGAACACATCCTCGTTCAGGCGCCTGGGTACACGGATGAGCTGCTTACCGTGATCGGTGGTCAGGTTCGTACGTTCGGCGGCACACCGATCACAGGACTCGTCAACGGGCACGCTATTGACGTCGATCCATTCACAGGTGCGGCCACCGACGGGGTAACGGGCGCGCCCATCGAGTACAGCGATACGCTCGAGAGCGCTTCAGCGAAGGCGAACGCTCGGAAGTGGGTTCCCGCGCTCAGCATCGACAGCCGTAAAACGGCCCCCAAGCGGATCCCAAACTACTTTGTGAAGCCGCAGAGCCTGTTCAGCATCCCACCGTCCTGTAATGCGATCTTCCCGTCGCAGCTCCTCGACATGAGCTACCAGGAGAACTACGCGACGCAGCCGACGCGTCTGTACTTCAACGACGGCACCATCAATCGGCTCCTGCACCAGGTGGGCCCTTATGCGAATGCCGTCATGGATGCGCTCGCGATCGGGTATCCGCCTGAAGTAGACCTGCTTGAACGTCAGCGCCCAGCATCTGCCACCTACAACGCGAAGAATTTTCTCATCTTCCCCGAGGAGTTCTTCAAAGGTCCCGTAATGGACCGTCGCGACATCCCCCCGTGGATGTTCTTTCTCAGCGCACAGGAAAACCACATCAATCCAAAGCCCGCGGACGGAAGCGCGCCTGCGTCCCCGCCGCCCGCACGCACGAGCGCGACGCCGCCTCCACAACCGTTCACACCCGCACCGCCTCTGCCGACCGTGGCCACCGGAAACACCAATCCGACGTTACCGCTTCAAGGTCGTTGGGTTTGGCCCGTCTCGATGTACAACGGCCGAAAGCCCATCGTTAGCCAAGGTTTCAATCGGAATCCAGGAAGCGAACGCGGCGTCATACATCCGGGACAAGACTTCTTCTTCGAACGAATTCGGTCAGACCCATACCCTGACCGCACGCCCAATCGGTCCAAGAACTTCGTCATGCCCAATGGCGTGTCGGTCCTTGCTGCGGCTGACGGAGTCATCTGGTCAGCAGGTAAGACGGGGGTCGGTTATAGTATTGTTATCAGTCACGAACCGCTCAAGGTCGCAACGTATTATACACACATGACATCCATGTTTGTGGAACCTACACAACGTGCGAACTCAGGTCAACGCGTCAAGGCAGGCACGCCCCTCGGCATCATCGGATACAGTCCGACGGATGAAGCCAAGCTGATGCACCTGCATTTTGAGCTGTGGTTCGGTGGTGCAACAGACTTCGTCGATCCCGCGCGTTTCCAGAAGAACTGGGAATACATGACGGCGGGGCAACCGCTGCCCGCAGCAGCGCCGCCGCCCGCTACGCCGCAGTCGTCAACGTCTGTTCAGCCCCCACCCGCGGCACCCACGTCTCCTGCGCCTTCACCGGCTGCCTATGACACAGCTCAAGAGGCAAGCGATACAGTCTACAAGCTTTACGCTAAGTTCGAGTACTTCCGTGAACGTTACGCCAAGCGGAACGGCTCAGCCTCTGTTGCGTGGAATCCATACGTTGTTGCAGGCTTTCCCGGCGTCATTCTTGATCAACGCGCGTCGCGCGTTGACCTGTTCTGTTACATCACAACAGTGCAGCAGACTATGTCTCACGACGGGCGTCGTGGAACGCAACTTTCATTTTCGTACGGACGCCAACTCCAGGAGATGTTCCAGCAACTGAGTGACGAGTTCTCGTTGAACGACGCGACTGCACGAGGATCGGCCCCCCAGGAGCCCATTCGTGATGTCAGCAAGGTGCTTCAGTCGTTCCCACAGGCTGAAACGTACTATCAAAACCTGTTCTACGGTGCGCAGCCTCTTTACGGTAAGGACGCGTCTTTCGATTTCCGAAACATGCTTGCGTACGCACCTAAGGTACCAGGCGCCTCTCCGGAACAAATCTATGTCGACGGACCCGATGCGGTAGTCGACGATGCGGTTGTTCAAGCGACCCAGGTCTACGCGAATTTATTGGCTGAACGGACACCGCTCAGTGAAAAGGTCGTGTTGCTTCAAAGCCAGATCCAGATTCAACTGGATATTATCTTTGTCAACACGTTATCGTTTGGATCAACTCAAACAAGCGATAGTTCGCCGCTCGATGCAAACAACAATCCAAACGCTTTGGTCTCCATCATTAAGGAGCAGCAAACAGCGACAGCCGACACAACCCTCGCTGACCTGAATCCACAACTCAAACGCGCACAAGCAGACCTTGCTGCTCTTGATACACGCATCAACAGTACGTTGTTGGTCAAAAACCAGACGTCGGTGAACTCCGTAACACGTGTATCGCACAACCTCGGTGGTGCGAACGCGAACCGAGAGCTGGTTCCTACACCACGCTCAGCGCAGTTCTTCAACAGCCGAGATGCGGCGATGCGTTACAACTGGCGCCCGATCTGCACACTTGATGAGTACGTCGTTTTCCTCAATTCTGCGGGGGAAGGAGCCGTGCCTTCGTTTGGCCATGCACACAGTGTTGGTGCTCGATATTTCCAACGTATTCGACGTATCGAATACCAGCCGTTGCCTTTGGATCCCCCGCCGGGCGTTACGGGCCTGGACTCACCTGCCGTCACGGGTTTGACGTCGACAAGCTTCTCCCAAACACGTAGCGACTGGGATACGGCACTGCTCGCCTATCGCAACAACGTCCTGGCCATCAAGACGCCGAGAACCTAGTACGATGGCCTCTATGACGAACACGCTGTCTCGTTTTGCAAAGCTGGCGGTAACGAATCGCCAGACGCAAGACATTGATGCGTGGCATGCGTGGAAGAAGAGTCCGACGGACGCAAACGCGTCTGCTTTGCTCTCGCACGTTTCGCCGCTCATTCATCGTGAGGCGAACAAATGGGCGGGCACGATGGCTCGTCCTCTCTTGGAATCTGAAGGCAAGCGTCTCGCGATGGAGGCGTTCCACAACTACGATCCGAACAAGGGTGCGGCGCTCGGCACCCATGTCGTTAACCAACTTCAGCGGATGTCTCGGTTGTCGTACGCGAATCAGAACGTTGCACGGCTCCCTGAGAACAAGATGCTGCTCTACCACAGCTACAACGTTGCGCACTCGGACCTCTCGGACGCGCACGGACGCGCACCGACGACCGACGAGCTTGCGGATCATCTCGGATGGCCAATCCCTCATGTGGAGGCGTATCGGAAGTCGATTGGCCGCAGGGAGCTGCTCGAGTCAGGCGGTCTGTTCGAGACGGGTGACGCAGGGCTCTATGATGGAGACAAGCAGGAGCATGTTGTCGACTTCATTCACCACGCCCTGACGCCGCAACACAAAGCCATCTTCGAGCACTTGACAGGTTACGGAGGTGCCGAGCAGCTCTCGAATCAAGAGATCCAGAAGAAGCTCGGCATGACGCAGGGGCAATACTCCTACGCCAAGGCGAAACTCATCGAACACGTGGAGAAGGTCCATGGCTGATCCAAAGCCGCCCGATCCGTGGGAATCCGTCAAAGAAATGGGGACGGGGCTCGCTCGCGCGTCTTCAGCGCAGGGTGATAAGTCGTCATCAGATGCCAACGCGCAGCGACCGGGCATCGAGTACGACCCCGATACCAAACAGCGCTTCTACGATACAGCGCCGGTCCCTACCAAACGTTTGCTAGGCTCCCCGCTCGCGCCCACAGGTCCGTTCTCGATCGGAAAGCAGCGTGAACGGTCATTGGTGCGCGGTTGGGATTCAGGACATCGGTCGCTGGACTTCAACGCCGTCTCGGGCGAGCCCGTCTTCGCGATGGCCGATGGCACGGTCGTCTTCGTCGGATTCCAGTCAAAAACGATCGGGCTCGTGAACTTGGAGAGCGCGCACGCGGATTCCAAGGGCAACATCTACGGAGGCGGGTCCGACGCCGTCGCGACGCCTCGTGATGTTGGTGAAGGTGGCATCATCATCCAAATCCTCCACAGCGGGGATTTCGAAGGCTATCGCACCGAGTACTTCCGCCTCGACAGCGTCAGCGTCTCAGCCATCGCCCCGGGCAACCAAGTAACCGAGGGTCAGCAAATTGGAAAGGCCGGCGGTACCGGCGGTCCCGCAGGATTTTCGAAGAAAAATCCCGTGCTGCCCATCCAAGTCTCGTTCGTATCGGGCCCCATCGTAACCATCGTTCGTCCAACTGCCTTCGTTCCGAATGCCTGGCCCGGACATCAGGACTCGACGTCAGGTACAGGGTTAGGCAGCAGTATTGTGATGCCTATTTTGAATGCATTCGGTGCACAAACAATGGCGAGCGACGCCGCCGTTATTATCCAGAGCTTAGACCGGGCGACGTCGTTACAGAACCAAGACACGTCTGCCACCAAATTGGCGCAATCACGGCACGACACCTTTATCCAACAGACGCTCAACAATCGACAGAGCACGCTGTATGCGGCGACGGCCGCGTTTAAGGAGCAGCCATTCTCTAAGGTGACCGCTCCAATGGTGTTCGACTTCGAAAAGGGTGTGTGGGTGGTTGGCGGTATTGAACAAGGACCTCTCTAATGGCGTTTGACATCAACATTCAGATCGTCCCCGCCTCGCGGTATACCGGAACTGCGTTTTATTCGTTCGGTCAAACACGTTCTCTGGGTGTACGGGGAATCCAGAAACTGGTGAACATCTTTGCAAAGTACCTGTTGACGCCTGTAGGTACCGATCCTCTGGACATCACTTACGGAACCAATCTGACCAACCTCATCGGGTCCAATGTGTCCTTAAATGACGCCAGGGAAGTTTTGGACATGGCGGTCGAGAGTGCCGCCCAGGGCGTGCAAGCGTACCAATCGTTGCAGACGTCAGTAGATGACGACGAACGTCTCGCATCTGCCGTCGTGACCGACTACATTGCGATTCCAGACGGTCCTGGTTTCGCTGCTCAGGTCCTGATAACTAACGTCGCGAACCAGCAAATGCAGATCGTGCTTCCCACGCTCGAGGTCCGCCAATGAGTACGACGATAACCATCAACCCCTCGGACGTATCGACCGCTGCCGACTTCCTGGAACAGTTCCTCTCGGATCAGGTCACTGACGGGGATTTCAGTCGCGGAACGGCACTACGCGATCTAACCGTGCAAGCGGTTGCCGCCGTCGTCACATTTCTACGCAGTGATGCTGCACAGATCCGCAAGATGCAGTCGCTCTTGTCGGTACGGGAGGCGGTGAACTCGGTCGGAGGTGACTCCGAAGCGTTGACGGATGCCGTCACTGCGATCTTGTCCAACTTCTTCGTCACGCCCAAGAGCGGTACGACGGCACGTGGCTACGCCATTGGACACGCGTCACAACAGGTCGATATCTTCATTGCAACGACCGTCCGCTTTACGTACAGCCGTGGGATTGTGTTCTCGGTTGATGCGGCGGACACGTTGTTTATCCCGAAGTCCGAGCTGACACCGATCATCGACGCAGACAACACGGTCCTGGATTACGAGTTTCGGATTCCACTCGTCGCAGTCACCTCTGGCGCGGACTACAACATCCAGCCAGGGCTGTTCTCAGCGTTCGATCGATTCAACCCGTACATCACACGCATCGAGACCACTGCTGAATTTTCAGGGGGTCGTGGGCCTGAGACGGTCGAGGAGGTGCTCGCGCGCGCCCCCACCGTCGTCGCGGTTCGCAATCTGATCAACTCGAGATCCATAAACGCGACCCTCGAAGACAATTTTGACAGCATCGAAAACATTCTTGTGATTGGAATGGGCGACCGTGAAATGCAACGGGACATCGTTCCAACGATCGCACCCAACCTCAAGTTTCACGTTGGTGGCGCTGTCGACATCTACCTACGCACGGCGCTCGTTGAGACGTCGTTCACAGGCGCAGTAGGCGGGGCGTTCGCGCGTCCTAATGGAGTCTCGACGATCTTCCGAGATGGTTCGGTGAGCTTCGCGGCCGTACTTCCAGGCGACATCATCCGGGTCACCGCAGGCCTGCCCTCCGTCCCTGCAGAATTTCTCGTCGTAGAGAATGCCAGTTCAAATCTCGTCGTAAGTAGCCAGTCGCCCTTTCCAATCGCGACAGACGAAGGCTCGCCGCCCACGACCGTGAATTATGTGATTGGACGTATCGGCCCGACGTACAACGATGTTGTGTTCGGTCTAGGCGGACTTCCTTACACGACGGGTTCGACGTCACGTCAGATCGGTACGCCGGGCCGTATCACGATGCCGGGCGGTCCCGTCATGGACATTTTGGACGTCGCCCTCATCAACCCTCCGCCGCCCGAAGCTGCATACAAGTCGACGCTCGACGGATTCGTGCACTACCCCAACCACGTCAATCAGACGCCGCAGCAATCCGCGTCGCCGACGCAAGGGCTACAGTTTCAAACGGTCGTCCATGCGCCGCTCGAAGCGCAAAGCACTCTCCAGTGGATGGAGGTCGTCGTTGGTACGGACATGTTCCCGACGCGGTTTGATACCTACCGGCTGCGGGTCCGCTACCGTACCCTGCAGTCGTTTGCGGTCATTGATTCATTCGTGCGCGGAACCCGTGAGCGGGTAAGCGCGGCCTTCCAGTTGCCTCGAGGACACCACCCTGTCTTGGTGTCCATGTTCTTGACGTACACGCTCAAGAGTACGGCTGTGACGACGCTTGATAACGATGCCATCGCCCTGACCATCATCGATTACGTCAACGCATTCGACGCATCGATCTCCTCGATCGATGTCTCAACTGTGATTCAGCTCGTCAAGAACACGTACCCTGACATTGCCAACATTGTACCGTCTGCGCTTGGTCTTCCGTTGTTGCAGATTGACTACGCGTTGCGGGCACCCACAGGTGACGTGCTTTCGTACAGTACGGCGGATGTTGTGAGTGTTGAATTGAGTAAACAGGTCGCGGGGCCTATTCCTCCAACGTGGCTGTTTAACGGGTCTCCCGTAACACTCGAGAGTCTCGGCGTTACCAACCGCACGCTTCGCTATATTGCCAATGAGACCAGCATCGTTGCGCAGCAGGACGGAACCTAATGCCAGCCGTCGGATATCAATACAATTTCATCTTAGGTCTGTCGGATTTCTGGCAGCGTTTCTTTGCGGATGCAGACCAGCTCGAGACGCTCTATCACGGCTCTGCGATTCTTATTGGTCAGGCGTATCTGGACCTAATGTCAGCGACGCTCGGCATCTCTCTTCGAGATTCTGTTGCGCTTGATCGCGAATTTTATCACCTGCTCGCGATGCGCGAAGACGAGATCCGTTTCGTCGAAGGCGCTACGGTCAACGCTGACCGTTGGGCCTACACTCTTCCAGATCCTGTTGTCGCCTTCGTCTCGATTGACAACCGTGTTATCGAACCCACCGCGTCTCTCGAAGACCAGCGTGACTACGACGTCGTCAACCGTGTGGTCCTATTCAAGGTCGACCCCACGAACCCAACCAACAACGGTCTGCCCTTGGCGGGCTATGCTCGAAGGTCCCTCGATGTGTCCGTCGGTGGAAGTTTCACCGATCCGTTTGTCGCAGCGTGGGCATCAACCACACCCGTTAAGAAGGGCGACACACTACGTCTTCTTGACGTTGGAACCGACGGAGCACAGCGACGTCGTCAGGATTACCAAATCGTCGTCGTGCGAGAACCTGCCATCTTCGTGTCCAAAGATGTAGCGCTTCCTCCTCCTGCGTCCAATATCAACTACGTCATTCTACGATGCCCGGCGAACCCTGTAGTTATAGCCGAACCGTTCACTCTCGTTGCAGGTGTTCCATATAACTACGCGCAACTGGCGCACACGCGCATCCATTACAAATCGGTGCGCGTGTTTGCCAAGAGGCTTTCGGACGGCCAGGACGTAGTTGAGGATGTCGATTACATCATCAATTACGAAGGCGGGTTGATCTTCCAGGTCACGGCGTGGCAAGGCGCGAGTCCTTACGCAGTTGACTATACGTGGATGAAGGAGGTCTATCCGATTGCAGGTCCGGTGCCCCGTCTGTCCATGACAGGAAGGATCGTCGCATCCTCGACGGTCGTTCGCGTTCTGCAGATGGCGGCGTGGACCCCCGAGACGTTGGTTGATCGTCGGACGCTCGCTAACAACTTCGGCGCGCTCATTGGACGTCAGTCTGATAGCAGCGAGTTGTACCGCTCGTTTCTCGAGGGGATTTTCCAGCTCTACATCCTTGGACCTGTACTCGAGCGCATCGAGAGCGCGCTCAACGTAGTGCTCAACCTTCCAGTGGTTCGTGATGACGGTGAGGTCTACATCGCCACCGATTTCTCTGATTCGATCGTCGATCGAGTCTTGACGACACGGCCTTCTACCAACCAGACCGCGACGTATGAGTTTCCCAAGGGAACACCGTTCCGCGTCGACCTAGTGCCCGGCCTTGTGCTCGAATCGTTCGAGCCCTTTACGACCGCCGTCGCCGTAACGGACTATGTTCAATCGCCGTCGTGGTGGTACGGCGAGATCATCCCAGAAAACTTGTTTTCGCCAGTTGCCGGAAGTGTGCCCCCGATCTTTCGACGTATCGCGAGCCCGTACTACGTCGAGAATGTGGTCGGCGCTCCTGACGATCCCCAAGTCGGAGACCCGGGTCTTCACGTAGGTACTGACGAAACGGGCGTCCCCTTGGTACCGACACCGACACGAATCTATCGACACCGTATGGCGTTCGTGTTGATGGACCGATATCTCAAATACCATACGTTCTCGGTCAAGTTCGACGCGCTTGCACTGTCCGCATCTGGTGGTGGCGGCTTTGCGCAAAGTCTGCGTGACTTGAATGAGTTGGTGTTATCGGCAAAGCCGTCGCACACATACGTGTTCACCACGCCCACAACTGCGTTTCGTGACGAAATACAAGTCAAGGAAGATTCCATATCCTTCAATCGATTGGTCGGTTCCCGTGTTTACGGTCCTGACAAGGTCCTTTTCACTGACGATCCGCCGGTGGTTGGTGCAGGTATCTGGAACGTGGGTGACTACTTCAAGTACGAGTCGTTCACAGTGTTGACTTTGTTGCCTTTGGCAGTGCCCGTGACATTGGCAAATACACCGGCATTGCCACATTTCGGACGTTTGGTCCGCGCGTTTATCGCTGGAGATGTCGCAGGTGTCGCGCTCGTCGAAAACGTCGACTACACCGTCAACTATGCGGCACGCCAAATCACGCGGCTGACCGCATGGACGACGGACACGGTCAACGTGACCTATACCCAGCTCAACATCGGGAATCTCGCTGACGCTCCGATCGCCGTCGCCAATATGCCGCTCTTGGTGAACGGCGTCGATCCCGCGCACATCACGGGTGCGTTCAGTGCTTCCGCGGCTGGTTGGGATGGTGTTACAACGCCACCATCTGCTCCGCGGGACATCGGCATGGTGGAACGCGCGCTCATCGTGTACGCACACCCGTAACCCTATAATTACCCGGAACCATGCGAAAAACCCTACACGCCAGCGAAGGCCTTCCGATGATGGGGACCATCAGCATGGTCATTCGCGACGCGAAAACATTGAAGGTGCAGAAGCGGATCACGATCCGCAACAAAATCACCTTCCTTGCAGCAGACCTTCTGGTCGAGCTGATCGCACAACGCGCCACGGACCCCGTTCCTGGCCGGGACCTCATCTACTCGATGCGCATGGGCAGTTCAAACACTGCAGCTGCGCGCTCGGACACGAACCTTGGTGCATTCGTCGTCGGCAAGGTGATCGGTGACGTCGGTAAGGTCACCGGCGCCCCTGGCGAGATCAAGTTCATCGCGACGCTTGATTCAGGTGATGCCAACGGTTTCACACTCCGAGAAGCGGGCCTTTTCACGGCAGGGGCGACGCCTTCAACGAACGACGCCCCGGGTAACACGCCAGGCGTCACCCGTATGTTCGCGCGTCAGGTCTATCCGGACGTGCCCAAGACAGTTGCAATCGTGATCGATTACAGCTGGACCATCGCATTCACTGCTGTTCCCTGATCTTCGCCTTCAAGAGGTCTCCCCATGCCCGGCCCTGTGAAACAGTTCCTTGACTACTCTTCGAACACGGCGAACGACACCGGCGAGAACAACGCTGCGTCAGTCCAGCCGATTGCCAACGGCGAGACCGTTGAACAAACTGTTCTAAACCGGCCCGGCGAAAGTTTGCGTCAACGCACGGAAGCGATCCGCAACCTTGAGGCGGACAGCCTCTATCTGCGAGACGCGGACCGGCAGCTCATCCTTGCGGGCCCCGGCAAGGTCACCTGGCCGGGAAGCACGACCGCGGCGGCCTCCGGCATTCCTGTCATCGACAACAACCTCTTCCTGCTCCCGATGCTCACACCGGGATTTCCGCAGGTCACGCCGGTTCCGCCGGTGGCGTCCGCCTTCGGTGCGCTCCACCTCAAGCGCGCCAGCGACAGCATGAATTCGATCTCGGTCACCAGCCAGCGCCGGAGCTACGCGGCGGGTGATCAGATCAACGTCGTCGTCACGCCGGGCGCCGCGTTCTCGTGTGTGCTTGACGTCGAGACGACGTATCAACGGACGATCAAGATCGTCGGTGTGGTTGGCGTGACAACGCTCGCACAGACGATCACGGCCCTCAACGGGCTCACGCCGACCGCTCCCGACAACACACAGCTCGTACTCGCTGCACTCGAGGGTGGTGCCATTGGATCAGACCTCCTGCTGACGACGCAGGCCAAGCAGTACGTCACGGGCAACTACGACGGTGAAGGGCACACCATCACCCCCATGAATCTCGCGGGCTTCTTTGTTACGAACCCGCTGCAGGCTTTGGGCGAAGGCGACAGCCTTTGCGTCAACTTCCCTATGGTCTCGGACACTGCATCCGTGGGCGGACGTCGACAAGCCCTCCCTGAGAATTCGAACACCGCGATTGCGTCGGGTGCTTTTTTCAACAGTCGCGTCCATCCCGAGAACCTCGTCAACGCGCTGCCCATCTGCAAGGTTATCAACGGCAACCTGGTGTTCGGCACTGGCGTTGAGATCCCTGCGGGCGCCACCAACGTGTCGCTCAGCACGGAAGACCTGGGTTCGCGCATCATGCGAAACGCGGGGTTCGAGCACGGCGTCACGCTCAGCACCGCGCGGTTCGGTATCTCCGACTGGGAGAACCGTTCGGACTTGGCAGTCAACGGCGGCTTTCGTTTGAATACGACGACACCGCTCACAGGCGCCAAGCAGCTCGAGTTCAACCAAACAAGTGCTTCGGCGGCCACTGGACGCATCGAACAGCCACAGGAAATCGCCGTCAATCCAGGACAGAACATTCGCGTCACTGCCGCCGTACGGCAGCTGATTGCCCCAACGGCTGGGCAGTACTCCGTTGTTTTGTACTGGGGCGATACGAACAGCGGTGCGTCGGGCAATACGACCATCGCGCTTCAGGTGCTTGCGTCCACGGACCCGACATACCGCCAGATCGCGCAGACGGTCGTGGTGCCCGCGGGCAAGCACTTCTTGAAGCACGTGACTATCGAAGTCACGGGCGTCACCCTCGGCGTGCCCGGTGTATCGCTGCTTGTTGACGATATCCAGGTCGTCGTCGAGACGCAGACGGGCATGACGCCCGCAGTCGACAACGTGCTCATGCGTCCTCAGACCGTGGACGCCGTGATCGTCGAGGACCCGACAACCTACGCACTTGGTCAGCTCGCCGCGTTGCTGCGTATGGACAAGGCCGTGCCTGCGTTGGAGGGTCGAACGATCCTCGAGCGTAAGGACCAGGATTACACCGCCGGGAATCTGCCGCCGGCGCTAGCGCTGTTCGGCCGTCTGTTCCAACTCGGATCCAAGTTGCTGGATTCGGAAGCTCACGCACTCAAGCCGCGTGTGTCCGCGGACTTTGCCGCGCTCGCGGGCGTGGACTTTACGCTCATGTGGGAATCTGGTCGTGAAGGTGAAGTTGCGGGTACGTACACGCAGCCTGTAACCCGTCTTTACACATCAAACGACGGGCAGTGGATTCACACGTCCAATGCCGCGTGGGGCGGCGCTACTTGGACCAAAGATGTCGCGGGGCAACCTGCCACCAAGTTCGGCATGGGCAAGGACGGACTGCGTATTCAAACGCGGGTCAGTGATGTCGCGTGGAATGATGCAGCATGGGCAGCCACGTACCGATTCACGAATCCGCTCGAAAGCGCATCCGACGCACGCACTCCGCGCATGACGATGACGGGGTTCGACGGTGCTTCTGTTAACGAGTTCACTCAGTTGTTCGCCCTCAATTTCACAGGGTACACGCTCCGACTTTACGTTGGGCACCTGACTGACAACGTCGACCTTGCTCTAACGTTCAATGCACAGTGGAACGGGACTGGCTGGGTCAAGGACACCTCGGGCAAAGTTTCAACACGTATCTACATAGGCTCTCTTGGTGCAACGTCTGCAGATACAAGCCGACTCAACATCTACCATCAGACGTGCAAGACGACGGATACGTTCCCAGAGTCTGATTGGACGGCGTCGCCGACCACGGCAACACCGACGGGAACGGGCGGCACGCTCATCACAGGACGTGTGTATGGCGGGGCCACGGCAACGGGCAGCACACCCAACCCGCAAGGCCGACTCACTGCAGCGCCTGACGGGTTTGGCGACGGCGTCACATCGTCCTCGTTCGTTATCGATTCGCTCGAGTGCATTGAGACCCCGAACGTCGCGGTAGGAACCTACGGCGACCTCTGGTCCAACGGCGGAATGATCTTCGAGGAGTTCTTCAACAACGTTGCGCCCAGCGGTTGGCAGGCCGCGACATCAGGCGCAGGTGTCGTCGAATTCAACTACGAAAACCTTTCTCGCATCCGGTTGAACCCAGGCGCTTCTGATTCGGCTGGAATCCGAACCAATGGATTGGTGTTTCAGGCTGCGTACAGCTCCTTCACGATCGAGATGCGATACGTCAACGTGCTCGGCAAGTCGCAAATCGGCTACATGGACAGCGCGGCAAATCCAGACATCGCGTTCTTGCAGGACAGTGCAGTTTACGGTGATGAAAATATCCGATTGGTCGTGCGTACAGGCGCCGGACTCCAGGTTCTCAACACCGGCATCAACGTTTCAACAATCGCGGATGACTGGGTCAAGATGCGTGTATTTGCACGCGGTGGAACAGGCCTGATCACAACAACATCCGTCTTCTGGCGTATCCAGGCCAAAAAGGGCAGTGGAGGCGGTGTGTTTACGCCAGGCGGAACTGTTGTCAATCCGGGCGCCGGTCGTGTGTGGCGTGCGGACGCTCAAAACGGCGCGTTGGTTGTCATCGATCGCGTGAGTCTTGGCGGCAAGAGCAACTTCTCGTTGTAAGAGGTGAAACATGTCCCACAGCATCAACATCGACCTGCTTGAACAAATCGGCGCGTGCCGCCCGCACTGCATCAAACTGCGCGAAATCTTCCCGAACGGAGTGGTCGCGTTTGATGCGGAACACTTCCCTGAACTTCAAGACAAGAAGGTTCAGGTCTTTTGGGGGACAGCGCTGCTGTCACGAGAGCAGCAAATAGCGCTCGCGCTGTCCTGGTACGACCGTGCCTTGACCGCTCAGACCCCGACGTGGAAGACGGCGCTCCGTACGTTGATCCAAACACCTGAACTGTCAGCCGCTGCGTTGCAGTTGAGTGCACGTCTCATTGAGCGTCGTGCGGTAGCCGCTACAGACGTTGCTGCTACTGCAACCGCGGGTGTTGGATACGCTGCTGCCGCATTCGCAGGCAAGTTCGCTGAGACGGTTCCGGACATGGAGCGGCTACTGGCCGCTGTGATGGTGTTGGCGCAATGGTGCGCGCAAGCTGCATCAGTCGCCGAATCGAAGACAATGGACGAAGTGCTCGACGAGTTTCGTTCGGACGTGTGGACTGCGCTCGAGAAGCACGGCCCGACTCTTCCTGCCTAAGGAACTTCACGAACGATCGGTTCGCCGCCACCACCGACCACCCGGCAACCAAACTCCACCCAGCGCACTCGCTTCCCTGCCCGGTGGAACTCGACAACGACGCCGCCCTGGCTGGGCAGCTCTTCGTTCATCGGCGTCTGCCAGTCGTACAGCGACTTTACGATGACACTGTCGTAGGCCGGATGGTCGCTCTCGTAGCAACCGAGGCCTTTCTGCAGGTAGTGGAACGCGTGCCGTTTCAACATGGGGGTCAGGCCCAGCTTGTGGTCGATCCGAGACGTCATCCTGCGCGCTTGGCGGTAGTCATGCCCCCGACCGTCTCAATGACGGAGAACTGCTCGTAGGTGAAGCTACCGATGTCACCCCGGCGAATCACCAGCTTGATGAGTCTCGCATTTGTCATGCAGCCATCACAAATGGCAGTCGCGGTCTTGCCCTTGGATGTGACGACGACGCCATCGTTGCTGGCGTCAAACGGCACGTTACAGTTGGAGCAAGTATGCATCTAGTACGTTTACCGCGCAATCACAACATGTTGCAAGCAGAACGAAACGAAACGACATCGTCCAACCAACGAACGAAGTCGGCGTAAGACATTACGCCTTTGGCCCGGTTACACAACGCACAACTCGGGACCGTGTTCGCGTTCGTATACCCGGTTGTATTATCGATTCGATCGATACCGTTGCACTTGATATGTTCCTTACGGGTGTTCCGCAACGGAGCCCTGCCGCAGTAGTGGCATTTATTCATTAGAAGACGGGCTGCGTCTTCCCAAGACAACTCCCAGACATGATTCCTACGTCGCGCATTCGTCATGTAGACGCCGATCACATGGTTAAGAGCAGGAACCACAGGGTCGGCGTATCGAAAAGATGTCGGCGGAGTTCTGAGTCCGTTTTGTCGAGACTTCGAACGCCGTAAACAACCACAACTCTTAGTTCGACCACTTTTCAAATGGTGCGCAGCCACGCGCGTGGTGTTTCCGCATTCACAGCGACATACCCACATGCAGCTACGTCCGTTTGGATTGGTCTTTTCTACAACCGTTAGTTTTGTGTAAATCTGTCCGGTCAGGTCAATGAAACGCATACCTTATGCAATGCTGCATGCGCCGCCTGCACATGCGGCCTCGCCCGTCAGGTTCGTGCCGTCTTCGGCCTCGAACACCGAGAGGTAGTCGATTGGCGTGTAGCTGGCGACCAACTCGTTCCAGCGTCGTTCTTGTGCCTCCGTTTTGACCGCCTCAAACGGAGCAAAGGCATAAAGCATGTCCCCGGAGTCCGGAAGTAGTGACACGCCTGTGAAGTCGTTACGGTGCGTCCACAGGTAGTCGGCAACCGACGCCCACTCGTCTGGACGGACGGTGATGGTGTTTGAGACGTTGTGCGAGAGTCCAGGTACCTGACTTGGACGAGTCGCTCCGGGGACCACCCAGTTTTGCTGGGTTGATCGCACTGTGTCCATGAACACCTCGGCCGAGAGGTCCTCTTTGAGGGCTGCACCCTCAGGGGCCTCGACCGGAAATTCAATGACCCACTTTCCGTCCGGTTTACGAACACACATTGCAGGGTTCACTGTTTGGAACGCTTGGAACACAGTCTCAAGAGCGTCAGCGGTGACGCGACGGATGTAGCGCCGTGCGTGGTGTGGATGGATGCCCGAGCCGACGTTGCCTAGCTCGAGAGACGTCGTGCCTGACGGCTTCACGCACGTCGTGCGCGCTGCCTGATTGATACCAAGGAGAGCGGCGTACTCACGGTTCCATTCGACAACCTGTGCGGCAACCTTGCGCTGGAACTCTGGGTCACACGCGATGTGAGGCGCATCCTGCATCCCCGTCATGCCGATGCCGAGCAGCGCATCACGACGGACGATCGCTTCGGTGACCTTGCCCAGAAACGGCATATCGGTGTACGTCGCCTGCATCGTGCCGATGAGCGTTGCCGCCCAGGCAGCCTCGGAGAAGTCCTCGAATGAAGTGAGCTTCGCCGCGTTGATCTCGCAGAGGTTGCACATCGCCCAGCCGGTTGACGTCGAGCCGTCGTCATTGACGAGGAGCGGGTCGAGGCCGATTTCGGCGCAGGGGTTGGTGACGTGGTTGTAGTCGCTGACGAACAGGACGCCTGGCTCGCCGAAGTTCCGCGTCATCCCGAAGATGCGTTTGAACTGCTTCTCCTTGACCTCGTCACGTTTGAGCACGACGGAGTTGTTGGCGTTGGCCAGCCATGGTTCCTTGGCGTACCAATCACGGTCCGTCTTGATGTGCATCAATTCGCTGTCCTCGATCGAGAACAAACAGATCATCGCACTGCGACGAATGCCGCCCGAGAGCACAGCATCTGCCGCGTGGCACAGGATGCGATGGCATTCGACGGGACGGAGCTGCCGGCCTTGCGCGCTGTGGAGGATCTTGCGGATCTGTTCGAGGGCGAGCTTGAGCTTGCGATGTCCGGGTGCTCGGCCGCCGCTGGTCTTGAGCGGCGTGCCTGCCGCACGGATTTGGTTGTACGCGAATTCGACGTGGTAGCCGCCGATGTAGCCGTTGATCAACGCATCGAGTGCGTTGGCCCAGCCTTCGATAGTGTCGTCGATGAGGTGGTGGACGACCTTCTTCTCGTCGACGTCGGCAAGTGCAGGCAACTTCTCGACGTGCTCGATCTGCACGGAGTACCCAACACCGCAGCCTGATAAGAGCAGGAACATCGCTTCAGCGAAAACGCGAGGGCGGTCAACGAGCGATGCGGAGCAGTTGTAGATGCGGTTGTGGTTGGCTTCGATAGCTGTTCCGCCAAATTGCATCGAACGCATCGACGGAAGAACTTCTTTGCGACGGACTGCTTCGTGCGCTCGTTTGATGAGCGGCAGCAGTTCGGGTATGTGAGCGAAGCGCCGCAGGTGCATGCCTTCTTCGCGGTCGACTGTCTCGTCGTAAACTTCGCGGCGCAGCAGATCGGGGACGTACCGTGCGTACTTGCTCGCGTGGATGTAGTCGGCGACCGCGGTAGCGTCAGGCTTGCGTTGGGCTGCGCGCGCCTCGGTCCGCTTCTGACGGTAGATGATGTACGCCTTGGCAACCTTGAATTGCTTGGCGCGCATGAGCGCAACTTCGACGGCATCCTGAATCTGCTCGACGTTGGCGATGTCCGCACGCAGCGTTGCTGCAACGAACGTTGCGACGCGCTGGAGTCCTTCCTCGTCGACAGCGCCTTCAGCCTCCAACCACGCTTTCCGCACCGCGCTCACAATCTTTCCCACGTCGAAGGGCTGAACCGTTTGTCCATCGCGCTTGCGCACGGTTCCTGGTTGAATGACGGGAAGGGTGAACGTTGTGTCAGCAGATTGCACGATGGGGCTCCTTCGGTTGTCAGATCGCGTTCTTGATCAAACGACGCAGGTGGCGTCGGGGCTTCTTGTTTTTCCCGGGGTTTCGAAGCGTATGGAGAACGTCCATTTCGCAACGATGACGGGCAATGTTCTTCGCATAGGTCCGAGCGATACAGGCCAAAAAAAAGGCGTCGGCTTGATCGTCGTTGGCACCGAAATCGTGGCCCTGGCTGGCGGCTGCAGCCAGCATGGCGTCCTTGCTAGCGTGAACCGATCCCGTAGCAAATTTCTTGACAAGCACGGGCGCTACCACGACGTAGGGAACGTGGTGCTCGTGGAGCAGCACTTTGAGGACTCCGCCTATCTCGCCGAGTTCAAACACGCGCCCCACAGAATCATAGGAGTAGCCCTCCAGCGTCGCAAACTCGACGCCGGCGAGAAAGTTCGCCACTGCGGTCTTGATGTAAACCAGGCGTTCTCCGTCCCGGAGGTCGTCTGTGGTGACCGTTGCGGACGCAACCAGGTCCCCTGCATCCGAAAGGATGCAGATGCCGGTGCCCGTCAGCGATTGATCGATCCCCAGGAACGCCATGCCACCCTAAGAGCCTGCCACCCTATAATTTCCAGGCGTAGCGTCGCAAGCAAAGCGCGCTCGCATCACCGAAAAAGTTGGGAGATCTCGTGGTTAGTTTCACGCTTCACCAAGTTACGGCCATTGTTGATGGGCCGGCGTACCAGGTAACCAACGAGGTCACTGCTGCAACCGGCGCGAGTGTCGCAACATACGTGTTCAAAACAGTTGACCAGGCGTTTAGCCACTACGCAACGCCTGCTGATATGACACAGTGGCCTGACAGTTATGCCTTGGCACAGCTCGCGGGAGCGGCCTTCTACCGCTTGCCTAGTGTCATCCGGACATGGGACACCGTGGTCCTTATGAACGAGGACTTGGCCATGTCGCTCCGGAGGCTTCAGTTCCTCGCGGACGAGATGAACGCTCAGCAGGGCGCTCTCATCGTGGACCGTACAACCCTGGTTCAGGGAGCCTGAGATGGCTCTCTTTGAACAAGAGCGGCACGTCGAACTGGTCGAGAGCGCTGATCAGCTCTTCTTCGTTACGAGCCGGATAGTGTCTGCGGTTATCCCGGACCAACTCCCGCACCTGAACGTTTTTGTTCTCTCGGTTTCCAACGTCCTCGACCCGACCCAAGACGTGCTCGCTCGCGTTGCCAACCTGGCAGACCTTACGCTGATCCCAATTGGACGGGACCCTGGGATCGCTGCTCCCGGGATCAACGGCATCGAGTACCTGGCCGATACATCAACGAGTACGTACACCACCCTCGAGACCGCCAACGATGCGGCCGTGGCCTTCCAGGACCGCGTCAACGCGCTCATCCAAGCGTGGATTACGTTCCGAACCGAGTTCAACGCGCCTGAGCCGACACCCGCGCTCTACACGTTCCCCACTGTCGATCCGTCTCAGTTGAACGCGTTGATTGCAGCGTACGCCGCAGCCAAGCAATTCGGCTACGCCCAGCTACAAACGAAACTCGCTGCTGACAACACGCTGCTCCTTGCACAAGCGGATTTCACATACAAACAAAGCCTGGTCCAAGGTGCGACGACCACGGTTTCTGACACGACCAATGTCAGCAACAAGTTCATATCTACGGTCACGCAGTACGGCTCGCTTCTCACCGCGGCCAACACGTTCTACTCGTTGAACACGGGTGGCGCTGGTGCCGCGGCAATGGCCGCTGCCATCTCGACGGCGAATGCTCAACAGACGGCCATGCCGGGCTACCTGGCGGACGCGTTGGCTGCGATCACCAATGCCACCAGCTATCTGACCAATCGTCAAAACGACATGAATGCGGCAGGCACGGTTCAAGCAACCGCGCAGTCCAACGCCATCACACAGACGCAACTTCTCACGGCTGCGAACGCGACAACGACTGCGGCTCTTGCGGCAGTCATCGCCATCTGTCCAGATTTCGACGCGACGACCATCGCGCTCGTCCCGGGCTGATCAAAAAAAACCGGCGCCCGCAAGAGTAACGCGGGTGGAACGTTGCTCTACACGGTGGGAACCGTGGCGTGCGCCGGCCAAAAGAGGGCTGGTGAAACAGGACAAGTGTCGGGCAGAAACGACACCCTATATCACCACGTTCATGTGTCTGCCAACCACACAAACGTTTGCCCAAAACGCTTACTTCATCACACGAATCTGCCACACCAGCTGCTTCACTAGAAGCGCAATTCCTGACGTCAGCGCTGCGTCTGCATCTTCGAGGATCTGAGACAGCTCTTCTTCGGTGAATCGCCGGTCAACCCTCTGCAGTTCGCGCGCAAGCTTCTTCAGGCGTGTCGCGGCGCATGCACTCACGCTGCGATTTTCTCCTTGGGCGGGGCGAGCAACAACTGGCCGGCGATCTCCTCCAGCTCGAGTCGACGCTCTGCCGTCGGAGCGCTCTTGGCGAACCACGACACCGCGTTCGAGAGACGCGCTTGTGTGGTTCCACGCGGTAGCACCTCGACGTCTCCGTCCATGAAGACCTCCTTGATCTTGTCGACCTCGCCCTTGAGCAAGCCCATCTTGGGCAGCTCCTGCCACGCCTGCTTCGGGTCGATGCGCGTCTCGAGTGCTTCACCGATGCAGCCCACGAGCGCGTTCACCTTGTCGGGTGCGAGCACCTGCTGGACCATGTCCTGAATGGCCGAGACCTGTGTCTTGGTGTCGAGCAGGTAGGTCTCCTTGCTGAACTCCATGTCGTCCGACAGACGTTTGCCGAGGTGAACTTGGCGCATGACCTGCTCGAGGGTCGCCGTGTTGGTGCACACGAGACGCGTGCAGAACGCGTTGAGCCCGAGCACACCCTTGCCGAAGTCGGAATTCGACAACTGCAACCCGAACGCAAGGACCTCCTCCATGCCACGCTTGGCCGCCGGCTGAAACACCATCGGCAAGATGGCCTTCACCGCCCAGCGCAGGTCACCGCCAATGCCCTCGACAGGCACCGCACCGATCTTTCCACACGCCTTCGCGAACGCTTCGATGATGGGTCCCGAGTCCATGCGCTTGAACGAGTTCGACAGCACGCCGCGGACCTGGTCATTGACCGACCGGACGAGGAACTTCTTGTTCTCCTCCTCCTTGAAGATGCGTGACAGGTTCTCGACGATCAGCTCGCGGCCGTAGGGCCTCTCGAGCAGACGGTTGACGTAGGTACCAGGGACGCCGGCGCGCTCGCAGACTTGGTCGAGCGCGTTCTTGTGCAACCCCTCCTCGAAGTAGTTCTTGGCCTTCTTGTTGCGCAAGCCCATCACGATGGTCTTGGTGTCATTGCCGTCGACCATGAACTGCAGCGACGTCGAGTCGGCAACCCGGTCAACCGGCGTCTCGCGCTGGACCTTCTCGATGACGGACATCGCAGATGCCTGCGTCTTGTGGATCATCTCCTCGAGCTTGACCTTGAAGCCTGCGGTGGCCTCACCGAGAGCTACGTCGTAATCCTTTTCGCTGTGGTGGATCATTTTCTTCTCTTTTTCTTCTTCTTGGTGAATTCGATAACGCACCATAGGCACGTCACGATTTGATGTGATTTACGGGTCTTGCCGATGCGTGGATGTTCTGGGGACCGATACATGGAGATTCCGCAGTGAATGATCCCTCTGTCATCCATCCAGTTCATGTCTCAGCTCTTATAGCGCTCGTTGTGTTCCGGGTCGCAGACGATGATCTCGCCGTACCCCTCGTGGAAATGCTCGCTGTGTTGAGGTGTCACGAGCCACAACACCGGAATTTCGTGAGGTAGATGGTTCTGAGGGTCGACGGCAGGCGCATAACCGTCCGTGTAGACCACGACGATGTCGGGCATCTTATCGTCGTCCTTGGTGTACTGTTTCATGTGGATGAAGTACGCGTCGAAATCCGTACCACCACGACCCACCATGTTCTTGGGAATCTCATCGCCAGAATGCAGCAAGACGTCCATATGTGTCGCAGCATCGCCCTGCATGTAACGAATCTCCATGTTGTCATCAACCGCGAGCATGTGCTGTAACTCGCTCTTGACGATTTCAAGTGACTCCGTAGACATTGAGCCAGACGTATCGACATAGAGAAACACGCGCCACGCTTTGTCCCGTACGCGGCCAGGCGTTGGGATGATGCAGACGTCTTCCTCCGCCAAGGCCAGCAGCATGCGGTTGGGTTGCGCAACGCTCCGGCGATACTTCGACGTACGCGACATCCGTGCTCGCGTCGCAAAGATTTCCCACCACGGAACAATCGGCTCAGCCAGGTAGGCCTCGAGCCACTCCTGCATACCGCTCGGCAACGTCCCGCGCCCGACGCCGCCCATGGAACGAACGACCGAACGCATTGTTTGCTTGAGTTGCTCGCGGATGCGGTGTGCTTGAGAAAGCAGCTCGTCGGACGTCAGGTCCTTGAATGTGGAACCGCCGAACCCTTGCCCTTTCCCGTCACCGGGTTCCTCACCCGGTTTGCCGTCGCCGCTACCTGCGCCCTGGTCCTGCCCGTCGTTTTCGTCTTCGCCCTTGATCCACATCGAGTGGTCGGTGCCCCCGAGCAAACTCTCGATGTCGATGACCTTGACCTTGCGCATCAAGGACCACTGGTAGAACTCGAACGATCCTTCGAGCGGTAGATCGAACTTCTCCGGCAGACACATCCCGTTGCGCGGATTGTCGGGGGCCTCCGGGTTCTTCTCCTTGATCATCTTGATCACGAGAGCTTCGGTTTCGTCGAACCCTTCATGTTTTCGCAGCATCGTGTTGATGGCGCAGTCCATGCTGACGTTGGCCACTGCACCTGCTTTGGTACGCTCCAGCTCACTACGACAAAGCGCCAGCAGTTCGAGGTAGCGCGGGATGTGGTCGAGCATCAGATGCAACATCTCGTGCTCGAGGACGAACAACGCCGACTTCAAGGTCAGGGCGGCGATGAACTCCGGGTCGTAGAACAACACCGCACGACCCTCGCGGATACCCACAGCAATGGTGCCCATCCCCGGACGTGCAACGCGTTCCAGGCTCGAAGCCAGACGTCCGTAGAAACTTTTCTTCTGGATTAGATAGATGAAGAATTCTGAAAGTTTCAGTTTCATGTTATCCACTGAGTTGATGGGCGGCGGTGGTAATCCCGAACGCAACCGTGCACGGGAGTGGTATCTCGTAAATCGAGAACGAGGCATTGCTCGTTCCAAGCAATGGGTTCTAGATAACAAAGAGACGCGCAAAGAGAATATGCGCGCATGGCGAGAAGCAAATAGATCGCGCCTACGGCAGTATTTACGAAATTGGTTTCTCGTACATCCTGAGAAAAACCGAGAATACAGCCTTCGATATAGTTACCGCGCGTGTACAGCCCCGGGGTTCGCAACCGCCGAACAAATTGAAGCGAGGGTCGCCTTCTTTGGAGGGGTCTGCGCGTATTGCGGTGGTACGTACGATCATCTTGAGCACGCGATTTCATTGTCGCGTGGTGGGACGAACTGGCCCGCGAATCTCCATCCAGCCTGCCAACGTTGCAACCTGGCGAAGGGTGGCCGCACCATCTTTGAATTTCTTGATTGTTCACCTAAACGCCTATAATTGCAGCATGGCCGTTGTGGACCAGTTCTCTGACCCTGTGATGGCGCACCTCGTGCGTCGTGTTTCCGACCGTCCGAAGCTCGCCGCCGCGATCCAGGACTTCGACGTGGACGGTGAGGAGTACGACAAGCTCCCCAACACGGCGTTCGCATGGTCGGAAAAGCGAGCTTTCCCTGTTCACACGCGCGAGCATGCGATGCTCTCGCGGGTCTACAGCGAGGGCCTTCCGAACCTCCCATCGCACGTCACTCGAGCCATCAAAGAGGCCTGCGAGGTCTACAACGTCGACGACACTCTCTACGCGCGCCCCAAGGTCGCGGCAGCCGTCGAGTCCCCCAACGCGTTTCTCCTGCCCGACATTCGCCGGATCCGCGTGACGCAGGCCAGCCACGTCAAGCTTGCCGAGGAGAAGCTTCGTAACGAAGGCAAGAACCTCTCCATCGAGCATCGTGCGCTCGCGAGTCGTCGCCTGGTCGAGAAGGCTGCGTTCTACGGTGTCAGCGTACGTGACGAGATCCGCAAGATGGCGGGTTTGACCGTCACCGATCGTCAGCCGTTGGTCGACTGGCTTGAGGCACGCCGCGAAGCCGCGCCCATCGAACACAAGGACGGCTACCAGAAGCTCGCCAACGCCGTGAAGCGTATGCCGCTGGAGCTTCGCAATCGCCAGGAACAGATCAAGCTCGCTGAAGCCATCGGTGAAATGGACCAGCTCTCTGGACTCGCGCGTCACTACGATCGCAAGCTGCCCGATCCGCTGATGACGGTGTTCAACTCGAGCAAGGTCGCCGGCCAGGGTGTCACCCTCGCAGGCCGCTTCCTGCCGATCGATCGCGTCGCGTCGTACCCCTCGACGTTCTACTCCGACATCCTCGGCCCCGACATCGTTCGCGAAGCGTCCGACAAGGCGGGTCACATGGACCACCAACGCCTCGCGCAGGTGCTCGAGACACTGCCCGTCGACATGCAGCGCATGTTGTCGGCGCAGATGCGGTAGAGGTCTTGCGTGAGCAAAGACCTTCTCCGTGATCCGGACACTGCCGCCATTGTTCTGATGAAAGCCGCGTATGGATTGCTCGGAGACTTCCTTGCGTGGGAGCCCGAGTCGATTTGGCTCGAACTGCAACATCAGGGTGTTGAGCTGCCCGACGGAAATCGGGCCAAGATCATGGCGGCGTTGACGTTGCGCCTCGTCCCCTCGTTCTACTGGGACGCCATCACGTTCGAGAAAACGGCCATCGCCTTCGACGGTTCTCAGCCCAATCCCGACACGCTCGAAGAAGCATCTCCTGCCCGTCTTGCCTGGGCCGTCACCGAGGCGGCCTGGATCCTTCGTGCATCGAAAGACGCGTCGTGGGAGTTCAATAACGAGCCGCGTGGCTACGCCGGCGTGATCTTGAACCGTGCAGGGTTTGTACTCGCGCCTGAGCAGCTCGCGTTCGCACAGCCTGCGTTGAATCGAGAACGTCACCACACGCACCTCATCGACGAGGTCAAGGAACGCTGGTCTCACGTCAGCAAAGACAACCTCACGGCGCTGAGCCTTCAGGAAACACCTGTCGATGTTCAGATCGCCCGTCTCGCGGCGGTCGAACTTCACGTCCGTGAACGTCGAGTTCAAGCTGAACGGGATCTGGCTCGGGTTACATGACGTCACGACGGGCTGGCGTCCAACGCTGCCTTCTGCGCCGCGATCTTGGCGTGGTGCAGTCTCTTGAGACCGTCCATGAAGTTGGGCTCCTGCCCCAGCTTTTGGTTCAACGTCTGGAGGAAGCTCTTCGCTTCGTTGCCCATCCGGTTGGCTTCGTCCGTCATCTTTTGGATGAACGAGACCAGGATCTCCTCGGGCAGATCACCGATGAAGATCGACAGCTGCTTGACCAATGCCTCCGGCTTCTTAGAGAGGTCCGAGAAGAGGCGAGTGGCCAGACCCATGGCCAGCTCGGTAACCTTGTCGAGCCGACCTTCACCGTCCTTTGGGATGTAGGCTTTGAAGCGCCGACGCGTCTCCGAGTCGATGCCGTAGTTGTTCAGCACATCGTCGGGCGTGACGACGAGTGTGTTGTCTCGAACGAAATCGAGGAACGCGGTCGCCGATGCAGAACCCACCGCACCTGCGATCGCAGCTCGACCGATCGAACTGTTCAGCGGAATCTTTGCTTCGTCGAACTGAACACACAGACGCGAGACCGTCTCCCAGGTTGCAGGGCACGCGAACGCCTTGCCGGCCAGCGCAGCTTGGTCGTCGTACCCATGGCTTGGCTGAGCGCCGAGATGCCCGATGACGTGCTCGTGGAACTCTGCGTCGATGGCGTACTTCATGAAGTCGCCGTAGTTGTACGCAACACCGATCGGCAAGAGCCGGCGTCGCATCGCGGGGTCACGCTCGAACTCGTTGACGTTCATCCCGCCGCCCGACGGGTTCATCGTCACCACGATCTGGATGCAGTCGAGCAGCTTGATGTCGCCGATCATGCGGTCGCCGATCAGAACGAAAGCAGCGCGCGTGACCGACTTGTCGACGGCGCGATTCAGTTCTTCGATCGAGAGAATCGGGCACTGGTCCTTGGGAACCTTGCCCTTGTACTTCTTGGTCACCTCCGCGGCCCACTCGATGAGCGGCTGAAACAGGCGCGGCACGCGTTGGTCGAAATACAGCTTCGTGTCGGCGGCCGTGGTCGGAATGAAGAAACCTTCCTGCGTTGCGGTCGGCATGTGGAGGGCGACGTAGGGAACGCCCTTGCCGCCGTTCCTGCGTTTCGCCACCTGCGTCGGGATCGCGGTCTTACCGATGCCCGACGGACCGATCGCGCACACCACGTTGCGCGTCCCCGCATTCAGTTCAATCAGCTCTTCGAAGACGCGGGGCGTAACCATCTCGACGCCGAGCTTGGATGCGAAGGTTTCTTCCATCGACGTCTTGGTGTCAGCTTTGCTCATTTCATTCTCCTAGGTTCCCGTTGATATGTCGGAAGAGGTTTATCGTTCAACCATCGCGCAGGGGATGTTCTACGTCGACGGCAAGCCGTTGTCGCTACAGGACTACCCAATGTTCGGCGCGGTCTACGACGGTAAGTACCCTCGGCTTCTGTTGAAGACGGGGCGGCAGGTCACCAAGTCGACCACCCTGGCCGCGTTCATGATCGCCGAGGCGGTCGCGACGCCAAACTTCAAGTCCTACTACGTTTCACCGACGCAAGAACAGACTCGAAAGTTCTCGCATACACGCGTTGCCAAGATCCTCGCGTACAGCCCCGACCTTCGGAGGGGGTTCGTCAACGCGAATTCGATCGACAACGTGCTTCTGCGTATGTTCACAAACGGTTCCGAGATGGCGTTCACATACGCTCTCGATGATCCGGACCGTGCACGTGGTTACTCGGCAGACCGATGCAACTTCGACGAAGTGCAGGACATCCTTTACGAGTCCGTCATTCCCGTCATCGAAGAATGTTTCGATTCACGTACAGAAGTTCTATGTAAACGAGGTTGGATTTCTGTAGCGGAAGTAAATCTCGCGGACGAAATTGCGGATGTCGACGAAGACGGTCGAATCGAGTGGCATCATCCGACGCAACTGATTCAGAAACGCCATACAGGTCAGATGGTTTCGTTCAATCACGACCAAATGTCTATCCGTGTGACCGGCGACCATATGATGTGGGTGCACCCGAAGGGCGAGACACGGTCCATGTCGCGAGCATCGTGGCGGTTCTCGAGTGCTCGCAGTATCGCAACAGATAAAGGCGAAGCATTTCGACTAACGGGTCCCGCAGGCCTTCGGACATCAACAACACCACTTCGTCGAACGTTTCCCGGCATTTTAGGTGCGCACGGTCAGAACGCTCACGGAATCGATTTACCCTACGATGCCTTCGCGCGTCTTGTTGGTTGGTATCTTTCGGAAGGCTCTATACGTTGGGCTAAACGTAGAGGTGTTAAGACCTGTCCACGCCCCTGTATTACACAAAGCGAGGGGCGCTACCTGTCGGATATTATCGAAACGATCGAGCGTTGCGGGCTAACGTATTCCATCGCTTCGAACTCGAAAAAACCGTACATCAAACACGTTACGATCAACTCGCGAATTCTCGGTGAGTATTTTCATCGTCTCGGAAACACCTTTGAAAAGTACATTCCCGACGAGTTCTTCATGTCGGAGGACCTACTTCGCCAAGTGCTCGCAGGCATTTACCTCGGAAATGCAACTGCCCGAGAAGGTATGTCTTGGGACCGTTGGACGTTGTTTACCGTTTCCAAGTCTTTGGCCGACAGTGTCCATCGCGCTTGGACCTTGTGTGGACGGTCACCTAATCAACGTGTACGTGAATACGTGCCTGACAAGATCGCTTACGAAATATGCGCTTACGTCGACAATTTCTTTGTCTTTTATCGGCGCAAGAACAGTACAACTACTGAACACGTAACAGATGAGCCCGTGTATTGTTTTACGGTTCCTCATCATCGGCCTGTCGTCCGCGGCGGTCCAGGACTGCGTCCGCTCATTACAGGTCAGTGTATGGCTAACTCGCCATATCAGTATTCGGCCTACGCAGGCACACCCAAGACGATGGAGAACACCATTGAGTTCTTGTGGTCTCAGTCGTCGCAGACCGAATGGTGCATGCGGTGCAAGGGGTGTGGTAAGTGGACGTTTATCGACAGCACCAAGGGCTTGGGTAAGCTGGGTCCTATCTGTATTGGTTGTGGTACCTATCTCGACCCTCGTAAGGGTCAGTGGGTCGACATGTCCAAGGACAAGGCTGTTGGCATCAAAGGCTTCCACATCTCCCAGGCGATCATGCCTGTCAACGTGCCCGCGTCATGGCAGCCGGGGTCCGTGGGATACGAAGGGGCCCTCGAGCGTTGGGGAAAGCTCCTCTACAAGATGGAATCGCCTCTCTATGGCGAGTCCCGTTTTCTAAACGAGTGCATCGGCGTCAGTACGTCGACAGGTGTTCGTCTTCTCACCAAGGAGATCCTCGAAGCCCTGTGCGACGAGAATCACGAGATGACGCGGTTGCCGCTGCCCCTTTCCAAGGAGGGCATCGTTCGCGTGACTGCCGGCGTCGACTGGTCTGGCGGAGGCGCCGAGATCAAGGGCAGCGAAGGTATGTTCAAGTCGCGCACGGTGCTCCATATCTGGGGCCAGCTCGCCGACGGTCGTCTCAAGACGCTCTTCTACAAGATCTTCCCCAACGGTCACGCGGTCGGCTGGGTCGACGAGATCGTCGAACTGTGCAACGCATGGGGCGTCCAGATGTTGGTCGGTGACGCCGGTGAAGGCGCCATCGGCAACTCGTACCTGCGTGCGAAGCTCGGAGACCATCGCGTCACGTCCATTCGTTACATGTCGCTGTCGAAGCCGTACGAGTGGAACCCGAACGCGATGGTCTACAGCGCCGACCGCACCACAATGATCGACAACTTTGCGCGACAACTGCTGCACAAGCAGATGCTCTATCCGAACCTGAAGCAGGCAAGTCCGGCTATCAACGACATCCTCAACGTCTACGAGGAGGTCACGATGCAAGGCCGTAAGGTGTGGCGTCACGCGCCCACGCAGCCGGACGACTGCCTGCACGCCCAGCTGTTTGGCTGGTTCGCACACATCATCCTGACGCAGAACTATCGGTTCCTGTAGTCGTCAGTGCACAGTTGGGAACACCGTGTTGTACATCTCCATCAACTTCAGATAGACGCCGCGACACGCCTTTGCGTCACCCATCGCACGGTGAGCTTCATGTTCAATACCGAAGTGTGCGGCCAGCGTGACCAACTTGAGGTTGGGGACGTGTCCTGCCTTCAGGAGGGGTGTGGCCAGTGCGACGGTATCGATCTTGTGGTAGTCGCCGTTCCAGCGCTGGCCACGCGCAGCCATCGCCATCTCGAAGAATCCCCAGTCAAAGGGAGTGTTGTGTGCGACGAAGACAGAGTCACGTCCCATCCCCAACATCGTTACCATTGCAACATCGAGATTGATGGCCTCGGATGCCCACTTCTCCGTGTTGTAACCATTGACCCGCGCTGCCCCGGGATCGACCGGCTTCTTCGGGTGGACCTTCGTGTGGTACTCGTTGAGGACTTTTTGTCCTGACGGGTCCGTCACGATACAGGCCACCTCGACCATGTCTGCGGCAGCAGGATTCAATCCTCCTGTCTCACAGTCGAAGAAGAAGAGGTTGCAGTCCTTCATGGCAGGGCGTTGTGGCATAGGTCCTCAGCTAAAGCTTATACCGTAAACGTGGCGTTTCTAACAATCACGCTTTAGCACTAACGACGGACGCCAGCGCAGCTTCTTCTTCATCTTCCCGCAGCTCCTCCAGGGACTCTTCATCGAGAACCTGGAGGAACTCCTGGTCAAGCGTCATCGGCTTGGGCGGGTTTCGAGCGATGTAGTCCGCCAAGGCGATCGTCTCGCCGTAGTTGGACCCCACGCTCACGTCGTGTGCGAACGCGACCGGCAGCCATGGGAACTTCTGGCTGACACGTTCCACGCAGTAGTAGTCGAAGAACGCTTGAGCCTGCCCGATGTACTTCTTCTTGATGGTTCCGACGATCGAGTCGTGAACCGTAATGCAGCAACGACCGCCGAGCTGTCCAATGTTCTCGAAGATTTCAATGAGCTGCGCCACAACGATGTCTGACGACGTCGACTGAATCTTCATGTTCTTGCCACGCCGTTCAGCTTGGCCACGGAAAAAGCCGTTGACCGTCTGGAGCGGGAACCGACGGCGGCGCCCGAACAAGGTCTCGACGAAGCCCTTCGTGTGGATCTGAGCCACGACCTCGTCCATGTAGTTCTTCAGGGACGGGAAGCGGTTGAACAGCTTGTCGATGACGTTTTGTGCAGCCTCTTCCGAGATGCCGGCGGTCTCGGCAATCTTCTTCGCCATAGCGCCGTAGAGAATGCCGAACACGACGCGCTTGACCGTGGTGCGCGTCTTGGACATCTCGTCACTGATGTCCTTCTGGGCCTCGACCTCTTCGTAGGGAATCCCGAAGATCTCCTGCGTGAACCAGCTGTGAACGTCGAGTCCCGCGTTCAACGCCGTGATGAGTTGTTCGTCGGGCGCATACGCCGTGAACACGCGAATCTCGGCGCCCTTCCAGTCAACGTTGAAGATCAGCTCCTCCTCGGGGTCGTCCGGGATGAAGATCTTCTTGATGTTCACACCTGCCAGCTTCTTGGGCTGGTTCTGCATGTTGACGTTCGACGAAGACAGACGTCCCGTCGACGTGCCGTGCAAGTGGAAGCTGGTGTGCAGGTAGCCGTCGTACTCAGACAGTGCCTTAATGTCGTGAACGAAGCCCGTCAGTGCCTTGTGCGCAGCACGGTACTCGAGCAGCGTCTTCGAGAACGGACACTTCATGCGTTCGACGAACGCCTTGAGCATCTTCTTGTCGGTCTTGTACTTGTTCGATTTCTTGTTCCGCTCGATCCAATCCTCTGCGTAAGCACGCCGTCCGCCCTCGGGCTGCGGTACGCCGATGCCGTAAAGGATCGTCGCGATGTCTGCCGTGGAGTTTGGGTTGAATTCGATCCCCTTGGCCTTCTTGTCGGGGTCCCACATGCTCGCAAGCATGGCCTTCTTCTCGTCAACAATCTTGGCGAGGTCGATTTCGAGCTTCTCGATGTAAGGCCGATCGACACGAAAGCCGTCGAACTCCATCTTTCCAAGCACACGCGAGGCCGGCACGCAGTGGGAGGACATCAGGGCGCGCGCGTTCTGCTGGAAGCCCTCTTGCTGCATTCGCACAAACTGGTGACGCAGGAGACGTCGCGTCAGGTCGGTGTCGACGGCGGCATAGATGAGCAAGGTGTCGAGGGCAACGCGTTCGTAGCCTTCGTCCATCGATCGCTTCTTGCGGTCGCGCTTGGTACCAAACAAGTAGGACTCTAGTTCCTTTTTGCTCAGCTCCATCGTCAGGCCGTCTTCGATACCCGGGATGCCTTTCTTCGGTTTGCCCTTGCGTGTCTTGATGAGCACGGTGCGGACACCTTCTTCTTCGGGCGTCAGCTGCTCCGCCAGCTCCTGCACCTTGTCGGCGTAGTTGCTGAACATCGGGAAGTAGCTGCGACCCAAGACCTTGAGGCCGTAGGAGCCCGTCATGTCCTCGCGCAGGAGGTGCTCGCCGAGCAGCGAATCCCACGCGACGTTATTGACGCGCCAACCATGTCTCAGCTCGATCATCTTGAGATCGAACTTGGCGTTGTGGAAGACCTTGGGCTTCGCACACTCGAGCACTCGCTGAACGTGCCCGATGACTTCTTCCAACTCCTCGTCCGTCCACGTCGCTTCCCGATGGAACAACGGAATTGCGGTCGCCCGTCCTGTGTCCCATGAGAACGAGATGCACAGGATCTTGGCGTCCTTGCGATGAGGATTGACGGTGTTGGTCTCGGTGTCCACCGCGAGCGCGCATTGCGATGCGGTCTTGGCGCCCTCGACCACGTAGTCGATCATCGTGTCGCAGATCTCTTTGACCTCCGCCACCGTTTGCGGAATCCGGTAGTCCTTGGTGACCTCTTCGATAGTCGCGTGCGTTCCCGCTTCGTCGACGCCGCCGGCGATACGCACCGCACGGACAACGTCGGCATAGAACAGGTTGTAGAGGCCGGTCTTGGCCACAAGGTGTTTCGTCGAAAACGTCGGCAAGACCTTGTAGGTCCTGCCTGCAACGTCGATGTCGAGAAGCCGCCCGCGCGACTCCATGAACCTGTCGCCTTTATAGCCCAGTGACTTGAGTGCGGTTGCACCAAACGCCACGACGATCGTGGGTGATCGATCGAGCAGCTCACGTTGCAGGTAACTCGAGCACTGGCGAATCGTGCCAGCCGACGCAGTCGCGTTCTGATCGCGACCCTCTTCGACCTGGCACTTGACTGCGTAGGTGTCCCACTTCGACAGGTGGTTCATCTTCAGATTGCCGCCCGAGCGTCTGTCCAGCTCCTTCAGTTCCTTCCATACATTGCGGATGATGCGACCACCGCGTCCGTAGAACACCTCCTGATTGTTGGTCGACCAGGACGACGGCGACTCGGACACGAACATGATGTCGACTTTGCCGCGTGTGCCCTGCCCGAGAACCCGCTGCTTGGGCAGCAGTTCGCAGTTCTGGCAGCCGAAGCCTTTGGTCTTGTTCTGACTGTCCGGGTCCAACGACGGATTGTCGATTGGAATGACCGGAAGCTTGATCTTCTTCTCGGCCACTACGTTTCCTCCGGTGTTGGCGGCATAAACATACTCTACGCGACGATTTCTCCGTCGTCTGTTCCTTGTGCTTTGTTCGGGTCGATCTCGGCCACCGTATCAACAGGCGTTGCAACCTTCGCCATCGCTTCGTCACGACGTGCGCGGGTTGCATCGAGCAGGTGCTTGATCGAGAACACCGAAATCAGATCGATGGGCTGACACGGTCCCATCACATCGACCAGACGTTCCAGCACACGGGCACGCTTCACTTCATCGTTGCCGATGTGATGAGGCGAGCGCTCGGACACTTGCTTGAGGAACGTTGGGGTCTCGGTGCGGTACCGCGTCTGCGCCAAGAGGCCCTGCGAAGCCTCGACCCAGTTCACGACGAGCCACTCCATCTTGGTATCGAGATAGACGCCCTTCTTGGTCTTGTTGATGTCGTCGAGCTTGTTCAAGTCGCCGAGCATCACGCGAATGGTCGTCATGCCGGACATCTGGTCCTGCGTGCCGACCGATGCTGTCTGGATGGCTGAGCCCAGGATGGTCTCGAAGATCTGCTCGTTCTCGGACGTCGTCTTGAGCCGTGCAAGCTGCTCGCGACGTGACTCCGCGAAGTCGTAGGCGAACTGCTGGTAGTTCGGAATCGGGTTCTCGCCTCCACGCTCCTTGGCCAAGCCGTTGAGCAAACGAAGCATCGCCAGGATCGGGAACATCGCTTCACGGAACCGGGACGACGCGTGCGCGGGCAACCGACCGCCCGACACGTATTCCTGCTCGATCGCCGTCTGATGCTCGCGCAACGTCATCATGTGCGGCAAAAGCCCAACCACCATGTCGTGGCGCGTCTTGTTGATCAGGTCGTCGCCGAACTTGCCCGCGAGCGCCAGGACAGGGTCCTTGTGGGTCGCGTCCTTGACCAGCTCGAACTGCACGAAGCGCGACAGGGACGCAGCATCACGAAGCGGACGAATCGCGCACGCCACTAACGGGAACCGTAGGTGGTAGGTCCGGCTCTCGCCCGTCGTCGTTCCGATCGACCAGTTGACGGCGGTCTCGGAGATCAAGTCACGGCATAATTCGAGAACCTTGCGGACTGCGATCGACTTCGCATCGTTGCCGCCGTAGTCCTCGAACTCCTCCAAGCACAGTGTCAAGCTCGAGTTGTTGCGTTGCTGACGAATGGATGCAGCGGTGTAGCCCTGCATTGTGATCGCGTGCGCCACAACATTGATGCGCGAGGCGCTGCCGCCGCCCACGAACCCTGCCGTGAACTTGCTCTTGCCCGACTCGTGCTCAGCGTTGAGGATGACCGCAGTCTGGCGCGTGAACACTGTCATCACCGAGAGGCACATGACGTAGGCCGCCAAGAACGTGCAGTCGAGCTGCTGATAGCGGAAGGCCCAGCCCGTTTCGACCATGTCCCGTACGCGCACGAATAAGTCCACCAGGTCGACGTTCGAGGACAGGTCCTTTGCGTCCTTGATGGTGTCGAGCCAAGGCGCGCCTGCGTTGTCGAAGATTGTGCCTTCGTGGCGCGGACCGTCGAGCGGCGTCGCCGTGTAGTTCGCGCCGTCGTGTAGCAGGCAGTACACGTCGCGGCCATTCACGAGGTAGGAGCGCATGCGCCCCTCCGTCGTTTCCATCATGTGAATGCCTTGGCTCTTGATCGGGGCGTGATCCATCGACGGCAGGTCCTTTGCCATCATGAGCAGCGCGTAGTTCAAATACTCGCGGTACTTCTTCGCCTTCATCGTTACATTGAACTGAGACGCGTCCGGGTCATCACCCACAATGAAGGGCGGGTCGCCAACCGTCGCAGTGATGAAGTCGTAGATGGGTCCGTAGTGTCGCGAGATGAGCGTCTCGGCGCTGCGCTCGTCGTTCAAGATGACCGTGTCAGTCGTTCGGCTTGCCTTGTTCCAGAGCGACAAGATGCGCTTGCGTCCTTCACCGTTCTGAATGCCGACGGGGTGGTACTTCTCGAGCAACGTCGTGTGCAGACGTTTGATGAACTCCTCTTCGTTGTCGTTCTTGACCAGGATGTCACGACGGAGAATCACGGCGTCGAGGTTGTGATCCTTGGCGACAGCTACGCAGTACGCGTTGCACACCTGCTCGTCCTTGAGCAGCGCGCCCCAGCGTTTCGCGGCGTGGCTGATCGCCGAGACGTCCGTCGTCCCGCTCTGGGCGATCTCCGCCGACATCTGGTCGTAGCACCACTCGTCTGTAGACGCGTACATCTTCTCGTTGTTGACGTACCGAACCCAGCGCGGGTACCCGATCTCCTTGATGGCGTTGTCGGGGTCCTTGATCCAAACGTTGGGTCGAGTGGGGTCATGCCAATCCACGTATTCATCCGGCCATCGAAAGACGCGGAACGAGAGGTTCTTGGCCTTGGATGCATCGAGGATCTGTTTGACGAAATTGTCACCGCCGCGATCTCGGTCAGGGACGATCCACACACGGTTGATGCCGAACGTTGCGAGACGGTCTACCGACTGGGACCCGCCGCCGCTGAGGGCGAGCGAGATGTAGTCATCGGACTGGCGTCGGATCTGTTGTGCGATTGCCGCGAGCGCGTCGAACTCGCCTTCCTTGCAGTGGCCGATGAAGCCCTTGTCGGGCCCGTCGGCTCCATGCTCTTCGGACGTCAGGTACGTGCGGTAGTAGCGTAGGCCGTAGAAGCCACGGAACCCGTCCATCTCAGGCTCGTAGGTATCCTCGACCCACGCCTGACTGACCGCGGGTGACACCGGCTCACGGAGCTTGAATCGACAGATCGTCGTGGGCGTATCGTCATAAGGGAACACGAGATGCCCGATGTACGTTTGCCCGTCGGTGTACTTGCCGAAGTAGCTGCGGAAGAATTTGTACTCCTCAGAGGTATCCCCGAAGTGGTTCGCGATGTCGACGATGCGCGGAAAGATGCCGAGCAGTTCACGACCGAACAACGTGACCCACACGCCGTGTTGATCGAACGAGCCGTTGGGTTGATCCTTTTCAGCAACCAGCTCGTTGGGTGCCGTCTGTCCCAGCCGTCGCGTAAGCAGATAGTCGAGCGTTGGTTTGGTCCAGTTCAGGTCGTCCGTGACGAGCGTACCCGCAGCGTACGACTGCAGCGCCTTGTAGAGCAGGGCGCTGAAGTACGACATCAGGGCGTCCTTGTTCTTCTGGTAGACCTCATGGTCTCGGACCTTTTCGAACAGCTCCTTGGGAATCGCGGCGGAAAGACCCCAACGCTTCTTCGCGTAGATAAGAGCGTCGGAAACGCTCGTCTCATTGATCGCGGCGATGAAATGGATGGGGTTCCAGAACGAACGGTGGCAGCCAAAGCAACTCGCGCGATTCTTGTAAGGCGTGACCACGAATGACGCAGTACCGTCCGCATGGAACGGACAGCGCCCCTTGATGTGCGGACCTGAGATGTGGAAAGCCGCCTCCGGCTTCACCTCCGCAAGCCACGACATCCAGTCCATGTTCTGGACGTCGGTCCACACCCGATTGAGTCGGGTGAAGGCCACCTTCGAATCCGTGTTCTTGGCCTTACGCGCCACCAAACTTCTCCTTGAACGCTGAACACTGGTCTTGGTACTGACACCAGCCGCACGGCCACCCTGGTTGATTATTCTTCTTCATGCGTGATTCTGCTGGTCGCATCTCGAACGGAAGGGTCAGGTTGTCAGCAGCCGCATTGATGCGTCCGAACAACCACGGCGTGTACAACTCACGTAACCGCTCCGCTGGGATGAACGTTGTCCACTGCAACAGGCGTTCGGGCGGGCCCTGTAAGAAGTTGATACCGCCACGAACACCTGCGATGTCAGGCATGTTGGGCAGTGCGAGAACGCCGTACGCCTGTAGTTGCTGGCGCTTCTTCTGGTCGCGCTCGAGAGGCTTGGCGACGCCCGACTTGTGGTCGATCAGATAGAGATCGTTGTCGCGCGTGAGCGCACCCAGATCGAGCTTGCCCCGGAAGAACACATCTTCGGCAAAGAAGCCCGCAGGCTTGTACGTGTCGGAGAAGCCCCAATCGGCTTCGACGAACACCTTCGATACACCCTGCGCTTTGCAGAAGGCATCGAAGCGCCGGAGGAACGCGTCCATGTTCTCCTTGAGCATGAGCAACATCTCTTGCTCGTTGGATGTCAGCGGGGTCTTCTCCGTGGCCAGTTTTTCTGCGGCGCCGGCAGCGGTTCCTTGCACGCGATGTTCGAGCACTGCATGCGCTACGATTCCGACTTTGGTATCGGACGGAGCCGAGCCCGCAGCCGTCTTGGAAATGTGCTTGTGCCCGAACTGCGCAGGACAAGACTCTGCGGTCTCCATTTTGGAGAAGGACCAAGGGGCGAACTTTCGCGCGAGTTCCGTAATCTCAAACGCGGGCATCGCACTCCTCGTTGGTGAAAAAGAAAAGTGCCGTCTTTCCGGCTGTCAGTTGTCTCTCCAACCGTCACGACTATTCCGGGCGCCGACCAATTGGCTTGTTCCGTACCGGGCGCTACCCGGCATCAACTATCCCGAGGCTCAATCGTTTCCTTGGTCTCGTCGACCTTCTCAGGTCACATGGGCTTCGACGAAGAACGTGCCGCACCGCCCTTGGTGGGCTTGGCGCCTGCGGGCGTCGTTGCATCAACGGGGCTCAGGTCCGGCTCGATGCCGTTGTTGGCGAGGCCCGCTTCGAGCGCACCTGCCGCGAACTGGCCCTCGGCCTCGGCTGCAGCCCGCGGGGCACGTGCCGGACGTGCGTAACAGTCCGCGAGGAACAGCTTGCGCCCCGCGACGTACATGCCGTAGAGCGCCTCGGCAAGACGCATCACATGTTCCGGGTTGTCCTTGCCCGTGGGCTCGACCTTGTAGACGAAGTACAGGCCGAGATCGCCCGTCTTCTTCTCGGTGTTGAGGAGGTAACTCTGGCGCCACACGGCGGTCTGCTGCCCTGCGAGCGAGAGTAGCGCCGAGCCCGCCTTGCGTGACGTCTTGCCGAACTGCAGCATGTAGACCTGCGGGTTCACGAGATCCGTCGACATCACGATCGCGACGATGTTGTTCTGGCAGTCCGTCTTGTGTTGTTCACCGCGGCCGGCGTTCTGCTTGCCGAACGGCAGGTGGGGGCACTTCAGACACTCACCAAACGGCGAACCAAGCTTGGCATCAGGCGCCTGGCACACCGGGTTCTTTCCCTGCTGCGGGAAGTTGATGTTCTCTTCGAAGAAGTAGAGCGGGATGACGGGCGTTGGCCGTTCGAGGAGCTGACCCGACGAGGTGTAGAGATCGCCGTTCTTGGCGGCCTCCGGCTTGGTCTCGGACTGTGACGTCGGCTGCACGATGCTCACGCGGGGAACTCGCCACGCAGCGACCATCTCTTCCATGCCGGGCTTGTTCGGTGAGGCGAGAGCGGCGAGAGTCTTCACGGCCTGACGCGCCACGTCGGGCATCGTCGTGTCGTCGGCAAGGTTTGCCAGTTCCTCGCGCTTACGGATGACTGTTGCTTCGAGAACGGCGGGGTCGAGGGCGGCAGCCGCAGCGCCCATGGAAGACTTGACGACCAGGGCCTTGGCGGGGACGACGGATGCGTTGGAGTCATTGGAACCGTTGGGGGAATCAGTCATGTCATGTCCTTTTGAAATGCTAGAAGGGAAGTCACTCTAGTGATTTCGATGTTTGTTTGGCAAGCACTCACAGAAAGAAAATCTGGCGCTATTCCTGGGGTGCGTAACGAAATGCTACGCAAGGGTGGTGGTGTACCCGCCGAGATTGGCACCCAACGGGTAGTGCCTGATCGTGGAACTATTTGATCACTCGTAAGACGCTTGGTAGTGTGTTCTTGAATATGGTGATCCCCCAGGCGCGTACCGCCTCGATGTACTACGCCGAAGTCGCACGGGTGCCGTTGGTGGATGACCCCACCGAAGAGAGGCGCCTGTTGCAACGATGGCAGCAACATCAAGACGTCAAGGCACGCAACGCCATCGTGCAAACCCATCTCCGCTTCGTCGTGAAGATGGCGCACAAGCGCAGCAAGGATCCCGAAGCCGTCAAGGACTTCATCGCGGCAGGAAACCTGGGTCTCCTTAAGGCGACCGACAAGTTTGACTGGGTACGCAAACCGTACATTCGCTTTCTGACGTACGCGGGTTGGTGGGTCTACGAAGAGATGTCGAATCAGGACTACACGACGGCCACGCTCGTTCACGTCCCCGCCCATCGCCAGAAAGCACAACGCAGAAACGCACGGGAGTTCCGCGCGGCGGTCCAAGAGCACGGACCCGATGCTGCCTCGGTGCAGAAGATGAACCCCGGACTGTCCGAGAGCGTCGTCATGCCGCTCGAGGCGGCGCGTTACACCACCAATGCGACCGAGAGTGAGCCGACGTCTACCTATGGGTCGGATCGGCTTCGTTCGATCGTTCGTGAGGTCATTGGTCGACTGCCTTCCCGAGAGCAGACCGTCCTCAACCTCTTCTACGGCATCAAAGACGATGCACGGAACTTGGTCCAGATCGCGGCCATCATGGGCATGTGCTCTGAGCGAGTTCGGCAAATCAAGACCAACGGGATGCGCTTACTTCAGGCTGAGTTCGAAGAAGAGCTGCTGACCGCCGAAGACGCGTATCTCTAGAACCCGAGGTACTTCAGCTCTTCATAGCCGAGCTTTGGCTTGACCACGATGGGCGTCCCGTTCGCGGTGTAGCCCGTCACGTCACGCAAGTTACGGATGATCGTCTCGAGCCATTCGACCTGAGACTTCTCGCCGTCCATGTGGTCCTGCTCGGTGAGCAGGAAGTTGATGACGCCGGTGCCGATGGTGACTTCCTCCTGTACGCCGCCAGTGCTCGTTTGAGCGTTCGACGTGTATGACATCCGGTTACGCTGCCTTGCTTTTTCCTGTGTGCGCATCTGGTTCTGGATGTCGATGAGTACGGCATCAGTGACCTTGTGTTTCGTGCGCATCTTCTGAATGCGTACGCCGCGCTCTTCGATCTTGTTGCGGATGTCGACGCTCTTCTTCTTCTTGGCGGCCGTGACAATCTCGTCTGCGGTCTTCTCGAACGTGAAATTGAACATGTTGTCGATCCTCTGAACCTGCATGGCGTCTCTTAGGGTTTGGATTCACGCGCCGATGCAGCGATAGTCTCGTCGCACAGCGCTTGAATGTTGTTGAGGGTGTCCGGGCCTGGTTCGATCTCGAGTGTCTTGAAGATCGTCAGCTGACCTGCTTTGTTGAGGGCGAGTCCTGAGATCGATGTACCCATGAGATCGACGCGCAGTGCTGCCGATACGGTCTTCTTGGGATTGCGTGAAAGGACACGCACCATCGAAAAGTCGATTGCTGAAAACGCCCATCCATCTGGCTGCATTTGCATGAGGGTACCCATCAGGTTGATGGGATCGATGGGCGCCTGCCCGACCAGGGACATGACGGCTTCGCCCGTCAAGATGCCGAGCTTCTGCAGCTTCGCGAGATTCTTGACCACGGACGGTGTTGGATATTCGGACAACGTTAGTTCAACGGACAGCGGCAGCTTGAGATTGAACACCTCGTCCGTCTCGGTGCCTGCCAGGTCTTCAAGCGATACGATGCTCACAGCGATCGTGCTTTCTTGACCAGGCTTTTCGCAGACAGTCGAAGAGGACGATCGTCCCCGATACGTTGAGCGACTAAGGCCGCGAATGCGGCCACTTCAAGCAATAGGGTCCCGACGGCGCGAAGTCGCGCCGACGTCATGATGCGCATGGAACTACTCCTCAGCGTGCGCGATGACGCGCTCGCGATCGATGTTGCGCAGCGAAAGTGAGCGGAGAGTCCGCCCCTCCAAGATCTCACCCACGGCGTAGTAGAACTCCGCGGCGACGTCCGTCACGGTTTTGCTGGGGTCGTTCTGGACGGCACACCACACAGCACGGATGTCACGCAGGCGTCCGACCACGTCATTGGCGACGCGTGCGCTTACTCCGTTGCGACCTCCGCGACGCCTACTCACGCCTTTGGCTCGAACGGCTTGGTTCCGCATGACGGGCATGTTGGGACGTTGACGTTTGTCAGCAATGGCCTGGCGCAGGACGGGCATGTAGGGTGTGCCTTTTCGGACGCAGTCTTGGCGGCATCAGTCTCGACATCAACACCGAGTTTCTCCATAGCGCTACTCTAGCGCAGGGAAACCTTCTTGCTGGTGCCGATTCGGTTGCCGCGGAGGACCGTATAGTCCGACGGAGACCCCTCGGCGTTGAGGAACTTCTCGGCCTTGTTGACCGAGTCGAACTCGTGAACCACGCCGACGACGACAAAGACCTTGCGAGCCATGCGGAACTTCTTATCATCCACGGCCTCGTCCTTCTTATCGTCCGTTTTGACATCGGTTACGACCGTTACCAGCTTGGCATCAGCCGCCGTCTTCTTGTCATCCGGCTTCGCAGTTCCAGGGGTGGTGGCGGCCGTAGCAGCCTGCACACCCAGAGGCTTCTGATTCGTTTGTGCTTGCGTCATAAACCTGTCGTATCACGCGGTCGAATCAAACGTCTACTGCTTGCCGCGACAATGCCTCCACATCGAGCACCACTTTTCACCGCACCACCAGTTGGAGGGATCGGTCATGGGAAAGTGTCCCAACGCCACGGACTTTGCGACACCGATGACGACCGCTTCTGCGTGCTTGACCATCCTGTCTGAGATGACGCCCGGCAGCTTCTCGTACCGTGGACGCGGTGTCTTCGCGCGCCCTTTCACGACCATGTCGACCTGGACATCAGGCACATGCTCAACGCCCGCATAGATAGCGAACTGGAGATCGTTGGCCAGATCAGTCTCGGACCACTTGTCCGTAACCACCTTGAGGTCGTGAACACGTTTGGGCTTGTTCGGCTGCTTGGACCCCAACGCTTCGCGGATGTCTTGGTACTCCTGTTCAGTGTGTGACTGCACCTGGATGCTGTCGATGCGACCGAGCACAGGTAGACGAACTTTCCCGTCCTCGCTTCTGAACACCGCGTGGAACGTCTTTTCGACTTCGATGGGGGTCGCGTCGATTGCGGCCTCATCGTAGTAGGCCTTCGTGCACTTCACGCCGGTGTCCTTGACCGAACCTTCGTCCTCGCCTTCCCAGTCTTCGATCAACTTCTTCGTTTCGTTGAACGAATCCGAGTAGGCGTCCGTCGCCATCTCCTGGGACATAAGAAGGCCCGTGGCGAGACGTTCCTTGAGGACCTTTTCGACCGCGTTGTGGACTTGAATCCCCTGGAACATGCGCGCAACGGTGCGACGCGGTTTGTGCTGAAGGTACGCCAGCTCCCACGACCGGGGGCACTTGAGGAACATGCCAACCTGTGACGGCGACAGGTACCCGCGCGGCAGGATGTCGACCAGCTCGGGCTCGACGTCGGCCGGAACCTCGACCGCGGGGTCAAGGAACGCTTCTACTTCTTCCATTCCTACAGTCATCGTTTATCCCCTCCGGGGTAATCAAAGGACTCCCCATCCATGAGCTGACGTTCGGGCACAGGGAACTTGCCGGGATTGGCAGCGTTCTTTTGGGATGCACGAAGAATCGCGTCCATGTCGACAGGCGCATTGCCTCCATCGACGACGGTGAGCGGAGGCGTCGGCGTCGCAGTAACTTCAGGTGCAGACGCTACGGGCGCGACAGGTGTTGCCTCAAGGTCATCGTCATCCGCGTCACCTTCGTCGACGTTATCGACGGAGACGACTACCGAATTCTTTTTGAACACGATGTTCTCGGCGGTTGCTTCAATGCCCCGCTTCGCGAGGCGCAAGCGCACCATCTTGATGATGTCTTTCTCCTCGTACGTAACCACAATCTTCATTTGGTCCTTTCACGGAGCATGGGCAAGGCATACGCCTTGATGACGGGACGGTCCACTTTCTTCGGGTGAACACACCCCTCTTGAAAGGGTTCGACACCTTTAGCAAGGCACTTCACCGTATGTGGACACAAGGCGCACTCGATCTTGTTCGTGAGCATCGAGTCAACATCGACCTTGTGATCGAGTAGATGTGCCACGGCGAGTTCAAGCGTGCCGTGACCGATCATCCGGTTAACGGTAACCTTGTTGTTTTGCCCGATTCGATAGTTACGGTCCAAGCACTGAGAGTACGAATTTAACGAGTACGGCAAGGAGCTATAGACCGTGTATGTAGCGGAGTTCAACGTGATGCCTAGGCCTGTCGTAACTTGCCCAATGTAAACACGTACGGCGGGATCGTCATTGAACGCATCGACAGCGACCATCGGGTCACGCGTATTGCCGTCAACACGAACGTGGCCAATCTCTTCTTTGGTAAAACGCTCTTCAATCAGATCCATCTCGATGTGAAAGTTGCACCAGATGATCACCTTATGAGTCGACGAATCGAGGATGCTGGTAAGCAATTCCATGATCGCATCGAGTTTGGGATTCTCATCGAATACGATGGTCGTTGAAGGCCAAGGTGTCGGGTCTACCAGACAACGCGGGGTTCGAGGGTTGATCTGACGCGCCGTACAATCGTCACGGTGTTCACACGGAGTACCATCACGAATCGTATCGCAATAGAACGGGTCCTTCTCGCTCTTGATGAGAAAGCCCGACGTGATCTGGAGAAGTTTCATCAACGCAGCCGCACGGTGTGGCATCTCGACCGCTGAGAGTTGGTGCGGCAATAGAGGTATCACCCCAGGTTCACCAGAACGAATCTGGATACCGAGCTGCGCAAGACCTGCAGGGTCGATACCCATATCAATGACGATCTTGTCGTAGGCGACCGATTGGGCGCGAGATAGTGAATAATCTACGTCTACGAACGTGCGTTCCGGCAGGTCCAGACACTGCTCTTTAGTACGACGTATCGCCAAGAACGTGGTACGTGCATTGATAACGTCGAGATTCTTGTAACCAACCACGATGGGTGAGTTGGGACCGCGAGTGACGACAAACGTTTTTTTGTATTTCCAGTACGTCTCGGGCATGAAGCAATCGCCCAGGATCTTGTAAGGGCCATACAGGTCCAGCGGATTGCCCTCGGTAGGCGAGCCCGTCATGAGGATTCGGCGCATCGCCTTCTGTGCGATCTCCCATGTTGTCTTCGTCCGCTCGGACTGCCAGGTCTTCACGCCGTGGCTTTCATCGCAGACCAGAATGCTGTAAGGCAGCCGTTCTACGAGCAAATCCACTAAACTTCTCGCAGTGTCGTACGTCGAAAGAACCATGTCGGTGCCCTCGGCCGCCGCGCGATCGAGGATCGCGCGCTTCTGTTTGGGCGTTCCGACCAGCGCTGCCCACGTCACCTGGCGGCCCGAGTGAAGGTCGATCTGACGACCCCAGTTCCGGACCGTGACACGCGGGCCGAGTACGAGTGCAGTTGCTGTATTGCCGGTATGGCGCAGAAGCCGGATGAGGTCGATCGCGATCTTCGACTTGCCGAGCCCTGGATCGTAGAACAACGCTGCCCGCATGTTGTAGAAGACGTGACAGAGTCCTTCGACCTGATGCTGATACGGCGACGTGACGTACTCGAATCCGACGGGCAGAGCTTGGGCCTCGAGCCGTTGGCGAACCTGTTCGAGGTCTTCGATGTGCCGTTGCGCAACGTCGGAGATCACAACGTTGACGTCGGAGGACACGGCCTGGAAGTCAGCAAGCACCTTGCTGGATGCCGGATAGAACGCGGGGTACATCCACAGCGCGCGATCGCTGTCCCACGTTGCACCAAACACGCGTCCGAACGTTTGGTTCTGGCCGTGTACCAGGAAGACGGGCGTTCCGTTGCCCGCACGACCGACACGGATTTCCATTTGGGCTCGACCCATGAGGCGTCCGCCTTTCTATCATGCGATGATTGCGGGGTAAACCATGGCCATTGATGGAATGTTCGACTCGGGCGTTTCCGATCTGTCGACGCACAACACGTCGTCACACGGTAGTCCACTGTTCGACTTCCTCACGGCGTTCGCGCCTAGGAAGCTCAAGGACCTCTTTCGTCTTTGCGAGTACCTCTACTTCAACAGCGCCCAGATCTACGCGGCATTGCAGAAGTTCTGTACGTATCCCGTCACGGACATCGTCTACGAGACGCAGAACGAAGCGCTCAAGGATTACTACGAAGACCTACACAACAAGACGCTCAAGACCAAACGCATCTTGATCCGTGCGGCCGTCGACAAGTTCGTCTACGGAAACGCGTTCTTCTCGATGTACGCGCCGTTCGTTCGCTTCCTCAAGTGTCCGAAGTGCGCGACGCTGACCAACATCCAGCAGGTCACCTACAAGTTCAAGTTGAAGAAGCTGGCGTTCAACTACACGTGCAAGGGCTGCAGCGTTCGCGTCGACGTCACTGACAAGGACGTCATCGATCGCAAGATCACACGCAAGGATCGTATCTCAGTGATCCGCTGGGATCCGAAGCTGATGGACATCGACTACAACCCCATCACCGGACACAGCGAGTACTACTACACGATCCCCAAGGAAATTAAGGAGCGTTGCGCCAAGGGGAACAAGCACCTCATCGACACCATGCCGATGGAGTTCTTGAAGGCGATCCGCGAGGACAAGATCTTCAAGTTCGACGAGGGTCAAGTCTTCCACATGCGCATGGATGCGCCTGCGGGTATCGAAGCGCAGTGGGGCTTCCCGCCACTCGCGTCGACGATCAAGCTGTTCTTCTACGCGGCCGTGCTGCGTAAGGCGAACGAGGCCATCGCGCTCGAGTACATCGTTCCCCTGCGCATCATCTCGCCGAAGCAGTCGACGGCAAACGCTGATCCGATGACCACCATCTCCTTGGCCAAGTGGTCCGAGGAGATGAAGACGTCGGTCAAGAAGTGGCGCCGCGATCCACTGCACATCATGTGGTCGCCAATCCCCGCCGAAGTCACACACCTCGGTGGACAGGCGCGCGCACTCATGACGCTCGGCGAAGTCCAGGCGGCTGAAGACAACATCATTGCAGCGATGGGGTTGCCCAAGGAGTTCATCTACGGAGGTTTCTCCGCGATGGGCTCGGGCATTCAGTTGCGCGTCCTCGAGAATCAGCTCGTCCACCAAACCGGCGACCTCAATGACCTTCTTCAATGGGTCACTGACAAATCCGCGAAGCAGCTCGGACGTGGCACCGTGGTGGTCTCGCTCGCTCCGTTCCGTTTCATCGACGACGTCCAACAGAAATCCCTTCTGCTGCAGCTCAACGGCGCAGACCCATCGACGGGTCCTTGGATTTCCAAGCGCACGATCGGCGTGGCGTTCGACATCGATCCAAGCGACGAGCGCAAGTGGCGCAAGCAAGAGGCGCTCGACGATGCGCGTGTCGCGCAAGAGCTGCAGGTCGAGATGCAGAAGCGGCAGAACAACCTTGGAGCCCAGGCACGTGCGCAGGCTCAGCAAGGTCAGCAAGGGCTGTCCTACGACCAGCAGGCCGTGATCGCAGAGGCAGATCAGCTCGTGCAACAACTGATGGGGTTGGACCCGGGAACGCGGCAATCGCAAATGCACGCGCTTCAGACCGAAGACATGGTGATGTACGCCGTGGTCAAGGAACGTCTGCACGACCAGACCACGCAGCAAAACCAGCAAGCGATCGCAGCGGCCCGCCAAGGCGGCGATCCCGCAGCCAACGGAGTGCCCCCTCCAGGCGCCGTGGGTTGATAGGATAAACACACCATGCCTCAAGAGTCTGAAGACTTCGCCGACGTCATCGAGAAAGCCCAGCGCATCGGTGGCGACATGGGCAGCCTGTTCAACGGGCCCGGCCGTGTTGCGTTCGAAGCGCAACAGCCGAATCGTGCAGGACCTGTCCAAGACTACGAGGCGCATTCCGAAGTCTTTGCGCTCCCGGCTGATCGAGAAGCCTACGAAGACGTCATGAACCAAGTCCTGCGCGGTGAAGCGATCATGCGCTACGAGGTCCGTACATTCTCCAAGGAGGGGGACTTCATGGTTGCGCTGGTCTACCTGACGCCGCTTGCGCGTCCAGCACCAGCACACGATCGAGACGCAGGCGATGCCGAGCCTGTCGAACGACCGCGACGGCTGCCCTAGTGGAGTCTTGTACCAAAAAGGACGCGTAACTCATGGTGCCGCTACGCCCAATGCTCGAAGACGCGGCCACGCGTCGCGAGATGATCCGCAAGAAGGTCATCGAGGGTCTCGAACAATCGTTCCCGCTGAAGGCGGGCAAACACATGGTCGAGCTGTCCAACGTTCGGGTGGACCCGCAGGAGTTTTCCTCCCGCGAACAGAAGCGTGCGGTGCTCGAAGGCAAGACGTTATCGGAACGTGTACGCGGTGACATCACGGTCAAGAACGCAGCGGGCGGTGTCGTCGACCACTCGAAGGACTTCACACTGCTTCAGCTGCCGTACTTTACGCCGCGACACACGTTCATCCTCGACGGCACAGAGTACTCCGTATCGAATCAGCTGCGCACCAAACCAGGCGCGTACGTCCGTCGCCGCGGCAACGAAGAGCTGGAGGCGACGTTCAACCTTTCAAAGGGCGCCAACTTCCGTGTGTCGATGGAGCCCGAGAAGGGCCTCCTCTACATGCAGCCGTCACACACGACGACCAAGATCCCGTTGCATCCCATCCTACGCGCGCTGGGGATGCCGCATCAGGACATCGCGGCCGGATGGGGCTCCGAAATCGCGGGCATGAATCGTGACGCTTGGAAGAATCCAGACAAGCACGTCAGCAAGCTTTACGAGACGCTCATCCATCCCGCGAAACAGGTCGCAGCGACCACAGAAGATCGAGCACACGCGTTGCGTGAATACTTCAGTGCAACGGCGATGGACCCTGAGGTCACTGCACACACGCTCGGTTATCCGTACGACAAAGCTTCGTCATCGTCGATCCTGGCGGCATCCAAGAAACTGCTCGACGTGCACAGGGCCGCCGCCGATGTCGACGACCGTGACTCGTTGGCGTTCAAAACGTTTCACTCCGTAGACGACTTCGTCAAAGAACGGGTTCAGCTGGAAGCGCGTGCGATGCGCGCAAAGCTTGGCTGGAAACTGGACGCGAGCCACGGCAACCTGAAGAAGGCGCTGCCCGCAGGACCGTTCACGCGTTCGATGCACGGTCTCTTGGTGGGCTCGTCGCTTTCGGCGGTCCCCATGCAGATCAATCCGATGGAGCTGCTCGACGAGGCGTCACGCGTCACGATGCTTGGTGAAGGTGCGATTGCGTCCGAGCGCGCGATCCCCCTCGAGGCTCGTGATGTTCATCCAACCCACTTCGGAATTCTGGACCCTGCACGCACGCCTGAAAGCTTCAAGGTGGGCGTGGACCTGCGCGCAACAATCGGCGCACGGCGTGATGACAAGGGAAACCTCTACGCGCCCGTGCGCGATATCAAGAGCGGCGCAGCGACGTATCTCAAGGCGGGCGACATGGCGAAGTCCGTCATCGCATTCCCTGGCGAACATGTCGGGCCAGGAAAAATGGTCGATGCGATGGCGCACGGAGTGGTGTCGCGTGTGTCGTCCGACAAGGTCACGCACCAGCTCGAACACGTCGCTGATCAGTACGGGCCGACCTCAAACCTGTTGCCGTTGGTCTACGGTATCCAGGCAAACCGCGTGCTCATGGCCAGCAAACACCAAGGCCAGGCATTGCCGCTCACGTACCGTGAAGCGCCGCTCGTACAGGTCGCGTCGTGGAAGCCAGGGACGTCTGTCGAACGAGAGATGGTCAAACTGATTGTTCCAACCGCGCGCTTCGCCGGCATGGTCACAAAGATCGACGACGATCACATCCACATCACGCCGCACACAGACAAACACGCATCTGAGGCCGCATCTGAAGTCGAGACGCGGTTGGAACGTGTGAAGGTGGCAGCGACGGAGCCTCACAAACTCCATTACGACGTGCACTTTCCGCTCGCTGCCAAGACGATGCTCCACAATGAGCTAACCGTGAAGGTGGGCGACCGTGTCGAAAAGGACCAGCTCCTCGCGCACTCGAACTTCACCAAGGACGGAACGCTCGCCCTCGGGACCAACCTGCGCGTGGCGTACATGCCCTACCGCGGCCTCAACACCAACGATGGCATCGTCGTATCGCAAGGCGCTGCGGACAAGCTCACCAGCGAACACATGTACCAACACGCGCTCTCACGTGACGGTGATGTTCAGCTAGGTCGAGAAAAACATCGTACGTACTTCGGCAGTCGCTACACCGCAGAGCAGTACAACAAGCTAGACGACGACGGTGTCGTCAAACCCGGTACGACATTGCACAAGGGTGACTTGATTGTCGCGGGTATTCGAGAGAACAAAGTCACGGGGGACGCGCTCCTCCTTGGCAAGCTGTCCAAGTCCTTGGTCAAGCCGTATCAAGAAGTCACGCAAGTCTGGACGCACGACCATCCCGGTACGGTGATCGACGTTGCCAAGACCGCCAAGCAAGCCGCTGCATCTGTTCGTACGCAAGAAACGCTTCAAATCGGCGACAAGCTGTCCAACCGATTCGGCAACAAGGGCGTCATCGCGAAGATCATCCCAGATCATCAGATGATCCAGGACGAACACGGGCGCCCTGTCGACCTGCTGTTCACCTCCGCGGGCATCGTCTCGCGCATTAACCCCGCGCAGGTCATCGAGACAGCGCTCGGCAAAGTTGCTGAGAAGATCGGCAAACCGATCGTCGTACCGCAATACACGCCGGGCCGAGACAACATCCAGTTCGCCAAGAACCTGCTCAAGGAGCACGGGCTCACCGACAAGGAAACGGTCCTCGACCCGATGACGGGAAAGAAAATCCCGAACATCGTCGTGGGCAAGAGCTACATCCTCAAGCTGTTCAAGACGACGGACTCGAACTGGGCAGCACACGGCGCCGAGAAGTACGACTACAACCAGCAGCCCGCACGTGGTGGTGACGAAGGCGCCAAGGGCATCGGCAAGATGGAGTTCGACGGGCTCGTGGCACACAACGCCCGGAATGTGTTGCGTGAAGCTGCGTCCATCAAGAGCCAACGTAACGACGAGTTCTGGCGTGCAATTCAACTCGGGCTTCCAACACCCTCGCCCAAGACGCCGTTCGCCTACGACAAGCTGCAGAGCATGCTTACGGGCGCCGGCGTCAAGGTCACAAAGACAGGCTCGAGGCTCGCGTTGGGACCTTTGACCGACGCCGACGTCAAGTCGATGTCCTCAGGTGCGCTCAAGGATCCGAGCAAGCTCATTCGCGCCAAGGACCTTCGTCCCGAGACACACGGTCTGTTCGACCCCGGCATGACCGGCGGTATGGCAGGAACGAAATGGTCACACGTCGATTTGCACGAACCGATCGTCAACCCAGTGTTCGAAGAGCCGGTCCGTCGACTGCTTGGGCTCACGCAGAAGGAGTTCACGGAGCGCGTCGGCAAAGGCGGGCAGTGGTTCAAAACCGCACTCAATGAGATTCACGTCGACAACAAACTGAAGGACCTGACAGCACAGTCAAAGAAGGCGCGCGGACCAGCGCTCGATGGTGTGGTGAAGCAGATCAAGTATCTCGGGGCGCTAAAGGAACGTGGCCTCAAGCCTGCGGACGCCTACGTCATCTCAATGGTGCCCGTGACACCGCCCGTGATTCGTCCAATCCTTCCGCTTCAAGATGGGCGACTGCAGGTCAGCGATGCGAACCTCCTCTACAAGGATGCATTCCTCGCGAACCACCAACTCCGAGAATCAGCGAAGACGTTGCCGTCGTCGGAACTTCCGATGCCTCGTCAACATCTCTACGACGCGGTGAGCGCGCTTTACGGCGTGGGTGACCCCGTCAGCCCAGGTGCAGAGAAGCGCGGAGCCAAAGGCTACCTCGCGGCCATCACAGGTACGCGCCCTGGAAGTGGGTTCTTCCAGTCCAAGATCATGAAGCGTCAACAAGACGTCAGTGGTCGCGCGACCATCGCGCCTGACCCTACCTTGTCAATGGACGAGATTGGCGTGCCTGAAGGCATGCTCTGGGGCATGTATGGAAAGTTCGTCATCGGGCGCTTGGTCCGACGCGGCTATACAGCAACGGATGCGCAGAAGATGGTGGATGATCGTGTCCCGACTGCACGGGATGAATTGATCAATGAATCACATGAACGTCCGGTCATGGTCAACCGAGCACCGTCATTGCATCGTTTCAACATCGTGGGGGCGTATCCCAAGATTGTTGAGGGAAAGACGCTCAAGCTAAACCCGTTCGCTGAAAAAGGGATGAACGCGGACTACGATGGGGATGCGCTACAGATCCACGCTCCGGTAACACCTGGAGGCATCGAAGACGTCAAAAAGATGACGCTCTCGCACCTGATCTTCGCGGACAAACGTCCCGGCGTCTTGAACATCGCGCCTGACATGGAGGCCGTGCTCGGGCTGCACCGTGCCACGCAGGTGGCCACCAATAAGAAGCTCAAGCACTTCGAGTCGCAAGAAGAAGCGATGGCGGCGTACCACCGCGGGGACATCACCCTCAACGACCCCATCGAAATCAAAGGCAAGCACCTATAATAAAGCGTGTCCTTCGTCAGCAACGCGCACGGTCGAGGCGTGGTCGCCGCTCTCGTGCGGTTCGGTCTCAAGAACGCAGCCGAGGAGCTGCGGCTGAAAATCCCGAGCCGTACGTTTCACGGATTCGACGCGGCCCACAAAACAGAAGCGGACCGCGGCGCGAAGAAAGCAGCTGACGAGATCGAGGGCAACGCGAACAACCTCGCGGACATGTTCAAGCAGCTCGAAGAGGGTGTTTCACCCGCCGTTCAGCTTGCCTCGCGTGACCCGCTCGATCGACAAGTGTCGTGGGGCGCACCGTCGAACCTTGCGGCCGGCGATGCGGGGAACCGCGTTAGTGATATGGGACAACCAACCGGCTTTGGAGGCGTCTGATGCTCGATCGTTTTGTTAACCAGGGTCGCATTGACGCGATGGTGCGTTTCAAGGTCAGCATGTCGCTGGGTAAACCAGGTGGCGGGAGTCGCTTCAGCGCTCCGCCAATGGCAGCAGCACCGGCTGCGGCTGCCGCCAGTGCGGGCGGCGGCGGTTTCATGGACAAGGCCAAAGCGTTCGGCAGTGGCCAGCTCGGGGCCGCGAAGGACCTTCTGGGCAATATGCGCCAAGGCCTCGGCGGAGCAGCGTCCCCCGAGCTAGGTGCGGCAGCTCGCGGTGCTGCGCTCGGCAATCTCAAGACTCTCGCGCCGTCGCTCCTCGCAGGCGGCGGTCTCTACTTGATGCACAAGCACAAGCAGGAGCAGGCGCAGGCGCGGCAGCAGCAGATGATGCCGGGCAGTTTCTGAAACGTTGAACCATGCCGACGACCCTTGGCCAACATCTCGTCGATTCGATCCTTCCACAGAAGTGGAAGGGTGGCGGCGTTCTGACCAAGGGCGCGTTGAACACCATGCTTCTGGGTGTGGCCAAGGACGACGTGCACAAGTACCCCGACGTCGTGACACGGCTCAAAAGGCTGGGTGACGAGGTCGCTACGCTCGACGGAATTTCCGTCGGTCTCGACGACATTGCACCGCACGCAACCGACCGTGACGCCGCGTTGAAGCCGCACGCTGACGCGTTCCACCAGGCGACGAACAACCCCGACAAGATCAAGGCCCTCATCGGCGGGCAGAACGCGATGCTCAACCTCGCGCGCAATCACCCCGGCACGATGGGTGAGATGGTACGTGCTGGCGGACGCGGCAACGCCGCGCAGCTCATGCGTACGGTTGGAGCGCCGGTGTTTGCCGAAGATTCCAAAGGGAAAGTCATCCCGTGGTTCGTCAACAAGAGCTTCTCCGAAGGACTCAAGCCGGCAGACGCATGGGTGATGGGCGGGCAGGCGCGCGTCAATGCGGTGGTCTCGAACATTTCGGTCGTTGAACCAGGAGACCTTGCCAAAATTCTCGTCAACAACATGGGCGACCAGCTCGTGTCGTCCGTCGACTGCGGAACGCACAATGGTCTCGCGATGCTTCCGACCGATGCCCACATCATCGATCGGTACCTGGCAGGCACGAATCAACTGATCACGCCGCAGCTTGCGTCGCACCTCGCCAAAGAAGGCAAGGACGTCATCGTGCGTTCACCGATGACTTGTCAGGCCGCACACGGTGTCTGTCAACACTGCCAGGGCTTGTCGACGTCAGGACACGCCCACCCCATCGGGACGAACATCGGCGTACGCGCGGCACAGGCCCTCGCGGAACCTCTCACCCAGTTCGCGCTCAACGCCAAGCACGGCGGACGTGTGGTTGGTGTCGACGACGAGAAGCGGCTCGAGGGCATCAAAGGCGTGCGAGCACTGCTCGAGATTCCATCGTCGTTCGCGCACAAGGCCGTGCTCTCGGATCGTGACGGGTCGGTGTCAAAGATCGACAAGGCACCACAAGGCGGTCACTTCGTCTTCGTCGGCGCCGGCAGTCACTACGTACCGCCCGCGCACAAGGTGACGGTCAACGTCGGCCAGTCAATGTACGCGGGCGACCTGCTCTCAGACGGCGTTCCCAAGCCAGACGAAATCGTTCAACACAAGGGACTCGGCGAAGGACGGCGTTACCTCGTCGACGCGCTCTCGGACGTCTACAAACGTGCCGGCTCCGAGATCGACAAACGGCACCTGGAAATCTTGGCCAAGAGCGTGCTCAACCACGTTCAGATCACAGACCCAGGTCCGCACGATGCCTTTCTCAAAGGTGACATCGTCAACTACAACCAGTTCCAGTCGGCGGTCGCTGCGTCGAAACAACGGCGTCCGACGGCAGACGCGATCGGCGAAACGCTTGCCGAAGGCGTCCTACATCACACTGCGGGCACGTCCATGACACAGCCGATGGTCGATCAACTCGTTCGCCACGGAATCACAACCGTCGCGACCGCGAATCCCGGTCCGCGCGCACTGCCTTTCATGCGGCCCGCGTCACGTACGCCGCTGCTCAACCCTGATTGGATGGCACGTCTCGCACACCGTTACTTGAAAGAGTCACTGTTGACGGGCATCCACCGTGGTGATGTTTCGAACTTGCATGGAGCGTCACCCGTACCTGCGTACGTTGCAGGCACTGAGTTTGGCTTAGGCGAAGAGGGCCATTACTGATGCTTGAGCGTGCACATACGAAGGGCATCGACGATGCCCTCACGTGTTTCCAGATCAAAGAGTCACGCTTTATTGATTCGGTCAAACGTATGGCGATCGGTCAACCTGGACGTGTCTTCGTCGAAGGGCCCAAGGCGTTCGCTCCCGGCGGTCTACTCGGACACAAGAACGTCTGGTGGCCCGATGTCAAAGGCGCGCCTCTGAACTGGCTCGGTCGTGCGGGTACAGTCGCCGCACCCCTCATGGCATTGTCTGCTATGCGCTCAAATCCACACGAAGGCACTTTGTCAAACGCGCTTGGTGCGCTTGGTGGTATCGCAGGAAGCGCGTACGGTTTCCCTGCGCTCGGTATGATCGGTGGTCCTATGCTCGGAGCTGCGGGTGCGCATCTCGGGCGTGGTGTTGGCCACTTGCTCAGCAGTGAACCAAAGAATCCAAACCAATGATCAACAACGCGTACAACAAAGGCCGAGCTGACGCACTCACACGCTTCAAGCTCAGCAATATACAAACGGGTGCAGCTGGCGCAAATCCGATGCTCGGCGGTCAAGCCGCGACAGGTTCGCGACCACAGCCAGGCACTTCTTTGGCGCCGCCAACTTCTTCTGCTCCTCCAATGGCGGCAGCCGCTCCGAAGGCTCACGCCCTCGGTTAGTGCAACTGTTGGATATTTGAGAGTCCCGCCCTATCATTTCGTCAATCTCTGTACGACTTCCCCGAGGCAAAAATGTTCAAGCATGCGTACGTCCGAGGCATCCAGACCGCGTTGGTCAACAACGGCGCAGCCGTGTTCCCCGACGAGACCACCGCGGCCAAGGTCGCGGACTACATCGCAGAGCGTGTCGAGATCGACCCGCTGACGGCGGTGCCACGTGAGCTGACCCACAAGGTCGCCACTGACATCGTCGCTGCTTCGGATTGGATCAAGAAGCAGCCGAACTTCAAGGCGGCATCGTTCAACAAGCTCGCGACGTGGGAAGACGTTGCGCAGGTCGCGGACCGCAACGCGACCCAGTTGATGACGAAGGCCGCCGAGGGTTCCACCATCGAAGGTGGCGACAAGGGAAACACCGAGGGCCAGTCGCCTGTTGGTGAGACCAAGATGGACGCGACCCAGCGTCCTCCGGGCTACGCCGAGAACAGCCTCGGCAAGACCGACGTCGACACCCGTCCGGGCGCAGTTGGCAAGGAAGAGCCGCAGCCGGTTCAGCCCAAGGAGACTGACCACAAGGACAACTCGGTCGTGGAGCACTCGCGCACCGCGTCGCTCGCGGACATGTTCCGCAAGTCGGCTGAGGGTTCGACGATCCTCGGCGGAGACAAGGGCAACAAGGAGCCGACGACTGGCGAAGGCAAGATGGACGCGACGCAGCGTCCTCCGGGCTATGCCGTCCTTCCCCACCAGGGCGCCCTCGGTGCCATGATGGAGCAGGTCACGGGCCCCGCAGTGATCGGTCGCGAGACCCCGCAGCCGCACATGCCGAAGGAGTCGCCGAGCGGTTCGAACTCGCTCACCGAGCACTCGGCCAAGGCCGCTGCTGAAGACCCGTACATCACGCTCTTCAAGAAGGTCGCGTCCGAGATCCACGAGTACCTTCCGGGCGGTCTTCACGAGGACAGCAAGATCGCCGCGGTTCGCGCCTGCATGGGCATGACGACCGAAGAGAAGGCGTACTACCTCCGTGGCTTGCAGAAGGAAGCGGCCGACGCGTCGGTTGGTTCGGAAACGCGCACGGGTATGGGTCGCTCGCGTCCCGGTGCCTACGACGGTCGCTCTGCCAACCAGAGCACCAAGCAGACCGATGACCTTCCGCCGTTCATGAAGAAGGACGACGACGAGAAGAAGGACGAGAAGAAGGACGACGACAAGGGTGAGAGCAAGGGCGGAATGCCGGCATTCATCCAAGACAAGATCGACGCCCGCAACGCCGACAAGAAGGACGGCAACAAGGACGAGAAGAAGGATGACGACAAGAAGGAAGCTTCGTTGCGCGACTTCTTCCGTCGCATCGACGCGGCCCAGCGCGCGTGAGCCTTCTGCGTCACATCCGAGAAGCAGGTCGTCTCGCCGTCGAGAGCAAGCTCGCCGAGATCCTGAACCCTAGCCTCGGCACGCTCAAAGCGAAGAAGACGAAGGAGCTAGGCGGCCTCCCTGACGCAAATCTTCCCAAGGTCGTCTCTTTTCCCGCAGCGTAGACGAGGTCCCATATGCCGGCGATGAGCCCACGCACACAGCAATTTCAAGCGGGCATGAATACCGGTCCGGACCAAGAGTCCGCTCTGTTCGAGCAGGGCATGTCCGAGATGGCATACAACCTGTTGTCATCGCGCATGCCCGACTTGATGCAGGACGTGGTCACCTTCAAGGTGCTCAACGTCGACATCGACAAGGGATCTGGTGTTGGTGCGTTCGTGGTCTTGCGCCAAGACTCGCCGATCTACGTCCCGGTCGTGATGGTCGACAATGCCATCAAGCCGCTGGAAATTTTCTACCACAAGGCGCTGAGCGTCTTTCTGCCCCTCTCCAAGGGGTGGCTGGATGAGATCGAAAAGACGGCGCTCGCGTCACTCGGCTCTGGTGTCAAAACGCCCGAGACGCTCTACACGGACGTCGACATCCGCAACGTGGTCGTTCCCCCGATCACGGGTCGGTTCTCGTACGCCGCGTGGGTTCCCGCGGCTCTCGTTGACGTCGCACGTGTGATGTCCTCTGAGACCCTCGAGAAGGTCGCAAGCGAAGGAAGCCTCATGCTTCCGTCGCTCCTCACAGCTGCGCCGAACCGTCTGAAAACGGCGTACACCAAGCTGCTCGAACGCAACCCTCAGCTGTTCAAGCAGGCAGCTGCAACGTACGGCGTGTCCGTACTTGCTGCAGCGTTGCAGCACCGGCTCGAGAAGGTCGCTGCCAAGCAGCAGCACGGTGGCGCGCTTTGGATCGCGGACTCCGACAACACACCGACTGATTTCAGACGCATCTTCGGCGACAAGGCCGGAGAAGCGTACGCAGGCGTGCGCGTGAAGGGCTACGCGTCGAAGGACGAGCGGCTGAACCGCAACCTGGCAGTGCAAGAGCAACCCTACGCGCAGTGGGTCGAGCCCAAGCAGCCGGGCGTCTACACGCTCTTCGCTTCTGATGCGAAGGAGCGCACTGCGTTTGTGATGCCTTTCCCGATTGACCTGTTCGACAAGGGCACGCGCTACGGCCGACGTCCGGCAGTGCCGGGACACAACCCGCTCATCAACAACTCGTACACAGACCCTGGTACCGAGAACCAGATCAAGACGTACCCCCACAGTCGGCCAAACGAGGGGGACTTTGCAACCCGTCGGCGTTTTGGCGCTGAACCGTTCCTCGCGGTGTTCGACAACGGAGACTACATCGAGCCGTCGATGCTCGTGGGACGTCCTTCCGTTGCAGATGATCTCAGCGGGTCACTGCACAAGCGGATGTTCACAGATGTGAGCGGAGCGCCGAAGGTCGGCAAGGGCTTCTTCGTTCGTCAGATGGGTACGACGTACCAAGCCACGGTGCCCATCGAGATCAAGTCGATGTCGACGGGCTCGGACGGTGTTCGTCGCATCAAGGCGACCAGCATGGGTGGCTACGAAGAGAAGACGATCGCAACAGACCCCGAGCATCCGTACAACACGATCTGGATGCCCAAGGGCGCGGACATCGCGTACCTCCCTGCGGACTTCATCTGGGTGCCGCTCAAGGAGCGCCTCAACGAGAAGTCCTGGTTCAGGTCTGCACTTGACCTACAGGCACACGTTTCGTCGATGTTGGCTTCAGCAGGCGCGAAGAAGGTCGCGATCAAAGACGCGGGTGCCAAGCAGTTCTCCATCAACGGGATGGCACCACTCAGCTACGTCCCTGCGCTCAAGAAACTTGCGCACGGTTGCAACATCTCGGTCGATGACGCTGAAGCACTGCTCGAAAAGACTGCGGCCGATCGATCAACGACCGCATGGATCGCCACGAAGATGCAGCTCGCACAGGTGCAGATGCACCTCGACAAGCTTGCCGAGGACGGAGACAAGAAGAAGTCCGACGACAAGCCGAAGAAGAAGGCGCCTCCGAGCGATTCCGGAGCGCCTCCGGATGGCGGTGATCCAGGCATGGACCCGGGCATGGATCCAAACCTCGGCCAGGACGCGGCGATGGCTGCAATGGGCCCTCCGCCGGCACCGCCGCAGCCAGCGCCGCTCGACCTCGCCGCAATGGAAATGGACCAGCACATCCAGCAGGAGATGCAGAAGCTGGTCGACAAACAGCAGACCATCCAGATGCTGCTGCAGCGTTCGAGTGAGATTGCAGGCGGCGCACCGCCCGCACCTACCGTTCAGACTCAAGCGATGGGCGCACCTCCGTCGTCGATGAACCTCGCGACGGGCGCTCCAGGCATGCAGCCCGGCATGACCGCCAGCATGGGTCAGCCGCAGCAGCCCGGCATGGATCCGTCGATGCAGGGTGGAGCGTTTCCACCTGCAGCGAACGACCCGTCGATGATGGGTGGACAGCCGCCCGGCGGTGGTCAGCCCGGCATGGACCCATCGATGGGCATGGACCCGACGATGGGTGGTCAGCCCGGCATGGACCCATCGATGGGCATGGACCCATCGATGGGCATGGACCCGACGATGGGTGGTCAGCCCGGCATGGATCCGTCGATGGGCATGGACCCGACGATGGGTGGTCAGCCCGGCATGGATCCGTCGATGGGTGCAGGCGGACCGCCTGCTATGGGTCAGGATCCGTCAATGATGGGCGGCATGGGCGGACAGCCCAGCATGGAACAGCCGCCACAACAGCCCAGCGCAATGATGCCGCCGGATGGTCCGAACGCGCAGACGCTTCCTCAGGAAGTCAATCCGCACTTCCTCGACCAGGCGGCGCAGTTGCATTCGGCCGACATGTTCGACGCCGCAGCCGTTGCGACGCTCGCCCAGTCGCCGGCGCTTCACGGGATCGTCGGGCAGTACCTGCCGAACCTCGAGAAGGCTGTCGACAACCTTGCACGTGTTCTCTTGACCTTGTGGATGCAGGAGTCGGACCTCAAGCCGCAGATCGGCGAACAGACCTTCTCGGGCCTCGAGGACAACCTGCAGACGACGTTCAAGGGTCTCGGAGACCTCGTGCTCCGTTTGAGCCGTGGTGTTCAGGCGGTCAAGGAGCCGGACAACCATGCGTCATGAACGCAGTCCCGACGACCGATTTCACGCCACTCTCCGGTCTCCGCATGCACCGGCGCATCCGTACGAAAACGCACTCTGGCAGCACAAGACCGCGGGTGTGGCTGATGCCGTCGTTGAGCGTGTAGTCGACGCATACGAAGACCACTTCGAGCGCGAACTGCTTCAGGCATGGATCATTGCGGGTGCAACCGACGAAGACATCAACAGGCGCATCGGCATGTCGCTTGATATGTTGATTCAGTACCGCCATCTCTGCTGCAACGTTTTCGCGTTTCGCGACAAACTAGAGATGATGCGATGGGTCAATAACTACAAGGGTTCTCGCTCGGGCAAGATTCTGCTCGAGAAGGCGCTCCACTTCGACGGCATCGAAGCAATCGCACACTTGAGCGGTCTTCCGACCAATCTCAGCGCAGACCATGTCAACGAGCAAGTACTGCGTGAATCATACTTCCGAGGCATCAGCACACTACGCGCCTCGAGCATCTCGGGACCTGACGCATTGGCCGCACATCAACTGATGAAGACTGCGACTGCTACGGCTGCGGCTGTGGCAAATCGAGGTGGACCGAACATGTCGGAGACGTTGCTCAAACTCAAGCACCGCGAGGTGACGTGGCATGTCGAGGACATCGCGCCTCACGGGGAGATTCTTCACTGATGCGTGCATTCCGAGAACAAGACTTCGATCAGATGGCTGAGCGTGTCGTCGATCGTTTCATGAATGGCGCAAAGCTTGCGGATGCAGCGACTGCTGAAGCCGCGGGCGGTGCGTTGAACCCCGACCAGATCGCGCGCATGGTCCAGGCGGCGAACACACAGGCGTTCTTGCGTCTCATGGACCAACAGAAGGCCCAGGGCGTTCCGGACATGACGAACGAGTTCGACCCCATCGACGCTCGCCAGATCGTCCAGCAGCTGATCAACCAGGTCCACGTTCCACACATGGACGGTCCCGGCGGCGAAATGCCTTCGATGCCAGGCGCAGGCGGAATGCCTCCACACGGTCCCGAAGACGACGCGATGTTGCCGCCGCACGCAGAACCTGACGGTGACGAAGGCGGGATGCCTCCGATGCCACCCGGCGGCGACGACGGTCCGTTGCCGAACGAGATGGGTCTGCACGACCTCAGCGGCGATGAACCGGACGAGCCTGCGCACGGCGCCGGTGATGACGACGACGGTCCGTTCCCCAAGGGCAAGAAGCAGAAGGCCAAGGACGACGGCGACAAGAAAGACAAGAAGAAGTCGCCGTTCCCGCCCAAGAAGGACGAAGCGAAGGAAGCGGCGTTCCGCGGTCGTCGCATCGACAAACTCGCGAGCGTACTCGAGGACCAGTACAAGCAGGCAGAGTGGGCGTTCGAAGACGTGTTCGCCAATCTCGGTCAGCAACTACGCCGTGCACACGGTGCACCTTCGGCAGCGGCATTCGAAAAGGACGCTCTCGCACTTCACAATCATGAGATCGGCCTCGTCGTGCTGAACATGGTCAAGGAGAGCCAAGGGCTGCCCCCAATCTCTGCGGATGACGCGGCCACGAAGACCGCGGCACTCGCAGACCGACATCTCGTCGACGACACCGAGACCAATCGGACGTTCGCAACCCTGGTCAAGATCGCGGTCGACGCGAATCGTCTATGCCTCGGCGCCGCCCATGCGAGGTCCCAGTGCAGCTGACCGATGTGCTTCTACTGGCCGTGCGTGAAGGCGTACGTCGTCATGTCGAGAAACGTGCGGGTATCATGTTGCCACTCGCGGTCGGAGCGATGCTTCCCGGCATCGTGAACAAGGTGGTCAACCGCGCACACTCGACCGAGAAGCAGATCGAAAAGACGCACTACGACCCGATGAAGGTGGCAGCCATGTCGTCGTTGGCCGGGCTTTTTGGAGGCCTGGGTCGAGGTGCGTCGTCCGCAGGACACGGGATGTTTGGACAAGAAAACAAAAGCAACAAACCCAGCGGCTTTCGTGGTGGCCTCAGTGACCTGGGCGCGTCTCCAGTCGCGGGTGTTGCGAAGGGCATCTCTGGCGGCATCGGTCGTCGCATTGACCAAATGTTCGGCGGCCACGAGTTCGGTGAAAAAAAGGACCCGTACCACATGGGTGCGGGCGCCGCTGTACAGTCGTTCGGCAAAGAGATGGGTACGTCAGGGGCAAACCTGCTACGCGATATCGCGAACAAGGCGATGGAGGCAGCGGGTCACACAGGCGACGCTTCGGCACGCGAAGCCATCATCGGCGACCTCAAGCGTTCCGATTCCGTCCTCGCGAACGCGGACGACAAGACGCTCATGGAGGCCTACCACACGATGGCGCGCTTCGCGCCCGTGCTCTCGACGGACAAGAACGCCGTACGATCGTTCCTCCGCCAGGCCGTGATGGCTGGCTCAGGTCCTGACTTCATGTCCATCAAGCTGCTCGCAGACTCCGAACGCGCCGTCACGGGCGACAAGGATCGATAATGACCCTCGACGACCTCATCCCGCCGAACGTCACTGCTGCTGTTCGCGATCTTGGACTTCACAAGATCGCAGGCGCGATGCTCGGCGTCCCTGAGCTGACCATCAAAGAGGCTGTGGCCACGGTTGGCGCGAAGGCCTACCTCCGTCGCAAGGAAGCGCGCAGCATCGTCGATGGCATCGTAGCCTTCGCCGCACTGACGAACGAGAAGGTCGCGGACAACGCTGCGCTCATGGCGATGCTTCGCCGTGCTGCAATGCCGGCGCTCGCGGGCGCGGGTATCGCGGCGATTCCCCAGCTCATGTCGAACGACCCGAACCAATATGGTCACGAAAGTCTCTTGCCCGCGATGGGTATGGGCGCCCTACTCGGCGGCGGCATGGGTGCGATGAACTCCATGCGGCAGCTCCCACCTGATGTCAGCCAAGGCGCGGCACACGCTTTCCGCCAGATGCCATGACGTCCTTTGCTCGCGCTCTCGAAACGTCGGTCCTTCTCGCGGAGAAGATCGCGTCGTCGCGCTCGGAAAACCCGACGTTACGAGAGAAGCTCGCGCTCGCTGACTTCGCTGCGTTCGGCCTCTTCAAGCGGGCAGCGCTCGACCCAGCGGCCTTGTCTTCGCTGCAGCGTGGACTCGGTTGGGGTGTTGGGCTCGGAATCCCCGCGCTCGCTGCGGGACACATGTTCTTGAACGATGCGCGCGACCACAGCGGCGAAGTCCTGCGTGATGCACGCAACCAAGCGCTCATCACGGCAGCGGGCGTTGGCGGCATGCAAGCGCTCGGGGAGGCTTTCAAACGGAAGCCACAACCGTCGCAACACAACGTCAACGTTTCAATGCCGCAACAGCCAGAGCAGCCACAGCTCGACGATCAGCAAAGGCTCGCCGCCGCCATCATGGTCGATGATGTGCTCGAGGCAGCGTGCAGTCAGCTTAGCGATCCTGTCGCAAAGCACGCAGCGCTCGTGGAACTCATCAAACACCGCAGTGAAGCGACGAACCTTCTACGGAGTCTTTTGTCGTGAAGAAGATCATCGAGCTGGATGACTACTTTCCGACGGGTGAACCGACCGTTCAAATCATCCTGCCGTGGAACAACGGACGTAGCGTCGACACGAGTCGTGTTACCAAGTACGCGTCCGAAGCGCTCGATTACATCAAGCACGTCGCACCTGAGCCTGGCAAAACCGCGCTCCTGCTCAACGCGATGGGCGCCGAGGAGACCTACGGACCGAACCGCAACGGCGATGGGTTCCCTGAGTTTCCCGTCCCAGCTCGCGGCAAGATTGCATCGGCAGATCGTCGTTGGTTCGTACCACCGGGCGAAGAGCTGACGCACCATTACGCGTCGTTCGAAAAGAATCCTGCCCACGCGTTCATGCACCACGCAAACCGAGATCCGTCGAAGGCCTCTGGCGTGGTGAAGAAGGCGTTCTGGAATCCGCGCATGCATCGCGTGGAGCTGCTTACCCTTGTCGACAACGACAAGGACCCCGAGTGGATCAAGCGTGCGAGCGACGGTGAGTTCGTGCCCGTCAGCATGGGCTGTCGAATCAAGCGTGATGTCTGCGCACGATGCGGCAACGAAGCGCCCACGCGCGCGGACTACTGCGACCACGTGAAGTTCGCGATGAATCAGGTCGACTCGAACGGGTTCAAGGACTATGTCCACAACCCATCGCCCGACTTTTTCGACATCTCGCGCGTGTTCCGCCCTGCGGATCGTACGGGCTACACACTCAAGAAAGTCGCAGAGACCTACGAGGTCCGACTCTCGGCAGACCTCGGCGAGATCGCCGATCGTCTCGCGCTCAAGAGCGGTGCTTCGCAAAAGCTATCCGACATCGACAAAGTGATTCGCGCTGAACCGCTCGCGTCCAGTACGCTCACACCAGACGAGAAATCGTTCATCGTAAAATTCCGGGACCACGCGGGTCCCAAGCTCGCGGCTGCACCGCGCATCAACACGGCAGGTCTGCATGTGTGGTCTCTCGGAGAGACGCTCACCGCTGCCGCAAAACACGGTGTCGTATTCAACGACCGTGAATTCATCGGACTCGCAACAAGCAAGCTCGCAGGACATCCAGTCACATTGCTTGAAGCACAGACGGACAAGATCGCAGCCGCCGGTCGTTGGTCGCTCGCGCTGTTTGCTGAACGCCCTGAGCTACTCGCCGAAGTGATTGATAGCGGCGTGCTCGAGTCTTCAAAGACCGCGAAGGAGTTAGATGTATTCTTCGCGAGTGTGAGCGAGAAGCGTGCGTACGCCGGAGAGATGCTCTATCGACGTCTCGTACCTGAAGATATCGGACTTGGCCCTGACGCTGCGCCCACCACGGACGTGCTGCACACGCAATACGGTGACACCACACGCGGTGCAGCGATCGATGCACAAGACGCAGTCACGCGAGCACACATGGGCAAGGTGGTTGGCGGTGCAGGTCTGCTCCTCGGCGGATACAAAGCGCTCACTGCATTTCCATGGATGCGTAAATTCAAGGTGCCGCTTGCGATCGGAGCAGGGGCTCTCGGCGCATCCACGTTGGGCAAACGTCCTGGTGGAACAATGCGTACCGATGAAGGCTACGACATTCCAGACATCACAGAACTGACGTCGAAGACTGCATCGCAGGCGGCGTTTGTTCACCTTATCGAATGCGCACAAACAATGACGCGCAGATTCGATTTCTCGAGTATCAAGGTTGCGAACCTGGCGTCGTTAGATCAGGTGGCCATGGCGCTCGGTTCCATCGTCTTGACTTGAATTTGTTTTTCACCGCACGGCCCCCTATCATTTTCACCGTAACGGAGACGGCAATTCCATGAAGCTCTCAAACGCACTCGGGATGATCAAAGGCGGCGAAAAGACCGCGAGCGCACCTGCGCCCACGGGAACTGCCTCTTCGTCGAGCGACGCCGGCGAGCGCCTCAAGCAGGCACTCAAAGAAGCGACCGCTCCGGCACTACAGGCCAAGACGGCGGGTCAAGCCTCGCCCATCGAGGACCTGACCAAGATCGCCAATGACCTGAGCAAGGCCGAACATGACGCGCTGACCAAGGAGGCGCAGATGTATGGCGCCGCGGTCTGCGATGGTTTCATGGCGCGCGCAGCTCAGTACCAGGAAGCGGCCACGAAGGTCGCGGCCACGATGCCCACGAAGACCGCCGCGGTTGCAGGGGGCACATCGGACTTCGAGAAGTTCGCGTTCGAGAACCCCGACCTGGTGAAGGAAGCCGCGGAACTCGGCTACGCCACCACGAAGAACCAGCTCGAGAAGCTCGGCGAAGCAGCCTACGCCAAGGGCTGGAACGACACGGTCGAGACAATCCACAAGACGGCGAGCGATGCATTCATCGCCGGCTTCAAGGACACCCTCGCTCTGTTCGAGGGCGCACGCTGATCCATGTCCGATGTGAGCTACATCGACGCGGTCTCTCGCCTCAAGCATGCAGCTGAGGTGAAGGCCGCCGCAGATCCGGCGCTCGTCAAGGCGCTGCTCGGCGGAGGTGCACTACTCGGTGGTGGTGCACTGCTCGGAAGCCATGTCGCGCACAAGCGCGATGAGGCAGCGCGCGAGCGCGCGAAGAACACTGGCTTCGGAGCTGGTGTTGCAACAGGTATGGTGGGTCCCCAGATCATTGATGCATTGCACGCCGTGATGCACCGAGGTGGTCAGTGAGCCGCGTCCATCTTTCTCTTGTCGTTGACGAGGTGCTCGCCGAGGCGAACACCGTGTCCATGCGCAAGAACGCCGAAACGACTGCGATCAAGGTCGCAGCAGCGCAACCCAAGACCGAGACAGCGCGCAGCCTGCGTGCCCTCGCTGACGAAGTTCGTACTGCATCTGACGATGTGACGTACGATGACTTCACGGGTGCACTGTGAAGGAATCTGAAATGCTTCGTTCGATTGCGAATGACCTGCGCGAGCAGGGCACAAAGCAAGCCGAGACCCGCAAGGTCAAGGCAGCAAGCATCCTCGTTGCAGCGACCGGATTCGGTATGCTGCGCGCCAAGCTCGGAGGCACTCGTGGTTAATCACGCCAAGCTCGCGGCGGTCTTCGACGCGATGGCCGACTACATCGACGAAGTCGAGACCGAGAAGACCTCATCTGTCGAAAGCGCGCGTCAAGCTCGCATCGACAAGGTTGCAACCCTACACGCCGCCGCGCACGGTGAAGAGTTGTCCGAGACCACACGCAAGAAGCTCGCTTCTAGCGATGCGGCCCTCGATTATGTCGAGGACTTGCTGTCCAAGCAGGCCGGCGTCGTTACTCCCCTCGGTGCAGGAGCGTCATCGGACGATGACACTCAGCCCAAGACAATCAAACAAGCAGCTGATGCGGCGGACGAACGATTCGTCAGCTGGATCGTTTCCTCGTAGCGCATTCTTTCCGGAGGCAGACTAAGATGATCCTGAACAGCAAGTTCGACGTTCTGCGCGGTTGGCCCCGTGAAGGCGCAATCGACGAGTCCTTCACCATCAAACAGACCGTGCCCGGAACGGATGACCTGCTGCCACTCGGCACGGTCATCTCCGTTACCGCGACCGGCGTCGTTGCAGTGACTTCCACGCCAAATCGTGCAACGACCAACCCCGTTGCAACATGGGTCGTGGTCGCCGGCAACGACGACTTCTCGAGCCAGTTCGTCCACAAGGTTGTGGCGCTCCGCAGCAATGCAGAGTTCAAGCTGGACCCAGCGAACTTCAACGCAGGTGTCTACACCCCGGGCACCAAGCTGACGTTCAGCGCCGGCAAGTGGCAGCCCGCCGTCGCGGGCAACCAGATCATCGGTGAGGTCCTCCAGGACAACACCGCGACCGACGGCACGATCGTCGTGTTCTACACCGGCGGCGACGCCGCGGCCCTCTGAGCCCTGGACTAAGGAGAACCACACAACATGTCGGCAGCGTACAAAACTCAGACCCAGCAGGTCTCGGCTCAGTTCATCAACTCCAACTTCGTCCGTAAGGTCGAGGACGGTCGCACCAAGGAGGCGGAGGCCGAGGGCACCGCCTTCATCCGCCAGAAGCTCCGTCAGGAATCCTTCGCGCGCGAGATCATCGAGCCAGTCATGCTGGCGGACGATGAGATCGACCGCGACGAGAACACGGATCAGCCCAAGAAGATCGTCGAGAAGGAGCCCGACTCCGTCGCCACGTTCGTGCCGTTCAACGGTACGGCGCAGCGCACGTGGTTCCGTGGCAAGCGCTTCTCGGTCTTCTTCGGCAAGACCGAGTCGCAGCGGTTCACCAAGAACAAGTTCGAGCTGATGACGTATCAGAACGACATCCGCAAGATCCTCTCCGACAACTCGGTGAAGGACATGTCGGACCAGGAAGACCAGAAGTTCCTGGACACCATCAACGCGATCATCGCGTTGAACCTCGCGACGCAGCGCACCCTCGCGGGCGCGTTCAACTCGAGCGCGTTCAAGCAAGGCTTCCAGGCGCTCGTCAATCGGAAGCAGCCAATCGGCAAGCTCCTGATGTCGAAGTCGACGTACTACGAGGCCCTCGACCTGCCGGCGACCGCCGTCGGTAACGACGTGGCGTCGCGGCACTACGACGTGGGCATCGAGGCCGAGGAGAAGCTGTGGGGCATCCCCGTGGTTTCGACCATCAAGCGTGAGATCGTCGACGACGTCGCCGGTGCCACCCGCCGCTCGGTCTACGTGTTCGCGCCGCAGAACTACCTCGGCGTGTTCTTCCTGCTGCAGGACGCAACCCTGTACATCAAGCAGGAAGCCGACATCATCGAGTTCTGGAGCTACGCAGCCCCGGGCATCGGGATCGGCAACACGCTCGCGTCGCAGCGTATCGACCTGCCGTTCGCCTGAACAGCGTCCCTAACCCAGGGTAGGCTGAGGCCTTCTTCCTCCCTTGTTTGGGGATTCAGGAAGAGGGCCTTCGTCGTTTCACCATTGGAGACTTCATGTCGAACAAGATCATCAAGAACACACAAGAGAGCACCCTTGACCTTACGCCGATGCGAGACGTCTTCGATGTCGTCCTCGTCCTGCGTCCGAAAGGAACGCCCGGCGACTCGCGCGAGATCTCCGAGGAGACTGCGAACGATGAAGTGGTCGCACGTGTTCTGGGAGCCCGCTGGGTGACCCTCAGCGACGCGACCTCGACCGCTGTCGCTGAGATCACCGTCGCCCCGCCCGTTGCGGAAGTCGTGACACCCGTCGACACCGCACCGATGTTCGAGGAGCCCAAGGCCGAAGAGTCCAAGGCGGAGCCGGAGCCGGTCGCCGAGGAGCCCAAGACCGAAGTGCCGACGGAAGCTGCGACGGTGTCTGAGACGCCGGTCGAGCCCAGCAGCCGTACGTTTCCCGCCGAGCCGCCACACAAGTCCAAGCGCCGCTAAGTCTTCGGCTACAATAGAGGCACGTCATGTTTAGCCTCGAGAGGACGTTCACACGCTAATGCCGGTCATTGGAACACCGACGACGCCGACGGTGGTCTCAAAGGACCAAGTCCGCATGTTCATGCGTGACTATGCGAACAACAACATCCTCCTCGACGATGTACAGTTCACCGATAAAGAACTGAACCTGGCGCTAGCCATGGCGACGAGTGCGTTCAATACCGTCACTCCCCAGACGAACTTCACACCGTCGACATTTCCTCCGCAGCTGATGTACCTCCTGCTCATTGGTACGGTTCGATTCCTGCTCATGAGCGAGTCGTTCATGCAGGCAAGAAACCAGGCGACCGTGCAGGACGGTGACATCTCACCAATCGGCATTTCAGATAAGGCCCAGCTGTATTCGTCGCTGGCGCAACAACTCAAGGCCGAGTGGGATGAACTAACACGCGGTGTGAAGACGCAGAACAACATGGAAGCGGCCTACGCTTCATTGGGTTCTGGGTACCGAAACACGTCGCGGTTCAATCACTCGTGACCGTTCGCGCGTCATACGTGTGCGGACGGAATGCAGCGCTCGCACGGTTCAAGCTCGCAGGTACGATGGGTGCGAGCATCGGCGTCCAGCCAAAAGGTCCCGAGGTCAGCCACGGCACGGATCGCACGCAGTACCCGCCACAATCCGGCGGCACCAGTGCAGCACGTTCGAACATGCCTGATTGGTTGTGGGACCACTTCACATCCTACGACAAGGTCGCGCCAGGGCGCGCGGATGGTACGTACGGACAAGAAGTCATCGGGTAAAATTCGCCCTATAATTCAACCATGTCGAACCACCTGAAGACCGCACACGAGTACGGCGTCCAGAAGGCGCTCGAGAACGTCGGATACAAGAGCGCGGAGGAAGTCCGCCGCGATGCCGAGGCGCTCGGCATTCTCGAGCAGCCGACGAAGACGGCATCGACCTCGCTCGACGACCTGTTCCGCGCGCTCCAGAAGTAAACACACCCATGTCGCTGTTGCGCCAAAGGTCGGCTGAGGGCGGGCGCGCAGCGCTCGCGGCCTTTGGCGTGGTTAAGACTGCGACGGGGTTCAAGCAACCGGGGTTCAAGTCCGTCGGAATCCTACTTCCGAAGGCTGCGGATCTTCCGCCGATCCCACCGCCAAGCGTGCCTTCGCCGCTCGGTATTGGTAGGATCGAGAGCAACTACGACTTCGTACCCAAGGTCGCCTTCAACGTCGGAATGGGGGCTTCGACTTCCACTGACGGAGCGGGCGCTCAGCGGGGAGTTCCAGCGGATACGGGACGTCGTCAACGCAGCGTCATCGACCGGGCGTTCCAACGCAACGAAGACGATTACGCAACAAGCAGCATGCCGTTGCCAGGGGACGTTGTCGCGCCATGACGCTCGAACTCATCTACGCAAATGGGCAGCTCGCGGCACTCGAACGCTACAAGCTCGGATTCCCCGCGCACCCAACGGTCGCGAACAGCGCCGTGCTGACGACGAAGAAAACTTCACCGACACTGCCCGCTGCAGCACAGCAGGGGATGGCGCCACCATCAACGCCCATGGGCCTCTCTCAGATCTTCGATGCGCACGAACAAGGTGAAACGCGCTCGGAACCTCGGCGCAAGCTGTCGGCCGATAATCTATGCACGTCGTGCCGAAGGATGAAGCACTACGGCAAATGCAGTCGTCCGCGTGCGATTCCCGAGAAGGCCGCTGATTTAAACATCGGGATGCAGGGCTACAGCCCTGAACAGGGCAACAACCCATCCACGAGCCCTAACTACCGCTCAGCGGTCAGCTCGATCAGCTCGCTCACGCGCGCGTTAGAGGGTCGCCCCGCCGATGAGCAGGCAGCATCTGGGTTCGCGGACCTGTACCGCGGGGGCGGGATTTCGAACATGGCGGATGAGCCGGGCCAGATGTCGGGCAGCCTCGCCAAAGTCGCGAACAAGCTCAGCGCCTTCATGTTGCCCGACGCAGGGCTCCATTCGATGCACGAGCAGCGGGGACCGACCGTGAACCCGTACGAAGAGCAGCGAACACGGATGGGAGCGCCTGTCGGCTTCGGCGACGAGGGGCTGCAACGCATCAATCGGGCCTTCAATCAGATCGACCACGCGGCCGACACCACGAACATCGGGGGCGGCGCCGGCGATCCAGAGCCAGGGCCGGCGGTCCTTGGCTGAAGTTCACATCACGCGAACTACCGCACTGTTTCCGAGCGCCGTGTTCGTGCAATGGAACGTGGAATCGGAGGAGAGTGGAGCGTTCTTCGTCGATGTTGCGCGATCCGAGAGTCCCGACGGCCCATGGGAATACATCGCGACAGGTCTTCGTGAAGCGTACAACTTCGTCGACGATCAGTTCAACCTGCCTCCAGCAGACCCGCGGAACGCAGGTCGCGAGGGCTTGAACCTGTTCTCGCTCGCGCGTGCGGTCTACTACCAAATTACAGTGACGCCGCCGTCGGGCTCCGCGAACGCGTTTCACAGCCACGCGGAACCTGTCGAACCTGGACTTGACCGACGCACACGTTTGTTCAAACGCAAAATCCTCCACGATCAAGCGGTCGGATACCGACGTCTAAACGGGATCCCACTCATCGTGTTGAAACGTCGTCGCTGGGGTGACCGTTGTCCGAAATGCTACGACCCCGTGACACGGGAATCGACACTCGAGCACTGCTTGACGTGCTTTGGAACGACGTTCGTCGGAGGCTACTGGACTCCGACGCCGATCCGCGGACGTCGTGAAGCAGCGACGGTCGAAACGAACATCACGGCACATGGCGATAGCGACGTGAAGTTCAACGACTTCAATATCCTTGACTACCCTCTTGTCGAATACAAAGACATCATTGTTGATGTCGTACGGAATGAACGCTACCAAGTTCAACGCGTTCACCCTACAGAACTGAAAAGCGTCACGGTACACCAGAAACTAACGACGTCTCTACTCGGTCACAACTCGATTGAATACAAGCTGCTCGTGGACCTGACGGCAACGCCGTCTCTGTACTAACCCATGGCCGACAACTATCCCAAGTACGTACCGGACCCGAAGGTAGTACCTTCACCGGAAGAAACGCAGCAAGTCAGCATCCGTCCTGGGTCAAAACTTGCGGTGTTGGGAGTATTTGTCGAAATCATCCGAAGGCGTTTCGGGCGAGACATCGTGGGGGATGAATTCCAGTGGCGCTGGGACTCAGATATCAAGGTCACAAAGCTAGCCGTCGAGAGCGCGTTCAACGAAGACAAAACGCACCGGAACTTCCGTCCTGCCGTCTACGTGGATTGTGACGACCAGACGATGGGCCGTGTCGTACTCGGAGACCGGGCGGGTCTCAACCTCAAGACCGGGCTTGAAGGCTTCTGGAATCTGCAAACGGTTCCAATCCTGATCGAGTGCGTCACGGGAAAGCGCGCAGAGAGTGCTGCACTCGGCGACATCATCGGAATTTTCTTGCAGGCCTCGAGTGACCTCATCCAAGGCAAGTTCGGTTTCCACGACATGACGCCTGTTACGGTTGGACGAACACAGCCAGCGCAGCGCGACAAAGACCAATGGGTGACGTCCGTGACTTTCGTGGTGCAGTACCCGCAGCGTTGGACGAATGCTCCAACGGCACCGCTGCTGCGAGAGCTGGAGATGGATATCTCCCGTTCCGGTGCAGAATCAGCGACCGAGTTCTTCGAGTCTATCGCCCTGTCTTGGCAGGACGTGCCCGAGTAGGGCCCTTCGTCGTGTTTCGTTGCCCAACACCCTATAATTTCCGCAACCCTATGGACTCGGAGAACTGATCATGGCCATCCGACCTGTCGTACTTGTTTACCAGGACCTGGCCACGCCGACGATTACGCCGACGTCGCCAGACCTGAACTGTTTGGTCGTTGGTCCGGCGTTTTGGATCCAGGACTACTTCCAACCCGGCACCACCGACTACGCAGACAAGGCCGATATTCAGGTCACGTCTGCGTACGGTGCGCTGGAAACCAGCCCCGCTGCAGCGTTGCCGACGGGGGCCGCCGTGATCACGGTGGCATCGCCGCCAAACAACGCGGTGGGAGCGCTACTCGACGGAGACAGCGTCCAGATCTACTTCGACCAGGCCCGTGTTCGCATCGCGGGCAAAGGCGTCGACGTTGGTGGCGGCGTTCAAGGAACGACCACGGTCCTGACGCCGAACGTGTTCGACACGGCCGAGGGAACTCCGACCACGTTCGCGACGCCTGGTCCCGGTCGTGCTCTTCCCGGTGACCGTTTGGTCATCGTGGATGCAGGCGCAGTCGTCATCGCGCGCACCGTGCTCACGGTTGTTACGGACACGCAGCTGCTGCTCACGTCGGATGTGACCGGCGGTACGTTCGTGCCCGCGGCGAACCAGAGCTGGTACATCGAGCGCCAGGTCAACGACATCCAGATCAACTCGTCGTTCGTTTCCAGCACCGGAAACATCGTGAAGATCGCTGGTGGCGTCACGCTCCCCGTCACCGGCCAGGGCAGCAAGCCCGTGTCGTACGCGGTCGTGTACGAGGCGTATCGCAGCCTCCAGCAGTCGCTGGTCGATCTCGACACCGTCGAGTCGCTGGTGGACATCGAGTCGAAGATCGGTCGTGTCGACGCGCGCAACCCACTCGCGACGGGTGCCTTCGTGGCGCTTCAAAACACGACGTCCGTCGTTCAGTTCATCGGTGTCGTGTCGGACGATCTCCAGGGACATGTGTCCGTGCGAGACCATCTCTCGGCGCGACCCGACGTCTACGCCATCGTTCCGATGACGACGGACATTTCCATCTTCGTGATGTGGAATGTCGACTGTGTCGGTCTCGCACTGCCCGACAACGTTCGCGGCCGTCCGCAGCGTTTCCGTGTCGTGATCGGTAGCGGCACGCTGCCCGTCACTAAGACGATCATCGAGCCTTCGGCCACCGGCCAGTCCGTGCAGCTCGCGGCCAGCGCGCCCACGGCAATCACCCGCCTCACGCTGACCGGCACGCTGAGCTTGGTCACGAACGGCGTGATTCCGGGCGACGTCCTGAGCGTCACCGTCACCAGCGCTGCGGGTGTTGTTGCGCTCGGTCTGTACCCGATCGGTGCCGTCGAAAATGCGACGATCGTCGAGGTCGACACAACGTCGCCCTTCGCGAGCGCCGGTGTCGCCAACATCAGCGTCACGATCTTCGAAGCGGACGGTGTGACGGTTCGTCTCGCGTCACAGGCACTGGTCGGCACAGTCACCGCGACGAGCGACGACCTCTATCTGATCCTCAAGGATCCGAGCGGGACGTTCGTCGTGAGCGGTGTTGTAGCCGGTGATCTCATCAAGATCCCCGTCGACCCGAACGCGGCCATCGACGACAACAGCGTGTTCGTCACCCTTGTGGTGAACAACATCATCAGCGACCAACGCTTGCAGCTCGTAAATAACGGGCAGGACTTGTCGACGGCTCAAAATGAGCTGCCGCACGGCGTGAAGCGAACCGGCAGCGCTCTTGTCGGCCTGACGACGATCAACTACCAAGTCGTGCGTACGCTGTCGAAAAGCCAGCAGGTGACCGAGCTGGTTGCGGTTGCGCAGTCGTTCAACTCCAAGCGCACGATTCTCGTGTGGCCGGATCGTTGTGATGTCGCAGGCGTGACCGGCGGCAACAACCAGCCGGGCTACTACCTCGCAGCGGCAGTTGGCGGCATGACTGCAGGTCTGCCGTCGCAGCAGGGGTTCACGAACCTCGGCATCGCCGGCGTCAGTCAGATCTTCAACTCAAACACGTACTTCACGGACACCCAGCTCACTGACATCTCGAACGGCGGTTGGTACGTGTTCGCGCAGCAGACGACGACGTCGTTGCCGTACACCATCCACCAGCTCACGACGGATCCTTCGACGCTCGAGTCGGGCGAATTCTCGGTCGTCAAGAACTTCGACTTCGTGTCGCTGTTCTTCGTCGACATCGTCGAGGACTTCCTCGGTCAGTACAACGTCACGGTCGACACGCTGACGTTGCTCGGCGCCGCGCTCAACACGGGAGCGCAGCTTCTCTTGCTGCGTACCGTTGCGAAGATCGGCGCACCGCTGACCTCGTTCACGCTCACCGGCATCAACGTCTCGCCGGCGTCGGCAGACCGTGTGCTCGTGTACTGCGCAATCGGTCTACCGAAGCCGCTCAACGTCATCGAACTCCACCTGGTGGCATAACCGTGTCGGACTCCTTTTTCGACAAGTTCATCGCTGACCTCGTGAAAGGTGCCAACACCAACTCGAGGGAGAATGGCGGGCCCGGCGTGAACATCATCGTGGCGCGCGAAAACCACGGATGTGAAGAGAAACTCGCGAGCGAGAAGCTTGGAACGATCGCAGACGCCTATGCCAACGGTGCAACGGCAGCTGCTGCGGCGTTCGGAGTCAAGGAAGCGTTTCTCCCGGCGCTCCTTCCGCTCGCTGGTTCTCTGCTTGGAGGCACTGCGCTCCGTGCCGGTGCGGGCGCCGTCGCCAAAGGGGCGATGGGTCGCGGTGCAGCCGGTCTTGCTTCCAAGGTGGTGCCGAAGATGACGGGCGGCATCGGTGGCGCAGCCACGGACATGGCAGGTTCGATGGTAGGCGGTGCCATCGGCAACAAGCTCGCGCCGCAGCCGCAGCAGCAGCCGCAATAGATGAACTGATGAGCGTCGAACGTTTCAAGATCAAGACCGCAAGCTTCGCTTCCGTGTTCCCGTCAGTGGCGGGACCTGCGGTAGGCGGCTTTGTGGGCTATGGCCTGGGACGTCGATACGGCAACCCAGAACTGGGTGCGTTGCTCGGCACGCTCACCATGGGCACTGCAGGCAAGCTTCTCGGCGAGAAGGTCCAGCAGGCAGAGGCGCAGGCACAGGCGGTTCCGCCAGGTGCGCCCTTCGATCTCGACGCTACGTCCCAAGACATTCCGGCGTGGGCGCTGCAGGGTGCGCACCTACTACAGCCACAGATAAAGCAGTCTGGGCACTTCGACGACATCGTAGGCAGCGACATGATGGGCGCCGCATGGCCGGTCGTCGAAGGTGTTCGCGAACACCAGCCGGCAGGGCAAATCGCGAAAAATGTTGCTGGTCAGGGTCTCGGAACTTTGGGCGGCGGACTGGTCGGACACGGACTCGGTGCACTCATCAACAATGCCGCGGGACACCAGGTCCCCGGTATTCTCGGCGTTCCTCTTTCAACCCTGTTAACTGGTCTTGGCGCTACAATCGGTAACGTCAAGGGCCTCGATTTCGCACGCAAGTAAGGAGCAACCATGGCGCTCGGTGTAGTCAAAGGTTTCGATACCTGGTCCTTCCAGGAAAGCTACGTCGAGCGCGTGATGGACAACGCTGCGTACACCGCAGCGCATCCTGACGACACGCTCGTTCTCGCAGGGCCTGCGCGAAAGCAGAACCTGTCGCAGGGTTTTGCCAACCTCCTCGCAATCGGCATGCTGCAGGCGGTCAACTTCACCCAGACCAAGCCGACACAGCCGATGATGGCGATCGGTTCAGGCCGCTCGTTCTACGTCAGCGGTAAGGCGCAGACACAGTGGACGATGGGTCGCCTGTTCGTGAACGGACGCAACCTACTTCGCGTGCTCTCGCACAACGCGGTCGCCAGCGGCATCGACGTGTCACAGTTTGACGACATTGCGGCCGAGTCAGATCCGCAGAGCAAGAAGTACTTCATCAACCTCGACTCCGAGCTGTTCCTCATTCCGTTCGGGATGGGAGCGGTGTTCCGGGACAAGACGCACGGCTTCTGCGGCGGGTTCTACGCTGAGCTGTCGATGATCACGTCGTACGCGATCGGCTGGAACGCGGGTCAGAACCTGGTGCTCGAGAACGTCTCGGGTATGTCGGATCGGTTGCTTCCGTTCGGACACAACGCGACGCCGCCGGGTCTTCGACCGCACGCACAGGGCGGTATCGGTGTTCGTGCATCCAGCATCGATGCGGTGCTTGGATTCATTGATGACAACAACACCGGTGACAATCAGTCGAATGCGCCAGGGGACACGATCCCCAACGAAAACGTCTAATGCGCTACTCCCGTGAATGGTTTTTCCTCGTCATCGCTGTGCTCTGTATGGGTGCGGACAGTGCGAGCACAAACACGGACATCGCGGGGTTGCTCAGGGAGTTCGGATTTCCAATCTTCGTTAGCCTCTGGTTCATGTGGCGTGTCGAGAAACGTATGGACCGTTTCACCGATACGATCCAAAACCTGCTCACGGCAGTCACCGTCATGGCGAAAACCATTGACGGCCTGCCGCCCCGAGCATCAACACACCAGCCGCATCCGTAAGGGAACTCCATGTCTTGGATCATGACAGGCGTTCTGGCGTTCGTGGTGGGGGTGATTGTGTGGGCGGAGATTCGTTGCGGTCGTCGCAACAAGATCTTCCAAGCAATGATCGACCCCGAGATCGACACGCTCAAGACCAACGCCATTTCCAAGTATCGTGAACGGTTTGGCAAGGACCCCACGGGCCCGTACCTGATCGTCAGCGAACCTCGCGCACGCGACGGGCTCGAAAAACGGTCATGACCATCGCGCTCGTCGTCGCTTCAATCGTGCTCGCGATTGCGTGGCTCCCGCTCGCCGTTCGCTTCCTGCGCGGTTGGCGAAACCGTAAGAACCCCGTCAGCCTCGCCATCTGCGCAGCGCTCTGTTTGTTCGCGTACTCGAACATCATGTTCGCGCTTGTGCTCATCGACGGTGCGTCACTGCGATTTCTCGCTGTTGCGACCCACACGTTTGAACTCGTCGTCTTGGCCAACTTCTACGTCGCGTTCAAATGGTCTGCGAAAAAGTTTCCAGACGCGCGCACTAGCAAGCCGCCCGAGTACACCGTGCCGCCAATGAACACGTCGAACACCTCGCGCGAGGCGTGATACGGTCGGGTCGTGAAGGACCCTCTAAGCGCACAACGTGGCGCCGCCAACCGCGGCGCTGCAGGTCTAGGACGTGTCGGTAAGGGGAACTGGGAGTTGGGGGTAGTTGTCGCCTACAACTCAGCGACTCATACGTCCATCGTGCGTACGCACAGTGGACGCCCTCTCCATGACGTGCCGCAGATCAAAGCGAGCGCGAGTGGCTTCGACCACATTCCCACAGGAACAACCGTTGTGATCTCGTGGGACCTCGGCATTCCAGCAATCGTTGGATGTATGGACATGCCGCGCTCTCCCCAGCCGGCGACGCAATCTCCCACGCTCACGGGCGTCGAGGGAGTTGGAAACGCAGACCCAACCCAGCTGACGCAGGGTTCGAACAACTACAAACCGACGAACGCACCCACCGACATGGGACAGGGTGACTGGGCCCAAGTAGGCACGATGGGCAACCACGTTGCCGTGCTCGAGGGCGGCGTCTCGCTCTTGGGCAGCCCCTCCGCACACCTGCAGTCGCTGGGGACGTCTGGAACGATGCGAACCATCGCGCGACGCATCCAACAGTTCTCGGACTTCGGTCAAATGCGAATCGAGAACGACCAAGGCAAGACGTCGTTCATCCTTCGCGCGGGGTCCAACCAGACAACACAAACGGGGCAAGACGAACAGCACTGGACCATTCGATTGGACCTAGGCGCCACCGGCGACATGTTCGACTTCCGAATCCTTGAGCCCGAAGGTGCTGTGCTGTTCCGCCTCCACGCGGGCGCGGATGGACGTGTTCAGATCTTCGGCGAAGGCGGTGTCGATCTATCGTCGGGAGCGAGTGGGACCGGTCAAATGCGTCACGACATCGCAGGAGCCCGCGCGACTACCGTAGCCGGCGATGACACCCACGTCGTGGATGGGGCTTCTGACACCGTCGTTGCTGCGTCCGCAACCTACGCCATCGGACGGGACATAACACGTTCGGTAGGACGCAACGCAACGGAGTTCATCGGAGGGGGCCGAGATGTTGGCGTGAGCGGCGATGAAACGCTCGCAACCGCCGGTGATCGATCTACCAAAGTAGGTGGTAACGATAAGACCGATGTCACAGGAAACTCGACCATCAAGGCGATACGGGTAAACACGATCGACGGTGTTCAGGTCAAGCTCGGTTCGAACGCGGTGCAACCCGTCACCCGGAGCCTGGATTTTGGATCGAAGGTGCTAGCGCCTATCAGCGCAGCAGCGACCACGCTACTCGCGGGGGCAGCCGCCGCCACGGTCATCGGTTCGGCGCTCCCCGGCCCGCCCGTGACCACTCCGTTGGCGCTCGCCGCACTGAATGCAGCAGTATCGAGCTTTGCATCCGCGGTGATCTCAGCCATCGCTGCATTCCCAGGAACCCTCTCCACGAAAGTGAAGACGGAGTAAGCATGGCTGAAGACCCCAAATGGGACGGTACACCTGCGTTAGGCGTCATCCTTGCGCGGATGGCTGAACTCTACGCACGCGTGGTTCAAGTAGAACTCGCGCAGCAAAAAAAGAACGCGGACCGCGTCGCTGCAATGTTCACAGAGAGCCCGTCCAAATGAGTACGTGGAACTCCATCAACCCGAATCAGTTGATCCCCAGTAGTGTCGTTGCAGCCGTAACCGCGATAGGCGACACCCTCACAAGTGCAATCAGTGCAGCGTCAAATCCGCTCAGTAAATTTCCTTCCTTATCGGCACCGAACGTTCCCGACCCCATCACAGCAGTCGTTAATGCGATTTTGGATACATTGTCAGGTCTCCTCAAGGCCGGTCGTATTCACACACTTGCCGTACCCATTGTAAAAACGGTTCCTAACAAACCGTCGCCTCGGTTGCCGTCCACTCTAAACGACCTACAAGCCATGCTTGCAGTGCGATTAGGTCCCGCGTCTACCGCGGAACATGACGCATATACGAACATGGTCATGCGTACAGGTGGTAATGCGGGCTTCTACCAAACATTCGCCGCGTCGATCATGGATCCGCAAGACTCCAACAGACCGAAATATGACAACGGTAAAGATGCCGTTGCGATGACGGTCTTAATGATCGGTGCGCCAAGGTTCTCAAGCATCGCATCAGCAGCATCGACGCTAGACCTTCTAACGCGTCCGACGAGTGACAACAGCTTCGTCTCTCGCATCATCCCTGTCCCACAAAATCTAGGTACGAAAGTTGTAGGGTCTACGAAACCTCCGGGAATTGGTGTACGTCTCGATTGGGATCCTCCAAAACCAGAGAACACACGTCAATTCTTCCCAGGTCTATCTGTCGAAGTAAAACGTTATGCCGTCATTCGAACAACGGACCCACGCGGAGCACGTGCACGCATGGTCATGGACTTGTTCAAGACGCAAAAGCTGACTGAAGGTCTAACAACAGGAAAGGCCAAGGTCGTCAAAATCGGGTCGGGCAGAAATACAGCGTATCTAGATACCGACGCGAGCCTCAAGCCCGCGACCCCCGTCTACTACTTCATCGCGTGGGAATGCACCGTGAAAGAGAACGGGGAGACTGTCACACTACCGTTCGATAAACTTTCGAACGTGTCCAAGGTTGCGGTAACGAGTCCTGCTGCACCGCAAACGGGAAGCGCACCCAACTGGGTTGCTACGGACTCGGCGATCTCTGCATTTCCAAGTCTCGATAACGCGGCCCGTCGCCTCATCGCAGAGACCCAAGTTCTGCTCAAGCCTTCCGCGAGTCCGCTGTCGCGCATTGATGCGGCGCTCAAAATATCTAAGGATGCAACTGCACGCTTGTCTGCGCGTTCAACGGAATTGATTGACGACGTCAAGCGGTTGACTGCAGCGCTGTCGGCGCCCATTCCCGCGGTCTACGTCACCCAGATGTCGAGCGCTACAGGCGGAACAGCGTTTCTTCTAGCTGAGCTAGCTAAACGTCTCGGCGATACAAGTGACCCTTCACGCCCCCCGTTTGATAACGGTGAGTATGTGATTGGTGTTTGCTTTGTTGCAGGTGCGCCCCGTCTCGCGGACCTAGCGAAGGTCATCGCATTCTTCAAGGCGCTATTCGGTCCTGCCAACGCTGCGAATCCGCTACTCGGTCTTCTTGCTTCAATCGACACATTGGTGGCTCAAGCAGAAACGGTAGTTTTCCAGCCAGACATGACGCCGTTCCCTCCAGGAACGGACCTGACGGCCATCGACCCCGCGACGGGACGGCCTCCAACACTTGGTACGGCGGTGATCGCTGCAGATGGAACGCCTGTCGCAGCTGACAGCCCGGACAATCCGAACGCAGGTAACACGAACGTCCCGCCGTCTGCCGAGCGCTGCTAGCTGCCTGATTTGTTTATTAGGTAAGCGGCGCCTATCATTCCGCGTGCCCAAGATTCGTGAATACACGTGCGATTGTGGTGCCCGTTTCGAACACATGCACATGACCGAAGATGAGGTCGCGCTGTGTCCGACGTGCGCGCAATCAGTCGGTCCAAAGGACGAAATGTTGGGCGGGCATTCGTGTACAACAATCGTTCCGATGTCCCGGACCTCGTTGAAAAACAAGGCGGGCTACGTCCACTCGCACGGCGACAAGCCGGCTGAAAAGGGCTCGGTTAGCGTGCCGAGCAACAAGGGGAGCTTCTGATGCAGGACCAGATCGAAACCGTCAGCATGTTGATCGTCAAGGGTGTTGTACTGCCGCTCGTAGGACTCTTTGTCGCGTGGGCATCCATGATGCTGCCGGCGTGGATCAAGGCAAAGGTGAAGAACGAGAGTGTCGCGGGCGTCCTCGAGCGCCTCTCGACGCTTGCGTTCTCCGTCGTAACGGAGATCCAGCAGACGATCGTCTCAGGTCTCGGCGACCAAGCGACCACAGAAGAGCTGCAAAAGGCGCGCGACCAAGCGATCGCAACCCTAAAATCACACCTCGGTGCGAAGGGTATGAAGGAACTGATGACAGTGTTGGGTCTTGCGGACGCCGCCGTCAACAAGCTGCTCGTCACATTCATCGAATCGGCGGTGCACAACCTTCCAAAGACGTTGATGGCAGGAACGTTGATCGAGACAAAGTCGACCACGACACCAGAAACGGCGAGCGAACCAGCTACCACCACTGTCACTACCACCGCAGCAACTTCGACCCCGACCTGAAAGGCCTTCCTATGCGCTTCATTCTCGTCCTCGTTCTCGTCATCGGTCTGGCCAGCACGACCGCGTGTCCTCCAGGTCCAGGTCCTGTCGGTCCGGTGATCAACGCCGTTGTCGATTGTCTCGGTGCGAACCGCCCGCAAATCGACACCCTTATCAACGAGTTCAAGGGACCGATTCTCGGTGGTGGTTCGGTCTCGTGGCCGGACGTCAAGCTTCGGGCAACACAGGCCGGCAAGGACATCGGCGGCTGTTTCATCATGGAACTGACGCAGTGGTTCCTCAGTGGAACGCGCGCAGCGCCGGATGCAAAGGCGGCGCACGACGCTGCAGAGGAATTCCGTAGGACCGTCGGAGGAAACGCGACGTACTCCACGATCTGCGTGCGGGAAGACGGTACCAAGTCGGCGTGTAAGCTGTGACGCTGAAGATCGGCAAAACGGGCGCAGTACCGTCGCGACATGATCCAAAGACGGTCACGTACAAGGCGATCCACAAAGCGCTCGCAATTGCCGATCCGAGACGTACACCGCCATTTCACGTCGACACTCGGCCACGCAACGCACGCTGGGACATCAACGGCAACGACCGCTACGGCTGCTGCACGTTCGCTGGCATCGTCCGTATCATGCAGAACAACGCGGCCCGCAAGGGCCGTACGCTTGACATCACGGACGAGGACGTCATCAAGGCGTACCTGGACAGCACAGGTGGCGTCGACGCAGGGCAGATGCCGATCAACGCGCTGAACTACATGCGCAGCATCGGCATCAAGGGCCACAAGGTGTTGGCGTATGCACGGGTCGGTGACCGAGACGTGTACGAACGACAAAGCGCGCTCGCGACGTTCGGTTCGCTGTACGTCGCCGCAGGGCTGCCTGCCAAACTCAATGATGATCGGGACCTACGGTGGGAGTTGACGCCGCGTGAGAAACGCACGGCTAGCGACGAGCCGCGCTCGATGGGCGGACACGCCTACCCGATTTTTGGTTTTCAACGCGGTGAAGAGTTCTCCGTACCGTGGGACCAGGAGGTCATCGAAGAGGCCAACTGGACGGACTATTACCGCGAGGAGACCTGGGTGTTCGCTGACAACCAGGAAACGGACCAACTTCTGCTCGGTGTCATGTTCGCGCAACTCGCAGCGATCAAGGAGACCGCATGACCCTCAAGCTAGGCAGTCAAGGACCCGAGGTCGAACAGCTGCAGCTCAAGTTGAAGGCCGCCGGGTACGACCCTGGCAACGTCGATGGAGACTACGGCAAGCGTACTGTGGACGCCGTGCTCGCGTTCCAAACAGACCGTCCAGATCTCGACGATGACGGTGCTGCAGGTCCAATGACCCTCGGCGCTCTGGATGCTGCGATTGCAAAGACGAAGCCCGCGTCTGCAACGCCCGTGGCGCCGACATCCACCGTGCCTTGCGACGCGACAACGTGGGCCGCTTTCATGTCACTTGTCGACAAGGTCACAAAGCTTCCCGTCAAGTACGGACCTGGGCGAGGTCTTTGGTCCAAAGACAAATTCGTCATCACGTACAATCCCGGATCGCTCGTGAAAGACGTCAGGTGGACCGGCTGGCCGAACGTTCTCGGAAAGCCGTACCCAAGCTTTCACTGTACGTCGTGGTGCAACTTCTTCATGAGCTGGTTGTGTCGCCGCAACCAGGACTACACGCACGCGGGCAACATCCCCTCGCTGTTCGACCTTCTTTCGAAAGGTCCAGAGGTCCATCAGAACCCGGGCGCTGGTCCGTACCGAGGCTTTGGGGACGTGTGCTATCCGATTGTCCCCGATGGGTCAGCTGTGAAGCGCAGCGGCGTGCCCAAGGTCATGGATGTACGTGAGCTGTACGCACGTCGGGCGGACTTGCCGACCTTCGTCGTGTTCGGCCAATCGACGAAGAAAACCGGCGGCTGGAATTGGTGGCATCACACAGGGCTGTACGTCGCGCGCGACGGCAAGCTGTTCCGGATCGCCGCCGATGGCTTCAAGGGGTCGAACGGCTACTCTGCGAGCCCGATGAAGTACGTGGAAATCACGCCCCAGAACCTCAGTGCGTTCGACGGCTGTGTGTACCGCTGCTACGGCGTCCGCACGACGGACGGTACCTACGGCGACAAGAGCAGGCCGTACGCGACCGTGGACTTCGAAGCGTAATCCCGCGTCGGTCCACTATAATTAGGGCATGGCGCAGACCCTGACCGTCGCTGGCGCGGCCTCCTGTCCTTTCGTGGACGGTGGCGCCGTTGCTCCCATTCCCCTTGCGACTGCTCTCGGCTTCACGTCACGAGCAGACTTCCAGCGGAGCTATCTCGGCGCCATTGTCGATGATCCTGTCAACTTCGGGACGCTCGCAGTGCCGGGTGCCAAGGGCGTCATCGTCATGTGCACGGCAGGCAGTTGCACGATCAAGTTCAACGGCGGTCTCGATGCGTGGCCCCTCTCGCCCGGCGGCTACTTCATTTGGATCAACACCGCGCAGCCATTCCCGACGTCGGCTCTGATCTCGACGACAGGTGCTGCAGGCGTGTTCTTCCTCGCGGTAGGATGACCAATGCTACAAAGGGCTTTCGAACAGGGCTGTAGCAACGCGTGCGCACGCTTCGGCGTGAAGATCGCAGCTGTCCCTCTCGCGCGCCCGATACCGCGAATGACGACGCCACACGTGCCAAAGCCCGGCTTCAAGCTCACACCTCAAGAAGAAGCGCAGGCGTTACGCATGAAGAGTCAGTCGCCTGCACAACGGCAACAAGAACTCGGCTTGGACCGTGACACGCAGAACACGCAGTTCGCACAGCGGCACGACCTGCCCTCTGCATCCCCTGTGGCGGCTGCCGGGCGGGGTGCGCGTGGTGCGGGTGGTTTCATGCGTCCCATCAAGCGGGGCCTCGGTCTCGCTGCGCTCGGGGCCGCGGGTACGGCAGCCTACGGTCTCCACAAGCAGCACCATATTGACGAAGAGAAAATTCCGCTCGTCTACGCCCCTCTGCAAGGTGGTTTCTGATGACGCTCAAGCACGCGTACGCGAGAGGTTGTCGAGCGGCGCTCGAGAAGTTCGCGCTCGATCCTCCAACCGCTGTTGACGCGTTCATGGGCGCGGTGGAATCAGGCAAGGATGTTGCGCCTGAACCGGCATTGCCGCCGATGTCTCATGCACCCGGCGAGATGCTTCCTGCACTCGACGGCACGACGCCACTCTCGACGTCGCCGCCCATGTCGCCGGACCTCGGTTCCACCATCGGTGCACCGCCACCACCCATGATGGGCGCGCTGGGCTGATGTGATGATCGGCAAGGGCTGGCTCAAGTTTGCGATCCTTGGAAGCACGTATGCACGGGCGCTCGAGAATGCGAACACGCGCGCAGGACGCCCTGGCGGAATGTTCTCGTCGATTGCAGAACAGCCACTGGCCAAACTCAAGCCAGGCGCATCAGCGTATGTGCGTGCGCCCGGTGCGCTGACGCCGACCGCAGACCAACGCGGCATGCAACAGATGCTCGCGAAAACGCCGTGGGCGGGTGATGACCATGGTGGGTCGCCGCACGCCGAAGCGACGTACAACGCGCTGTTGAAACGTCGGGGTATGGACGTGAAGACGCCGGGCGGCGATACGAACGCGCAAATCGCGAAGAGCTTCGGGGTCGGAGCCCGTGAACCGTCCGAATCCCATACCGCAGTGACGCGTAAAACGGACCTGCAGGGCCGGGCAGCGCAGACGCCGGACGGACGGAACCCACTCGAACATCAAGACCGTCGACTGCGAACGCCCAATCCAATGGGTGCGGGGGCTGTTGAGGACGTGCATCAGGCGCGTCCTATCCAACGGGAACGTCCGCGCGAGCCGCTACCCATGGAACGACACCGCCCGCTTCCTCCGATGCAGCAGGCGGCTCCAATGGCTGCGCCCATGCCTGCTGCACACAGCAGCGCAGCCACCAACGTGCTCACGGCGCCGCGCCCACCACAGCGGAACATTGCGACGAGTGTCATGAAGGCGGGGGCTGCTCAATTCAAGATCGCCGGTCCGCTCGCGACGGCCGTGGGCATCGGTATCCCGCTGGCTGTCGGCGGAAGCATGCTCGCGGGTAAGCCGGGCATTCAGTCGAACATCAAGAACCTGTTCGCGGGCAAAGGCACGACGGAGGAACAGGACAAAACGAACGAGCTGCCCGCAGGCGCGTTGCGACAAGCAGACGCAGTCCATCAAACACTGTTGGCTCGCGGGTTCGACCCGACGTCGATGCGCATCGGGATTGACGCGCCACCCGGTTCCGGCAAGACGACGCTAGCGCGCGCGCTCGCTCACCGCACCGGCATGAAGCACTACGGCCTCGACTGGGAGCCCGGCAATGCCTGGAAGTCGACGATTGGTCTGGGTCGTAACGTCGAGAAGATGCCGCACGCGCCTCGAGCGGGCGAGATCATGGAGCACTACCTGCTCAACCGTACACACGATCCGGAACTGTTCGACGCTCAGATCCACTTGCGTAGAGACCCGAACATCATCCGTCAGCAGCTCAACCATCGCGGCAACGCCGCATACATCGGGGACATGATGGACCTCGACAAGTCGCTCGCCGTTGCCGACCTTGGCTTTGACACGCTGGGCGGCGAGACGATCGATCTCGGCGACGGCACGGTCATGAAGCTTCGGCCGCATGGAGGCTGGGGAGACAACCTCGACCAAGCGCTCATGGCGAAGGGCATCAACCCAGCAGGCATGAGTCGTCATTCGAAGCTGCTCTCGCTCCACCGCGGGACACCTACGGAAGGTGCTGGCTGGACGCCGTACGTGAAAAATCCACTGTCAGGCGGTCAGACGCTTGCGCTGGGTGCGTCGATCCCGTTGGGCGTCATGGCTGCGCGCGCGCTCGCTCGTCACTGATCAAAAAAAAAGGCGGGCCCGCTAAACCCGAGCCCCGGAGAAACCCTTGCTAGGGCGTCTCCTGATCTGTTTTGTCACGGTCAGGGTTCGCTCGACGCAGGCCCGCGAGGATGTAGATGGCGGCCGGCTTGCCCGCGCGCGTCTTACGTCGAGCGGCACGCGCTTCAACGAGCGGCTTCGGCTTCCAGTTCGCCAGTTCATTCACGCGCGCCGAGATGCTCTGGTGCGAGCGCTTCAATTCAATTTCGATTTCGTCGGTCGTCTTTCCGTCCCAGCCAGCGGTACGGATGATGTTGTAGACCTGCAGCTGCAGATCGCTCAAAAGGCTTTCGACGTCAGCCATCTCCCATATGCTCCCTGCATGCCTTACATTCCTTGAACGATTTCTCCTGGATGTTTGATTGGCACGCTTTACATGTTTTGTATCCAGAGAAGTCTGACCGTCCCTGTGTCTCGGCTGCGTATGCCAGCCGTGAGACTTGTTGTGTCAGCATCCCGATTGCTTCAATCGCACGTTCGAACAACCGTTCGATGTCACGCATTGTCGAGAATATTCTTCTCGGCCCACCACATCTTCACAACCAACTGTCCGACGTCGTCTTGCTTCCACACCTCTGAGTCGTCGTGAACAACGGATTTGGGAATCCAACGCTGTCCTTCCGCGCTGGTGAAGGCGACAAGAATCGCCTTTTCAGATTCGCGGATACACTTTCCTTCGCCCATCTTGTGCGGTTCGTCGCCGCTGTTATCGCGTGGCATGTTTCTCCTTCGAGGTCTTGTACCAAGAAATTCAATCAAACAAGGTAGGGCTCGCCATCACGAGCCCGCGCCCTGCTTTCGAAACCAGTTTCTTGGCCGCAAGCTGTCGCATGTACTCGTAGCGACTTGTGGCTTTGTACTTCGTGGCTTCCTCGAGCGCTTCGTTCGTAACGGCTTCCGGGTACGCTTCAATCAAAACGTCGAGCAGTGCGCGTTCACCCTTCGACAGGCGGTGTCGCCACCAATCCTGCAACTCAGACCCCACCGGCAACGGAGCAGCGTCAGGAAGCGCCCGTACACCAACATCTGTCGCGCGAACGATGTCGCCTTGCTCAACAGTGAGATCCTCTTGTTTTAGGATGCGCAGGAACTCATATAGGCTGGTGGCTTTGTACCCCGTGAGCACGGTCAGCTGTTCACGACGAAGACCCGCGGGATATTGAATCAACGCAGTCAGAATGTTCCGCGGCCCTTTCGCAAGCGGACTGGCATCGACGATTCCTTTGGGGACCGCCATACGTCCGGTTCCCATCGGTGGATGGCGCTGTGCACCAATCGCAGGAGGTGCGTCAATCCTCGCTGAGGTCCGCTGTTTCATCGCAAGGTCGATAACAGTCTGACGGAGCATGTTATCGGCGTGCTTGTTGTTGACCTCCGCCTGCGCGACCTTGCCGAGCTGGATTGCGACCATCGAACGGAAGTTGTGCAGCTCGCTGACGACGACCTGCTGCGCCTGCGCGAGCGTGTCCGTGACTTTGGCAAGCTTGTCGACAGCACGTTCAACGACGGCGACTTGCTTCGGATCGAAGATGCGAACTTTCTCAACTTTGGTCTTTGACAGCGCCGTCTCGGGCAGCTTTGTGATTTTGATCTGGCGCTCGAGGTCGCGGACGCGTGTACGCAGCTCGGACACGGTTTGTTGCTCGACCTCGACTTCCTTGGGCAGGTCAGCGAGCTGTGCCAGGATGCGCTTCACACTGGCACGCGGAGGTGTTGGCGGGGCTGCGCGTTCGCCTGCACGCGGGTGTGTTGTCTGAACCTCGCCGATCTTGATAGTGCGAACGTCGTCGCAGATCGCAGGACCAAACGCATAGAACTGGCCTGCCTTGAGCGCACGAAGTCCGAGCATGTCCGTCGAGTTCGACATGCCCAACTCCGCAGACGCGCGACGCATGTCGATATCGAGACCGCAGCGTCCGATGAGCTTGTTGTTGCACTCAGCTGCTGCGTCCTTGCTGAGCTTGCTGATCCGCTGGGTAGCAAGCACGCCACAGAAGCCGCGCTTGCGTCCGCGCGTCATCAGATCAATGACGGCATGTGCGCTCTCGGCCTTGTCCTTCTCAGGACAGAACATGTGGGCCTCATCAATAATGACGAGAACCGGATGCCACAGCTCACGCGGCGCCGACATCATAGACTCGAGGAACAGCTTCACGAATCGTTGGCGTTGTGCGCCCAGTTCGTAAATGTCGATGATCGCAGAGACGTTCAACTCGAGCAGTCGCCGCGCCAGCAACGCAGCGCTCTTACAGTCGGCCGGACAGTCGCCGCCTTTTTGACCTGCGAGCACGTAGTCGTACTTCTCGCGCAAGGAGTGAAACTCGCCTTCGACGTCAATCAGGATCTGTTGGGGTCCGCCGTATGTGGTCTCACACAGCTTGCGGAGCGCGTAGCTCTTACCTCCGCCAGAGTTGGCCTGGAGCAACAGCCGCGTTTCGACGAGGCGCTGAACGTCGATGGAGACGTTCGGCGCCAGTTGTGCGAGGAGCTTGGTCACGGTCGGAGCGCCGTAATTGCTGCAACGACCCCGCCCCAGTCGTTCGCGGACGTGCCTTCCCACCCATCACGCGTGTTGTAGCTACGACGGAACAAAACACCGTGACCTTTGGGGTGGTGCGAACACCACTCCACAAGCGTGGACGTCTTGTCTTCGATGAGAAAGTCACCAGACACGACGTGCTTCCGGCTACTGCGGACATGTAGTACGTCATCTTTGTGAAAGCCGAGGTTCTGAATGCACCACTGATCCCGTTCGTGCATCCAGTGGTTGCCGCCGAACGGCGACGTCACAGCTAAGACCTCGGCAATCTTACGTAGCTCTTCGACGCCCTCCTTGGCGCCTGGGTAGACCGGAATGCCCAAACACAGACCCGGCGCCTGCATCGATTCATAGATGGTCTTGGCGTCGGGCCCTTCGATGCCGAGAGACTTCATGATGTCCCAGTCACCGATGTCTTCAGGCGTGAAACGTTTCCCGGTATGTTGAAACACAGCTTCCAGACACGGCGTGAGAAAGTCTCCGCAGACTCCGTCGATATCAAGTAGAACACGTGGCTTCACGAAGTTGCTCCATAACTGGTGATGATCACTTCGGCGACCTTGCCTCGTTTGTCACCTTTGCTGTTGATTGACCGCCCACACTGGACGGTGTCCATACAGAAATCTTGGTAGAGGTCACGGATGTAAGGTGTGTCGTTGTTTGACAACATGACGTTCGTGCCACGTTTGCGTAGCTCGCGTGAGTACTCTGCCAACTGTTCTTGTTGTTTCTGACCAAAGACATCCTTGGTGTACGATGTAAAATTAGATGTCTTTGAATGCGGGTCGTAGGGCGGATCGAAATACACGAAATCGCCCGCGGTCGCGGAAGCAGTCGTCAATTCGTACGACGTCTTACGTAGACTGACCCTACCCAATACTTGACTCGCGGTGCGTAACGTTGCGGGTTCAAATATTTTGGGGTTCTCGTAGTCACCGCGTGGGACATTGAAACCGCCTGCACGGTTCACGCGCCACAGTCCGTTAAAACAAGTCTTGTTCAGGTAGAGAAACGCGGACGCTCGCGCACTGGGATCCTCTATCCATCCGCCTTCGTTCCAAATGTCACGAATCTCATAGTAATACTTGGGACGAACATGGGCTCGACGGTGCACTTCAAGCATCCCGATGATTTGTTCAACGTCGTCAGCGACTGCTTGATATGTGTTGATCAAGGCGTCGTTCATGTCGCCAAGCACCGCGTCCTTGGGCTCAAGAGCGAAGAACAAGGCGGCGCCGCCCGCGAACGGTTCGAAATAGCATTTGAACGTCTTAGGTAGACGCGCACGCAATTCAGGGAGGAGTTTGGACTTCCCTCCAACCCACTTCACGATAGGCGAGGCCGGCACCGAGGAACCCTATATGTTTATGCCGCAAACGTCAACTAACGGCCAAAAAACAACCAGGTGCGATCTCTCGCCAATCCCACCGTCCAAGACGGCACCGCCACCACGCGAATGCTCGCCCATGCAGATACGCATGTTCAGCAAGCACTCGCGCGATGTTGGAGGTCATCGATTCTTACGTTCGTCCGATGTTAGTTCGCTGGTGAAGCCGAATAGTTGGTCCAACTCGTCCGCGAACCCTTCAAACGATTCACGCATAGCCGCATTCCTGACGCCATCCAGGTCCGACGTGTAGTGGTCGTCGTGCATCCAATACGCACGTGAACGAAACCGTTTGGCCAACGTGAACATCTGCCCAACAGTTACCGTTTGGACCGCGTCGGGCGGCTGCCACATCTGGTTGTCGTCGTTGTCGCCTGTCATCACGACACGACAGGTTCGAAATCCAACACGTCAACAAGCGTCTTGGGACGATCGCCACCAAGGAGCAGAACGGTTTGACCGCGGTCCTTGAGCTGGTTTGCAGCCCACGCCGCAGCGTCATACGGGGTCGTAAAGCCGTTCTTCCCCAAGTGAACGACGGCACGTTCCATCTGACGGTACTCCGGGCAGAGCGACAACGTCGCAGCCCACCTCCCGTCTTGGCCGTCGAGAAGGACTTCCCACGCGGCCCAGCGTGCGGCCCAGAGACCTGTATCGAGCTGTACCGCCTTCACGAAGCGACCTCGAAGGCGAGAGACGCGTTGTGTAGTTTGCGAGCGAGCACGATACGACGTTCGACCTGCGCGAGTTTGTCATCGTACGCAAAGTAGTGTTTGTCGTCGGGGTAGCGGGTCTCAACGTACGACGCTGCAGGTGTACGACGTGCAGCGAACTCGCCAAGCGCGTCCACGAGCAGGTAGCGGAGGTCGGTCTGTTCTTGTTCGGTGAGTCCGTCTTCGACTGTCAGAACGATTTTGGTAATCATATTCGTTGGTCCTTTCATGCGCGTCAGCGCGAACCAGTGTCTTTGGAAATTCGAATAACAAGAGGTAATTCGTTCGGCCTGCCGTCAACAGGCGTCAGGTCGTCATTTTCATCAAGTTCATCGGAAAGACGCAGGCGAACTTGAAACTCGGCGATCAATGCCGCTTTGACTGTCCGAGCAAGCATCAGTACATCCTCTGATGGTTGTTCGGGCAGGCAAAGCAAGACGCGTCGTCGACGCATCAATGCACCAAGTGCATGTGTTTCATCAGACCGTCACGATTGCGGTCATAGAGCACATACGTATCGTGGTCGTCAGAAGACCCGGAAACTTGGAACTCGCCTTTCTTGCGTGTGCCATCACGTAAGATCACTTCGATCTCGTAATCCACAACGGACTCGTCGTGGTCGGGGCATTGGTGCACCGTCACCGCGCGAACGTCGCGAACATCGACATCTTGCATCAGCTCCCGAACGCGGACCGGCAGTGCGAACGCCACGGGGAGTTCACACCGCAGGCCCGCTTGCAGGAGCGCGTTGCTCAGGCAGTTGAACTCGTTGTTGCTCACAGACAGAAGTGTAGGTCACGCATCGTCTGGAGCCACACTACGAAAATCATCTTCAGTAACAGCCGTGTCGATCTCCTCAGTGGTCAAGAAGCCGATCTCGAGAATCAAATCTTCGGTCTGTCGCATGAGGCGGTTGACGTGTTTCATGAGCCAGAACGCGGCTTCCTTTTCTGTCTTGCCGGCTGCGTGAACGATCTTGCGTTCGTTCTCGTAGACAGTGAGATGAACCGAGCCATCCCGTACTTCTTGGGAGAGCTTCAGCTTCCGTTCGTATTGAAGAATCGTCCGCGGTTTGAGCGGCATGACTCAAACCTTCTTACCAGAGAACGCTCCCTGAAAGACCTTGGCCAACGCCACCGGCTTGCTCTCGACCTCGACAGCGCTTCCGTTCAAGGCGCGGTCGACACTGTTACGCGCGTCCATGACGATATCCTTCACGAGCCGCTTGGCTGCAGCTTTGTGACGGTCCGACTTGAGTGCGACGCCCAGCGCTTCAGCGTCATACATCCGCGTGTGGCGGTCGTAAGTCACTGTTCCAACAACGTCGCCGTTGTCGAGCAAGCCCCACTGACGAGCGTGCTCGACGTTGTCACGCGTCCGCCACGACGACATCGCCAACCACTGCATCTCTGCAGAGTTGGCTTTTGACGCGATGTACTCCGGAGAAGCTTCGATACCCGCCGGAAGCAGCGGCACATGTACGTGCCGCGCCTTGAGCGACACGCCTGTGAACCGCAACGCGTCTTCTTCGCACTGCGCATCGAAGCACGGCGAGCAGAGGCCGTTCGTTTCGACCGAGCCTTCCGTCGCCGACCGCATTCCCGGTTCCGTCGTGCCGCACGCGAAGCACGGTGTGTTCACCGCGATCGCATGACCTTCGTCGGCGTCGTCGTGAACGACGACCATCGTCGGCGGAACGTCGTGCGCCGTGCCCCACAACTCCTCCGTGCCCTTTGCGCGCAGGGTGTTCCCGCGCGTCCAGGTCTCGGGATTGTTCGGGGCGTCCGCCGGCGTGATGTCGATTCCATGATCGTGCGCAACCCGAAGAACTCGGGCCTGCGCGACACCTTCCGTGGTTCCCACACGGGATTCGCTCGTGACGATTTTTGGGACGGCCGCCTCGAACTTACCTTGTAGAGCAAGTCCGAGCGGCGAATCCGCGGGAACCTCCCGAACGGCGGGTGCGACCACTTCGATCGACTTCGACTTGGTCGTCAACATCGTGCGCACGCGGACAGACGGCTTACGAGGAGCCACTGCACCTTCCGTCACGAGCTGCGACGACGCACCGTTCATCGCAGAACGAATCATGTCGGGAATGGTCGCGGAGGTCCAGTTCCCGATCGAACGCATCACCAACTCGGTGATGAACACGAGCGCCAGCGGCAACGAGATTGAAGCGGCGAGCAGCGTCATCGCGCCTGCGCCCACGTAGAGCGCGACGCGAACGGCCTGAGCCACTGCTTCGAGGAAGTCCCGTGTGAACTTCGCCAGCTTCGACTTCGACTTCTCGAGCCAGCCGACGCCCTGCGCGGCTGCGAGTGCCACGAGACCTGCTGCCGCGGTCACTGCCGATGTCGCCAACGGCGCAATCGAGAGCGAGACCAACCACGCGGCGGCGCCGAACAGAAAGCCCCAGTCCTGGAGGAAGGGGCGGAGGACCGTGCGCCACGCGTGCGCCACGCGCGCCCACGCCGCCTGACCCAACTCACGGAGCGCGACGACCGGCCGGCTGTTCGCTGCCTTGCTGTAGACCCGGACGATCCGCTTCGTGACCGGCTCGACGAGCTTGGCGACCTTGAGTGCTGCCGCCTTGGTCGAGCGCGCCACACGGAGCGCTGCCGCCTTCGTCATGCGCGCAAGCCGCTTCGCCGCTGCCTTGGCGCGGTGACCGGCTGCCGAACCCATCCGTGCGACCTTGCGGAGGGCGCGCTTGATTGAACCTTCCGAACGAACGGTGCGTGCCTTGCGAACGGTCTTACGGCTCGTGCGGGGAACTGAAACTGTTGCTGTCGTTGCCATAGTGATTCTCTCCTGCCCGTCTGGGCGTTGTTGAACAGATACCGACGGGAAGGGGTTGAAGCGGAATTGCTTCAATCCTTTCCCGTAGGCGCGACCGCGAGGTCGCGTGGGACTAGTTCGAAATGAACGGGACCACGAAGGCTTCGTCCGTCTTGTCGACGAACTCCATCTTCGACGCGTGTGCTTCTGGAGTCGGATCGTGCATCCGCGCCAAGAAGTTGCGCGCCTGGGTCTTCAGCTCGTCGGCCGTCGACGTCTCGCGAACAACCACGACGGTTGCCTTGTCGATGTCATCAGACACGACGATAACGGGCATGATCGTGAACAACACGCCACGCAACGAACTGACGCGATACTCACTGCCCGTGAGACGTGCCAACTTCAGCGCGGCCACGATGACGTGGTCGAGCGCTGCCTTGATCTCTGCATCACACTTAGTACACATGGAAATCTCCTCACCCGTCAGGGTGGTTGTTCGTTAGTACGTTCTGAATGGTTGAGCGAAGCACTGGGACGTCCGAGCCTTTGGCGACGCAGGGCACGCCGCGGTCTTGAGCAGATTCGTCCGACGTCAGGAACAAGAACCGCTTCACGAGATGTGAAACGTGAGTCTCGACCCATTCGAGAACGTCCCCACCCGTACGCGGTCCGATCAGATTCCAGTCGCAGATGATCAAGTCGAACTCGCGTTCGAGCACGCTCTCCTTGAGGTACTCGATTGCGAGGTCGGCGTTGTCTGAGACCCAGACGTCTACGTCGCCGTACTGACGACGTAGAAGCCTGGCGAGAACCCGTTGAATGTCCGCGCAATCTTCAACGAGGAGGACCTTCACGGCGTCACGCTCCTACCGCGACGGTAGATGTACATGTCGTCATGAATGCCGTCCCAGTTGGGAAGGTGCACTGCCTTCACCTCAGTCCAATCCCTCTCGAGCGCGTCATGGAACGCGTAGTCGCCGGTACATCCTCCGCGACCTTCACCGATGTACGCCACCGTGTCGCCGGTGTAGTACCAAAGACACGACGACGCGAAGTCGGTGTTGTAGTTCGGCCAGCACAAGAAGAGGGCGCGGTCAGCGCGCTTCTTGAGCTTGCCTGGCAGACCGTGCACCACACCCGTCCACCGCTTGGTGAACTGGTAGTGGTTGGTTTTGCCCGGGTGCTTGTCGTACGCCTGAACGTCCACGCCACGCTTGCGCAGCAAGTACGCCCAGTATCCCGACCCGGCGCCCATCTCGATGATGGGCCCCAGAGCCGCGAGTGCGTCGATAGCCTCGTCGTTGGGAATCGCGAACGAGAACTGCTTGATCAGCTCGCCGCGGACCGTGAACGATGAGCACACTGAGCCGTAGCGCCAGGAATCACGCGTAGTGTTCTTGGTGGCCTCGAAGCGCGCGCGGTAGTCGTCCTCGGGCAGCTTCGCGAGCCGCTCGAGAAACGTTTCGTGCGCAATCTTGTACTGGGTCAAGTACTGCCCGTAGCCCAGGTTCACAGCGCGGCTCCGTTCGGCGCAACGAGCGCGTGCGTGGCCCAGAAGATCTGAGCCTCGCTGAGCTGCGCCTCGAGCCGTGCCCGCCTCTCCAAGCCCTCCTGCGTGCTGTCCTCGGGGAGCGCAGCGAGCTTGTTCTCGAGGTCGCCAGCCTCCATCGACGCAGTCGGCATATCGAGCGAAGCGACGCCGTACGCCGTGTAGAGGACGCAGGCGACCGCGGTCACCTTGGTGCCCTTGCACTCCACACACTCGACCTGGAACTTCACGCTCGGTCCACTGAGACCTGCGGTCCAAGTCCAACCCTCACCCATGCAGTAGTCGCACTTCTCCTCGTGGGGACCTGCGATGACGCGCACGAATCGCGTCGGCCGCTTGGGCTTGGCGACCAGGCGCGAGTCGCACGTACGCATGCCGCGCTTGGCATAGAACACCTCGCCCTCGTCGACCGGCGCGTCGCCTGCCGTCGGTCCGTACAGTTCGTTCGTGACCGTCCCGAGGTCTTCGGGCAGCTCGAGTGTTTCGATGAAGAACGCCGTCTTGTCAGCGTACTTCGCGAAGATGTGATCCCACTGCGCCTGAGTGAAACCGTGGTCCATATGTGATTCAGCGTGCTTCTTCATGTTGATCTCCTTGCCCGTCAGGGCGGTTGAATGTGTTTAGTAACGATACCTGGTGGTTGCTCCGATGCCGAGTCGTGCGTACCGCTCGGCCGTGGCGTAGTCACCGCGCTCGGCAGCCTTGCTCGCTTCGGCGTACCAGTACTTCGGAGAGGTCGTCTTCTCGACCGCCACAGCCATAACCGCGAGCCCGCCGCCGATTGCTTTCATCGCTTTCTTGAACTTACCCATAACATCTGTCTCCTTGCCCGTCAGGGCGGTTTATTGAATGCCTAGTGAAAGGCATGGTTTATCGACATAGTCTTATACCTATTTTCGAGGTCATTTTTTAGACTCATTGGGTCAAGGATAGACGGCCATCTAGACCGCCCATCGTTCAACCAATGCGTATTAACGGAGGTCTCGGATATCCATAGGCACCTCCTTTCTTTGAATGAAAGAGGGGCCTGCTAGGGCTTGAACACGATCTTCGATTCGCCGTTCACGCGAGCATCGGGGTCACGGACGATAGCGCCGTCCACCGTGACCTTGCCTCGCAGGATGGCTTTTCGAGCCTTGCCCTTCGACAGTTTGACGTCCTCGGAAACGACGTCGAGTAGCGCGAATGTGAACACCGTCGGGATGTTCTGGAGGGGTGGTAGGCCTTTCACGGAACTCCTATAATTACAGCGACGTGGAAAATTACCTGAAGATAGCTTTCCTCGACGGAGCGCAGGATGCCCTGTCACGACATGGCCTCGCTCCCAAGCGGGAGAAATCCATGCTTCGGAAGGTGCTTCCTTGGGCAGCGGCGCTTGGCGCGGGGGCAGGGGCGTACAAATTCTTACGGACGCCATCGTTCTCCGCGAACCCGCTCCTTCGGAAGGTGCAACAGCAAGCCGCGAGCAAGGGCTTCCACCGCATCGTCGACGTCACGCCGGACGGAACCGGCGGACTGTTTCGTCCGGTGGCCAACGCCGAAGGCAAGCTGTCTCCGTGGAACAAGCTGAAGATGTTCCTCAACGAGGGTACGACCGAAGCGATTCCGATCTCGCACGCAGGTGACGTTCCGAAAGTCGTCGGGCACAAGGGGCCGCGTCGCGTGCAGGGCGTCACCCACGGGCGGCATGACGTCTTCGGAACCTCCGACGCCGTACGTGGCGGCATCGACATCGAGGGGCCGCAAGAGACGATGACAGCGATGAACCGCGTATCCAAGGGCGGCAAGAAGTTCGAAGCAAACCTGTTGAACAAACACGCTCCGGGGTCGATGCCCGAGACACATACCGACCTCGGTCAACTGTTCGAAGGTCTACCTGCCGATCGCCAGCAAGCCGTTGCGGAGCTGCAGAGCCGGGTTCTTTCAAACCACGGCGAGAACGTATTGCTGAAACCGAACCAGGGCTTGGCATCCGGAGGAAAGTTCCCTCGTGCAAACCAGGACTGGAGTTCACAGCTTCAAGCATACGATGCACACATGGCAGACCCTGCCAAACGCCAAACGTGGCGAGCAGCGAAGCAAGTCGGCGGAAACGAACTGTCGAAATACATGATCGACAACGGATTGTATGAAGGTGGCGTTCTCCATCAGGCGCTGCGCAACCCGAAGTCGGTGCTTGCACAGAAACTGATCGAGAATCCATTGGGTGAATGGCGGGCACACACGATGGCGGGCAGCGTGCCTGCGAACATGATGTTCCCGCGTTTCTCCAAAGGACCGAAGGCCATCGCGGGCGTCATCCATCGTGACAAGGCGATGCAGAGTTTTCTCGAGGATACGGTCGCGAAGCTGCCGCCGAAGTATCAGTCGGGGAACTACGCGTTCGATGTGATGCCACACCGCCAACCGGATGGTTCCATCGGATACAAGATTCTCGAGATGAACCCAACCGAACAAGCCACGGCGACGGCGGCGGGTGGTGGATCTGGTTTCTTGGATCCGTCCACCGTACCGTTCACCGGACACTCGCATTACCGCGCTGCGACGGGCCGCCACACGCCGTTGGTGGCGGGCTTGGGCGGCGTCGGCGCCGCGAGTCTCGCAGGTCTCGGCACGCGCGCGCTCACTCGTGACGAGGACGAACAATAACCCCGTCGTTCATCCACCGCTGCTTGAAGCGTTGGATGGGCGTCCACCGGCGCAGTTGTCGGCGAACGCTCGGATCAGCGAGGTAGACAATGTCTTCATCCTCGTCGATCGCATGTACGACGCCGTAATGGTCGTCGTCCAAGCCAACCAGGACCACGTTGCCACGCTTCAATGCGCGCACGAGGCCTAACCAACTTAGGCGTTCGCGCGGAGCGACCCGCAGGTCACACGAACGCAAGAACCGAACGATCGGTCCCTCCGCGGTGCCTTCACTCGTGGTGCCGACTGCGTCGAGAACCTCTGTGTAACTAACGTCAGCACCGAAGAACGACGCAATCGCGTAGGTGCAGCAAGGGCCGCACGTGTAGCGCGTGAACTGAAGCTCGCGTGGAAAGTCGATGTAGCCGACAAGCACTGGGCGCCTCCGAGGCAGGTCTTCGTGAGTGTTCACGGTGATCATGACGGCAGCACGAAGACGGCGGACGTAAAGGTTTCGCAAACTACGACTGCGTGACCATCGCCCACGAACAGCGCGGAGCCTGCTAAAGACCGTGTGACTGTACGACCGCCCAGTTGACTCGCAGCTCCAACACGCCACGCCGTTAGCTGGAGCAAGTCCGAAGCTGTTTTGCCTGGGTACAGGTGAATGGCGTACCCGTTGGAACACGTCACGGTCGCCGTCGACACCATCGACACAGCACCACTGTCGGTAACGGCCGTGCCACCGCCGTCTATCGCTACACTGCCGGCATCAGGAAGTATTTCCTCTCGACCATCGTTCCGACCTTCGACACCGCAACCGAACATTAAAGCGAGAACCAGGACGATCTTCATAGAGAGCCTTTGGTTGAATGTGTATTCCGCATACCTGTAGACACATCCTTATGCCCAAATCGTAGGGCCGATTTAGACCGCCCCTTGACAGGGTCCAACCGACGAGGCTGCCAGCGTGCGGGTGTGGGTGTTGTGACGTCCAACCGCGGCCCGGCAGGACCGGACCCCGCTGCCCGCCCTCAAACCATCGCCAACGAGTTGCGTGCGTGTCCTCCCAACTAAGGAGGATCGAATGGCAGCAGCTACCCCCCGACCGTTGTCCGGCGACGACCCGCCACGCAACGCGTTCACAACCCAGCCTGAATGGATCTCCGCTGCTCGTCTAGCGAACCTCCTGGATGTTCGCGTAGACCATCTCCGTTCTCTGGTCGCCCGGCGCGAAATCCCGTTCGGCCGGGTCGGCAGACTCGTCAGGTTTCACTGGCCGACGATCCAGCGCTGGATCGGTGAAGCAGCGGCAGCAGGCCGGGCCCCCGCCAGGGTGTCCCCGTGACGTCGCGCCAGCTGAGCATGTTGAACGAGCGCGATCGCCGCTACGTCGGCGCGGACGCCTCGTTCATGATCAACATCGCGAAGCGCTGCACGAGCGTGCCATCAACGATCAGCGCGTTCGTGGCGGACGTCGTGTCCGGATCGCCGAAGGCCGTCATGTTCTCCGAACAGAGCCGATCCCAGCGTGGGAGCAACTGACCATAGAGGAGCGATCGAACTGGTGCGCCACTGCAATGGCGGTGTTCCCACAGCTGAACGACGCGTAGCTACGCGTCTGCGGGCGGGTTCGCCTTCGCGAACGCCTTGAACACGCGCTTGTACTCAGCCTTGTTCTTGAGCTTGAGCTGAGCACTGCCCGCGAGATTCTGCAGCTGTTCAGCAGCAAGCTCACTGAGCACATCCATCGACGCGTCCGGATCACGGCCTTCGCTGAGGGCGGACGCGAGATCGACAGGGAGGTTGATGATGATCGGCGTCTTGCCGATCTTGGTGGTGAACTGCGCAGTGATGGTGGACTTGGTCTTAGGCATGGCGATGTTTATCTAGCAACCCGATGCAGTCGTCAACTCTTGATCCTGCCATTGCAGCTGCTTCACTTGACGTTTCACATGCGCCGCGTACTCAAGGCAGTTGAACGTTCCGCCTGCTGAGCCGTCGTGCACAGACAAGAGCAGGCTGCAGTGGTCGACCATCCACTCGTTACGTCGTTGCATCTTCCAAGGCTTGTACGGTCCCGCGGAGACGACGTGGATCTCTTTTGCTTTGTTCAGGAGTGCTCGGTACCGCTCTTGAGAAGGCAGTGGCCAGTTCTCGCCCCACCCATCGCAAGGCAGCGCCGCGATGAACGGTATGCCCAGCTCGACGCATGTCTCGGCTGCCCAGGTATCGACACCGAGTGCCATGCCCGAGATTGCGTAGACTGGCCAGTTCGCGCAAAGGGCATTACGTAACGCAATACGGATGCACAATACGACGGGGTGAAGAGGGTCCCAGCCGCCCAACTTGTCTGGACGATGTCCCGTGAATGCAACAATCACGCGTGGTACCGTCCGAGGACGTTCACTCTCATTGCAGTTATTGTTGCCGTTGGTGTCATTGTGTGGGCGATCAACTACGCCATCCCGATGGAGCCGATGTTCAAGCGGGCGGTTACCGCGGTGGCTGTTGTATGTGTCGTACTTTACGCGCTGAAGGTCTTTGGCCTGTTCACAGGCCACATGCGTTTCCCGGGCTAAGGCTCATTCCGCCAGCCCGGCGGCAACCTGCAGTTCGTAGGAGCGGACTCGAACATCGGAGCGATTTCAGCTTCGGTGAAGCCTGCGAGTCCGCAACCAATCTTGACGACCTGGAACTCCAGTTCGGGGTGTTCGTGCGCGTACGCGACGAACGTTTTGACGGACGACGCGACGTCGTCGAGAGGGCGTACACGAAGGTTCGCGTCCTTGGTCGGAATTGCGTAGGCCCTGCTGGTGCGGCCTTCGCCGACGCCGTAGACCGCGCCGTAGGTCTCGCGTGCCTCGAGCGCGGAGCCCTTGCCGTGGCGACCGGCGAGGTTGGAACCGAAGACGAAGATCTTCAAGGTCCCGTCATCCTCACACCGTGCAGCCGCCCGACATCCCGCACCTGCTTGACCACGTTCTCCCAGTGCTTGGAGCCGCTTCGCGTCAGCTCGCCTTCGACGATCCCGGGGTGTGTCTTTTTTTCTTCGTCCAGGACGCGGTCCCAGCGCCAGCCCTGCAACGTCATCGCGAGGAACCAGGCGCTGCGTGTGAAGTCAGGGCTGCCTGTGTTCAATGCAGCGTCTGCAACTGCGTAGGCGGCGACCCGACGCCAATCCGGCGCCTCAGTCCACGGGACTGGATCGAAGTCGTGCTCGAGAGCGGCCTTCGCACACGTCGTGAAGTACTCGTCGTACGGCCTCATGCCGGGCGCGGGGTGACCTGAAGGCTCTCACGCACATTCAGCGCCGTGCTCCCCATCACTGGGTGGTTGAGCGCCATCGCAACCGAGAGCACCGTGCTCACGAACAGGAAGTCCTTTGCCTTCTGTTCTTCGGTCAGCTCGTCGTAGGGAACGAAGCACGGATGCTCCTTCTTCGTTGGGTCTTTCACCGCGCCGAACTTCCAACCGTCCGCGGCCTTCTCTGCCAACCACGACTCGTGGGCCGCGCGAGGATTGTTCCCTGCGAACACGCCGTCAACGCCGTTGATCGCGCTCTTACGCTGCCAGTCCTCGGCTGCGCTCCAGGAGGGTTGGGTGAAGTCGCCCAGGGCCCTGCAGTAAGTCGCATTAACCTCGTGCGCAGCTTCCGCGCAAATCAATCGAACCTCTTTACACGTTCGCGGCATTTCGCATTCTCTCGTGGTAGGCCTTCGTCGCCGCGCTCAATTTGGCGCGTTTCTCCGGTGTACATTTTTGGGCAGCCATACTCAATTTGGCACGATGTTCGTCGGACTGCGGTCCGAGTTTTTGTCCGCGCTTCATTAGACTGACCTTGGCGCGCACATCAGGACGCAGCATGGGGTTGCGTCCAATCAACGCAGTACGTTGTTTCGCGCGAAACGCCTCGGATCGAGGCGGACGTGTTCGTCCCGCGTTCGCCGCGCTGATCTTGGCACGTGTTTCGGCTGAAACGACTTTTCCGGGTGTGCCTTGACCGCCGTCAGTCGTGTTCGTTAACCGACAACCGATGGTACGAAAGAATTTAATCCAATACCGCTCAGCGGTCGCCCATTCCGTCAACGGGACTTCCTGCAAAAGTAGAATGATCGGAACCATCGTCAGTCGACGGAGTACCTCTAGCCATTGAGCGCGATGGAATGTCTTGTGTTTCTCGCGCAGGTGGCAAGCGAGACGTCTCTGAAGTGTCTTGTTCGTCCAACCCACGTAACGGATCTCCCCGTCGTGGGAGTCCACTAGCACGTAGATTCGAGCAATCATCGACTCCATGTTTACCTCGCAAGCAAGGCCAGGTGCAAGGGGTCTCCATGCCGGAGAGCCATCCGTCGTCGTACGGAGACACGGACATCAATCAGCGTCAGAAACGCCGCAAACCACGCACACATCGTTGGAGAAACGATGAATCGCACAGGACTCAGGAGAAACGAGCGTGGAGTGTTGAGCACCGCCGAAGTCCTGTGATGCGATGTCCGTAGGGGCGTCGAGCATGCCCATCAGCGACTTGAACCGTGTCATCTGATCGGGTCCCATACGGTCAACGACGATGCCGGCCTCCCGCAGGAAATCGGGAACATCGGCGCTCTTGCCGTAGCGGCTCTCGTAGTGCTCGTCGTAGCAGACCCTCGAGATGCCCGCATTGACGACGCGCTTGGCACAATCCCAACACGGAGTGACCGTTACGTAGAGCGTGCAGCCCTCCGCGAAGCGGCCCGCGAAATCGATCGCGTTCGACTCGGCGTGAAGGGTTCGTACACAGTGCCCTTCGACCATCTGGCAACCAACCTCATCGCACGATGGCTGGTGTCGGGGAGCGCCGTTGTAGCCTGTGGCCACGATACGGTGCGCCGAATCGGTGATGATCGCGCCAACGTGTTTGCGAGGGCAACTTGCCCGCATCGCAGCAACGTAAGCGAAGCGCATCATGTAGGTATCCCAATCAGGGCGAGACATCAGATGTCCTTCCGTTTGTAGGTCAAGACCAGCGTGAATTCGCCGGTGGGCTTGTATTCAACGCGGCCCGCCGCGTTGGACGTCGGCATCGCGTTCTGCGACGTTTCAATGTTGCCGAGGTCGTAGGAACTGTCCCGCAATCCTGCGGCGATGTGTTCAAGTGTCTTCACGGCATGGGCCGTCACTGCGGGTGCTCCTCGAAGCCGTCGGTAGGCCGCCAACCGGCTCGTTGAAACGGTGCAGTATGCGCTTCGTCGTCTTGGGAGACGTGCATGAAACGCGGCTGTCCGTCCTTCTCACCCAGAAAGACCGAGAGCGCACGTACCCATACAATGCCGTCGGGACCTGCGTAGATGACGACAGGTGCAAGCGTTGCTTCGTCGATGCCCGTAGCGATTACGGTATAGCGGCGTCCCGTCTTCCCATGCAGCCAGCTCTGTCCAGGACAGACCTCGGATGCGTCAATCGTCTGCAACGCGTCTTCCTTCGTCATCCACCGTCCGTATCACGCACGTCAGTCCACTGCCAACACCTTGCGTACGCACTCGCTAAATTCTTCGAAGGGATGCTCCGCGAATTTTCGACCGCACCCACCACATTGCTCTTGTTGTTGCCGTGTCTGTTCAAGACGTGCAATTGCCTTTAGAAACCGTTCATCCCATTCACGACGGAGCCGAGCGATTGGTTGCCATACACTCACGTGCGGTCTCCTAGATGGGATGTCCGGTCATCGGCCAGCCTTGGCCTCGTACAAAAAGAGCGGCATGCCGGTGGCCTCGTCGACGTAGGAGTAGAGGAATTTCAGATCGCCTGGATACTCGAGCGCTTTGCCGGCAGGCAACCACACGTACGAACGCTTGCGCGGTGTGGTGTCGGGATCCACTTCAAACACGAGGGCAGGCCGCGCGATCATCTCCGCTGCGGGCGGCTGTCCCATCGACGCGGGAATGATCGAGCTGGGAGGCTCGTATCCGGTAAGGATCGTACGGAGTACTCCCGGATCTTTCACTTCAAGCGTGAACGGCGAATAACTGTCGTTGGGTGAACTCAGGACTTCGATGGCGCGCTTCATGGCTGCCTCATATCACGGACGACCTCGAGCAGTTCAATCCGTTTCTCAAGAGACCGTGTGCGTTCGTGGCCCCAAAATTTGATCAGTGAGGACGCAACCAAGGCGATCGCAATAACAACAGTGGACCAACGAATAGTGCGCCGTGCTTGAGCAATCGTCTCGGGTATAGACACACTCTTAGCAACGATTTCAAGAGCGCTAACCTGAAGTTTCAGATCGGCGAGACTGCGGGATACTTGTTCGACGTCTTGCGGTGCCACAAGTTCACGGAGTCACAACGGCAATCTCATCGGTCTCATACGCGACGAGAAAGGCCCGTTTATACATGCTGGGTAGGCTCAGGCTGGCGGGCTGTTGTACGCGCATGTTGTCGATAATGTTTTCCATCGCCATGAGCACAACGTTGATCGCTGTTGGAACAACGATACGAACCGGATCTTGTGAAAGGGAGAGGTTGAGCGGGTCGGCGTCGGGGCGCGGTGCAGGCAGCGCGGGCACAGGCACGGACTGTGTGATCATGCCCTTCGTGGTGACCGTGACGCCGCGCCCCGACGGGGAGCCTTTTGAACCGTGTGCTCCGCCGTTGCTCACTGGCGGACCGCCCGATGTGTTGCGATCTTGTTAGGACCTGTGTACGTGGTCGTGATGTTGAATGTCGCGAACTCGCCTTGGCCCGAGCCGCCGTCGGTGGCGAGAGCTGTAGCTGCGCCCGTTCGGAACACGCGTAGCCGCGCGAATATTTGTCCGTTCGGGTCAGTGTTGTTTGTCTGGTCCATGTAGAAGTTGCCTTGGAGAAGACCGGCGGCGACTGCGATCGCATCTCCGACACTGCCGACGACGGCGTGTGCCGTGAGCAAGTCGTCGAGGACGGCAGCGGCGATCGCGGGTGCAAGAGGAAGATCGTCGGTGTTGCGCGTCAGGATGTTGAACGACGCGACGCCGCTGACCGGGCATCGTGCAGTCACGCCGCCGACAGTGACCTCGGCGTAGCTGCTGTACTCGTGACCCACGAGAAAGCCGTTGCCTGTCGTCAAGACCGCCTGAATCTCGTAAAGCCCGACAGCCTTCAACGCGACGACAGGCGCGTAGCCCATCGGCGTGCCTTGATCGAGGATCACACAGACCGGAAGGGAATCTGCGTTCTGTGCAGCGCCCGTTCCAAAATTCGCAGTCCCAAAGGTTCCGCGGAGGGTTTCACCAAGTTTGACGTACATCAGCCACCTCCACGCAGAATGTTCGAACCCACCAAGACGCCGCCGCCGCCACTGCCGCCAGCAATGATCTCGAGCGGATCTTGCGCCAGGAGAAGCGGATCGACTTCAACCTCGACTTGACTCGGCAACACGATGATCGAGCCGGTCACCGCTTGAATGGGCACGCCAATCGAACTACGCGAACCGTCAGCCACTGTACGGAACTCGGTGTTGCCGCTGTACGGTCCTTGCGGGTCGACGCTGTTGAGCGGGACGCTGCCGTTCCAAGGTACAGCGAATGCGTGACGCGACTGATCGGTTTGATACAAGTTGTTCGTCTTGAACACGACCTTGTGCATCATGTAGTCGCGGGCAGTGCTCACCGTGATCGAAGTGCCGCCGTAGCCGTACGCTCGATCCGGCAAGTGCAAGAAGGACGATTCGCCCTTGATGCCACGACCCGCAGGCGCACCGCCGGTCTGTAACCACACCCACGGCCACAACCGCAGGTGGTTGCCTCCGACAGCAGGGTCACACCCAAAGAGTCCTCCGCCACCGCTACCACCACCCGCGATGGTGCCGTAGAGCGTCTCGTAGGTCGGAGAGCCGACGTTCGTCCAAAGCGCGTTCTCAGCAGTGAACGCCTCGCCGTAAAAAAACGCTGCGAAGGGTTGTGCGAACGGCGGGTAGTTGCTGTTTCCGCTGGAGTTGAATGCGCCCTGCATCCCGGAGAAGCCTTGTCCAGGCGAACTCCGCTGAGACACGTAGACAACGTACGGATCAGGGTCGGACGGGTCTGCGTTCTTGATCGGGTCATAGAACATGAACCCGGACGCTGAGCCGTTGAACTTGCCGGTGTACCAGTGGTGTCCTGCGTGAACGAAGTGCGCACGACTTCGTGAGACGTCGTACGCGGTCGCGGCATATCCGTCGGAGCCTCCGGTGTATGGCAACGCCTGGCCTTGGTTGTTGCCAGTCGGCGCCTCGAAGAAGTCCGTCTCCTGTTGCCAACCAAACACGGTGTCGACACGGTCCCAGAAGTATCCAGGTCCAGGGATGAAGCCTGAGTAGTTGCGCCCGCCTGCCATCGCGAGAACACCGCGCGCGTTGTCAAACCACATCGACCCGCCGACGCGCGGCAGGCTTGCCGGCAGAAACGTTTGCAGGACCCAATTTCCGCCGACCCATTTCCACGTATCGGTAGGAAAGATGCTGCCGTTGTACCCGCCGTACAGCCACACATTCGTTCCATCGCCACACATCGCCACCGACTCGCGCGTCCCTGGATTGTTCGCGGGTGCGAGCAAAGTCCAGTTTGATCCGTTCCACGAGTACGTCGAGGACTGGAGTGTCGGAGAACCGTCGTAGCCTCCGTACAAGATGACGCGGTCGCCGGCGCCATCCCATGCCATCGCGTGAAGAAACCGTGTCGCGGGTGTCGTCACGGGAACGGCGTTCGTCCACGTCACGCCGTTGTACATCCACGTGTCCGAGAGTGCGCTGTTGTTGCGATCACGACCGCCGAAGAGCACGACACGGCTGTTGGCCACGTCGTATGCCATCGAATGGTGGTACCGCGCTGACGGAGACGTTGTAGGAAAGATGCGTGTCCACTTCGTGCCGTCGAATTCCCATGTTCGATCGGTCGCGCCGTTTGGTGGCGTAACCGTGTCGTTGTATCCACCGAACCAGACGAGCACCTGTCGAACAGGGTCATAAACCATCTGTGAGCCGTGCCCAGCAGACGGAATGGCGCGGACAACACTCCACTGCGTACCGTTCCACAACCAGGTTTGGTTGCTGGTCTGGTTGCTGAACCCCCACGGAGCGTAGTCGTTTCCCGATGGAAACCCGGAATGCACAACCATACGTGCTCGATCAGAATCGAAACACGTAGCTGCACTGGCACGCCGACTCGGGGCACGTTCGTCCGGAAGCGAAAACGGTGTCGACGGTGATGCGACGGCCAGTGTCCAGTTCGTGCCGTTCCATGTGTATGTAGCACCGTCGTAGATGCCGCCAGCGAGCAACCCGCCCAACATCACAATCTTACCGTTGGTCGTGTCTGTCACCATCGCTTGCGTCGAGCGTGCTGGTGGTATGGTGCCCGGAGCAAGCAACGTCCACGTATTGGTCGCTGTATTGAACTCGTACGTCTGGCTGTTCGGGACTCCGCCGTTCTCGCCGCCGAACATGATGATGCGTCCGTTGGACGGGCTGATGCCCATGCCAGCGCCCGCGCATGCGGTCGGTGTTCCAACGGTTACGAGCAACGACCAATCCGTGCCGTCCCACTTCCAGGTGTCGTTCAGATACGTGCCACCCTGATCCTTGCCGCCGAACATGATGATCGCATCCGCCGCGGGCGACCACACCATGGATTGTTGCTGGCGTGCGGGCGGTGTCGTAGTGACTGTAGTCGATGGGTGCCAACGCACGCCGTTCCAGATCATGGTCGTGGGCGTGGTTTCGATGTTGAAGTTGTCGATGAGGCCACCGAACAACACAACCTCTTGACGAGTCTCGTCGTACGCCATCGCGCCATTGCGACGAGGCCGCGGAGATCCGTTCCACGAGACCGTCGCAGCTTTCCAATCCGTGCCGTCCCACAGCCATGTTTGGATGTCGACGAAGTTGCCGCCAAACAAAACGCCTCGCTGACGAGCCTTGTCGTAGGCCATCATCGCGCCATCAGCAGCCGGCGGTGAATGTGCCAGTGAGTCAGGGTTACTGTCCCCACTGGTATCGAGCACGACCCAATCGTCGACGGCCAGCCCGCCTGCAACGAACCACCCGTCAAGATTGTAGCCGTACCCGCCTGCCCACCATCCATAGGGCGCAGCGTTGTCAGCGCTGATCGTGAACGTCTGATCCCCGTCTGGGTAGAGCGGGACGACGGCGAACGTCGGTGCTGCATCTGTTCCGCCACCGACAATGATGTGCTCATCAACAGACGTCGGTGTTTCGATTGCGGACGGTGTTCCGCTCGTGAAAGGCGCAAACAGCGTGTACTTGATACGCCAACACAGGTTTGCAGAAAATCCAAGGAGGGGCGCGTACCCGAGTGTGTTGAGCGCTGCCGGATACACCGTGGCGTCGTCGACACGCTGAAAACAGAACATCGCACCGCTGTCCGGCTTCTTGATTACAAACCACGCGAGTGTGTTCGCCATGCCGCCTGCGCCTGCGCCTGCGGTCGTGATGACGTCGTTGACGTTGCCTGGCGTTGTAGAGAACGTCGTACCATCACTCGACGCTTGTACGACCCAACCGCAGCTCTTGAGCAACTGCTTGATTCGGAAGATCGCCTCCGCGAACGTGGCGGGAATGAAATTGGCGTCGAATTGCATGGTCATGGGTTCACGTCAACGGCAGCGAGCCGTTCCAATCGAGGATGACCTTGCCCACGACGATCTTATCGCGTGAGGTGACGGCCTTGAGTGCTTGTCCGTTGGAAAGATGTGCGTTGCAGAACTGCATCAACGACGACACCCCTTTGTAGCCGCGGATCATGCCGGGTGCAGACAATCCAAACCCGTCGGTGCCCACTTGAAATTGGGGGGCTGTGATTTTGTTGTTGTAGCTGTTGTACGACCAACCCATGGGGAGGCCGTACACGACAGGCCACCGATCAACTTTGTTGTTGATCGGATTTTGCATTCGTCGTTCAGACGCTACGTAGTCCGGGAAGTGTGTTTGCATCGGAAGCCACGTCTCGACAGGGCCGCCGTAGTCGATGTACCCCCAGATCGAACTCTGTCCGGGTTGAAACGCGTATTGAAGCTCGTCGTCGAGAGCGTTTCCGTAACCCGCCCACGTGAAGTAGAACGCGTACGGATCGAGGTCTCCTGGAACAGCATGCATGATCGGGTCGAACACGGCGGCCCAGCCTGTGCGTCCGCTGAGGTGTCCGTCACCTTGCATGCCGTAGCCAACTATCCACCAGCCATACGGGGCAGCGTTGTCAGCCGCAATGTGGAAGATGGTGCCGGTGATGCGCTGCGACCCGAGCCACTCGGACCATTGAGGCGACGCATCTGTTCCAAACCGTGCGGGGTCTGATCCGTATTTGCCGAGTACGAACTGTTCATCCAGCGCGTACGGAGTCTGGATGGCACTCGGTGTACCGCTGGTGAAGCCAACGTTGACGGAGTATTTGATTCGAAACCCCGTGGACTGCGGATTCGCGGTATCGCCCAATCGACGCTGAATCTGAAAACACAACTGTCGGTTGTCGTCGGGCTTCTTGATCACGAACCACGCGAAGTCTTGGTTCATCTTGTCAACGGTCGTGATGACATCATTGGCGTTGCCCGGCGTCGTGTTGAACGACGTGCCGTCACTCGATGCTTGGATGACCCAGCCCACCGACTTCAAGTGCTCCTTCAGCGTGAAAAGCATTGTTGCATGTAGACCTGCGGTCCCCAGACCCCCACTGGTGCTCCAGTCAGGATCAAAGCCGCGCAGAATATTGTTTGCGCTGAATTGCATCATGCGATGTCTCGCTTCGGCAGGGTGCCGTTCCAGGGTGCCGCGACGAGATAGCCGAACCCAGGGCCAAGGATGATGCGATCGCCTAGGGTGTCGACGGTCAAGACTGTGCCGATCGATCGCGGATTCAACACGTTCTTGAACAACGACGACAACCCTTTGACGCCTTGTCCCATGCTCTTCGTGAAGCCGTAGATGATAGGACCGAGGTCGTCTTTGCCGTTGTATGGATTCGCACCTTGTCCATCGTATTCTGAACCAGGCATCACGATCCCCGAGGAGTAGTCATCGTAGAGCCACTGACCGTCGTACATCGCGAAGCGTTGCTGTGTGCCCGTACCGACGTACCCCCAACCAAACAAGTAATGGTCGGCCGTGCAGATGTACACGTATGGATCCGGGTCGATGGACACAGCAAGTGTGTTTGGATGGAGTGCGTCCATCGCGATCATCTGCGCGTATTCGTAGTCGCCGTTGCTGCCGTCCAACACGGCGGCATAGAATCGCCAGGGCGCCGTGTCTTCGACACAAATGTTCCACCGGATATCGCGATTGAAGCCGCCGAGATTGAACCCGTAAAAGTTGTCGTCGGAGACGAAACCACTGTCTGGTGCGGTTGGCTTGTCCGTCGCGGGGATCGCGCCTGCGACGAACCCCGCAGTCTTCGACACTCCGATGTACCAGTACTGAGAGCTAATGTTGTTGTCTGGGCCTTGTGGAAACAAGCCGCGCTGGAACATCCACTCATGTAGATTGTCCGGCGCCCGGACAACGAACCACGCGTTGTTGTTGTCCATGCCGTTGGCGCCGCTGTTGCGGTGTGCGATCTGATCGCCTGAGGCGTTGTACGTGATGCCGTCGGACGAGATCGGCACCGTCCACCCCACCGCCTTCAACGCTTCCTTGAGTGCGAAGACGGCCCACGGTGTGAACCCGTAGCGCAGGAAGATGTTGTTGTTGAAAACGAAGGCCACGTTAGGGCTCCTTGGGCTTGTCGGGCTTGTCGGGTTTATCGTGTTTGGCGGGCTCGCCTGCTTCACCGTTCACGAGCAATCGATCGGGAATCGGCGGCATCAGAACAGGTGTTGGTGTCGGCTCGACGGGCAAGACAGTCGGACCGACGATCCAACCGCCCGCCTTCAAGATCGACAGGGCCTCGAGAGGTGCGTCGAACTCGGTCTCCGGTTCTCCGAGAAAATCAACAAGGCCCCATGTGATGGGAAACCGCCCTCGCTTCACACGAGCACGCACCCGCACGCGCACAGTGTTGTTGGGGACGGGCGCGTCCTTGGACTCGGGCTCAGCTTTACCCAGTGCAGCAGGTGCGCCTTGAAGTTCAGTTTTTTCCTGTGCAACAGGTGCACGCAGCGGTCGTTTCACCTGACGCTTCATGGTTGCGGCTCCCATACTCCATTGGTGACGTGACCGTGAGCGCCGCACGTACGGCACTTCAAGCTCGGCGTCAGCGTGAGCGGTTCAACGCAGATGATCTGGTGGACCGGAGCCCCGTCGAGAGGTCGCACGGCGCAGAACGACTGGCACACGGCGTTCGAGTTGCGTGCGTCGATGTGCGTGTGCAGCCAGCCGATGAGGATCTCGTCTTTATCGAGCACGGCCTCGAACGTGTGGCCATGTCCCAGCTCAAGTGCTCCGACGTGGACAAGCGGCTCCTTGGATGTAGGCTGCGCCTTCGTGGGATCATCACGCCACGCGGGCCTGCCATTGATCTCGTCGAGGTCATCGGCGGTGCGCGCGATCGGCTCCTCGAACCTTTGCTTACGCAAGCAGTCACTGCACAACGGGCGGTGTGCGAGCGGCGTGTTCGGGACATGATAGAGACGCTCGTCGATGCGCTTGCAGTCGCACTCGCCGACGCCGACGTAGACCGGACGCTCCATCATCAGCGCCGTCCCGGCAACGCGAACGCGGCAGCGGCGGCTTCCTCACCCAGCGAGGCCCACTTCGGATTCTGTGGTGGGCTGTGTTCTTGGATGAGGGGCTTCGCGTTGCCGAACGCCTGGCCCATCAGGTTGCCGGGACGGGCCGGGTCCTTGATGTAGTTCGTGAACGCGTGGTTCATGCCGTGCTGGTGCGCAGCTGCAGCAGCTTCGCCGCGCTCTATCACATCAGTACGAAGGCCCGTGGGCTGACCCGGCTTGATCGGAAGGTAGTCCACGGCTTTGCCACCGACGATGTTGCCTTCGTGCACGTCGTGCAGACGCATGCCGTTGGGACGCTCGCCGCGCACGCGCGTGGCCGCTTCGAAGCTGGACGTCGCGCCCGGGTGATCGGTGGCGTGCTCGTAGAAGTGCGCGGGTCCGATCTTTGTCGGGGTCTCACCCTTGTACTGCGCGACGTACGGGTTGCCGCGCAGTGCGGTTCCGGCCTCCGCCTTGTTCGCGACCATCAGGGGACCGGAGATGCCTTGCGGGTCGTAGACCTTGCGGACCGCGATGCCGTGCTCGGGGTGCGCGACGAGCGTCGACGTTCCCTCCATGCCGCTGCCGATGTGTTTGATCTGGCTGCCGGCCGCAGACGGCTTGAGCACGCCGGGCGTGGTAGCGAGCCGGTTCGCTGCACCCATGTTGCCGGTGTTGATGTGCTGCTGGATTGCACGCATGCCTGCGCGCGCAGCCGTCTTCTCCGTTGAGAACGATGCGGCCTTCTCGCCGAGCGACTTCTCGCGTCCGGTCAGCGGGATCTCGTGGTGATCGCGTGCCGCTACGTGCGCGTGGTCGATCGTGAACTTTGCATCGAACGCGGGAAGGTGACCTTCAACGCGCCCCTTGTCGCCGAGGTAGCCAAGCGTAATGTGCGGGGTGAAGGTGTGGAGATCGGACGGGTCGATACCGTGCGTAGAAAGAGCACGCGACATGTCGACGTGGAGGTGTTCGAGGCCTGGCGCGTCGAGTAGCGCGACCAGAGCAGTCGAAGGCTTGCCGCCGCTCGAGGCGCCATCGAAGTAGCCCCAGCCTTGGATCTTGGCGTCGATGGGTTCGGTCTTTTCGCCGACCTGGCGAAGCGCGGAGAGTGCGGCATGTACCTTCTCGGGTGGATGGTCCTCGGCGGGCTTGCGCGTGTAGACCAACGTGACGTGGTCAATGTCCTTGTGCTTCGACGCATCCGGGATGACCTTCCTCTGGATTTCCCGAAGGTTGTCAGCGACATGCTCGGGCACGCGAACGTGCACGAAGAACGTCTTTGGATCAGTCGAAATCCTCGCAGTCTTCACCTGGCTGGAGGCCAGAAGAAGCTCATCGAGCACCGCGGCAAACGAGACGGTTCGCACGGGGAAATTATAGGTGTTCCGGCCGTTTGCACCGGAACCAAAAAAAAATCCACCTATCATTACATGATGGTCCCACCACCACCGAAGACGATCGCGGCGATCATTGCTGGTGTCGTCATCGCAATCACGCCTGCACTGTTTGGTTACTTGCAGAGCCGTGATGAGATCAGCGCGAAGTATCGACTGACCCAGGATGAAGCCGCGAACGGCTACACCGCGCTTGCCACGTCAGTCAAAGAACTTCAGGCCGCGATGACGGCACAGCACGACTACATCGTGAAGCTCGAGGGACATCTCGAGGCGATGGACAAATTCGTGCTGTCGAACATCGACAAGCCCATGCTGATGCCTACGGTCGACGGCCATCAGCCGCCTGGAAAGCCTGTCACACCGGAGCAACCACCCAAGCCGATCGAACCGCCTGCAAAGCCCTCGTTTGGGGATCTACCGGCCGATTTCACTGCGGCGACGCAACAGGCTGCACCGTCGTCGTAGTGTGTTAAGATCCGCGACATGTCAATCATTATCGCGTTTCTGACGTTGTTTCTTGTATCGGCAGATGATGTAGAGACCTTCCGAGCGACCGCGCCGTCCTACCTCACGACAGAGACCGCACGTGATCACCTGGTCGCAGCACGTATGGCCGCTGTGTATCATCGTGTCGATGCGGACTTGCTGCTCTCGATCGCATGGTTCGAGAGTCGTTACACCATCGACGCGGTAGGGCCGATGGTCCGCGGCAAGCGTGCATGTGGCGTCCTCCAGCCGATCATGGAGCAGAGGTGCAGCGAGACGCCGTCTCTGATGGGCGGATACTTCGAAGGCGCCAAGCACCTGCGCGAATGGATGAACGCGGCGCGTGGTGACATGCGCACGGCGATGCTCGGGTACGCCGGCGGCTACGCACTGATCAAGGCCTGCGACGAAGGGCCGTTGATGGTGCAACGCGGCGGCCGTGAGGTGGACCTGTGCACCGTCGTCAACGCCCGCTTCTCCCGCATGCGTTGGATTCAACGTATGAGAGCAAAAAAGACCGCCGTCTAGCGAAGCTTGATCTACACAAGCGCACCCGCGCTTGTGTTGACCGCCGCTACACAGCGGATCTCGTGAGAGGTCCACGGAGTGGCTGGAGCTACTCGAACAGGTCGAGCAGGTCGCCACCCGTGCTTTCGTCCTCCAACGGGGCCTCGCCTGCTACTTGCCGGCGTAGCCACGTGCGGTGACGTCGTTTGAGCAACGCCAGTCGCTTCGCTTTGCTGAACGCTTCCGCGAAGCTCGTCGCGCCGAGAAAGGGCACGCCATGGGGCTTGCCGTTGGTCCACGTCATCACTCACCGCTTGGTATCACATCGTCAAGAGGCGCAGCAACGATACATTGAAGACACGTCGGGAAGCCGTCGACCTTCGTTCGAGCGTTGACGTCGTCCACCGTTACTTGCAGACGACAGAGAGTTGTGTATTCGACACGGTCAACACCGTGGGGCGTGCCGTACACGAGCTTGAGGATCGAGTGCTTCAGCTTTCGTAGAGGATCGAACCAGAGCCAGGGTATGTTCTCGCGGGTTTGAAACGTCACGGCTTGGGCATTGTGGTAAGCATCCCGGCGAGCCACGCTTGGTAGTCGACGATGTTCTTGTAGTCGTCGAAGATGGAGACGACGCGCCGACCGTTCATCTTCGGCGGAGGTATGTTCTGTAGTGGAATTTGCGGTCCAGGATACGGCGTACGTCCGGAGACGGTCTTTCCATATCGTGCGGCGAACGTCAGGGTCTTCTGTTCGTAGCGAAAGCTGACGCCGTCCGTTGAGTGTCCAGACAAACAACGAATACATGTGAGCATGTGGTCGTCGTTGATGTAGACGCCTTCACGTGCGCGTCCTTTAGACCCGGGGTACAACGTGACAAGGACGCCACACTCCGTGATGCCCTCGACGGGATACATATCGTTGACGTCCATCTGTTCGTAGCTCGTGACGTAGGTTGCAAGCACTGTATGCGTGAGACTGTCGTGGTCGGGACCACGATCGTAAAAGAACGTCCAACGGTTGCGGCCGAGGGGCTTCACTCCACCTGCTCCCGTGTCCCCAAACACTCGAGGCAGTTGATTATGGCTGGTTCGTCGGTTTGCGCGTCGTCCCATGTTTTAGCCAACACGTCTGTGCAGAGGATGGTGTAGCCGATGATGACATCGACGTGATCGACGCCGGCACCGAGGATGTTGTCTGCGGATTGCCGTACCAGCACGGCGCCGTGGTGAACGAGCTGCGTCGCAGGGTCACGCCAGCGAAACGCTGCGGGCAGGAGCAGGATTCGAGGAACGACTCTTCGTGAGTCGAGTTTTCCAAAGCTCATCACTCCTCCTTGGCCAGGCACTGTAAGCATGTGCGTACCCGGTCGCCTTGTTGAACTTCGTCGCTGCCGAACGTCTGATCGCACAACGTCAGGTAGGCCATCGCGCTGCGGCCCGGAAACACGATGGCGTGCACGAGGCCTGTGCTATCGACGACCGACCAGATGGTTCGGGCCGTCATCGCAGGCATTCAGGCTTCACCATCTCCTTGACGGTGTCGTGCACGCGGTCCTCGTAGCCGTGTGAATAGTTCCACGACCGTTCGAGCTGCCACGCGCCGTAGCTGACGAAGCTGAGAACAATGACCACGACGACGTAGAACGCCACGGACGGCTTGAAGGTCTTCACGGCTTTTCTTTCTCCTTCTCGAGTTTCTCCTGTTCCTCGTACGCACGCATCAGTGCTTCCTGTTTGAGGCGCTCGGGCCAGTAGTACTCAGGCGTGTCGTAGTACGAGACCTTCTCTTCAACGACGGGCCGCACATAGTGCTCACGTTGGACATCCTTGTTCTTAGGCCAGTCTTCCCAAGCGCTGTCCTCTATCTCGTCTTGATCGAAGTACCACTCCATCCGCGCGTCGATGAGCTTCTGCTTCGCAGCGGGCGATAACCCTGTCATGCACTGGCCGCCGGCCTTCATGTCGGGGAAGAAGTTCTCCTCCAGGTCGTTCCAAAGCTGTTCGTAGATCCAACCCTCGCACGCGAAGTGATCGCGGATCTCGACACACAACAAGCACGTCTTGAACGAATCGGGTCGACCGTCCCAGACGCTGGTAGCGTAGTCGTACTTCGTGCCTGCGGAGATGACCTCACGGCATTCACCGCATACATGCTCCTTGCGGGCCTTGCGTACCGTTCGTGACGAACACGTCGGGCCTTCGCCGTCGTTGCCTTGAAGCGGACAGCAGACGATGTCACCCATCACAGCACCCAGTAGATGGGTTCAAGACCAATACACGCGAAGCATGTCAACGGACCGTCCACGGTGTCCCATGTTCGGGTGAGCTGACTCTCGTTGCACAACGAGAGATGGTGACGAGGCCGTTCAATGTGAACAAGCCCGTCACCACCTGAGTGCACGGAAAGCGTTACGTAGTCGAACCGAGGTTGCGTGAGACCTACGGTGCTGCGTCCTTCGCAATCTTGTTGAGGGCTGAAACGTCGATCGGACGAGCCACGCGACGCGGCATCATCTTGAGCTTGACGCCTTCCTTGCGGAGGCGCGTCGACATTGCCGACACTGTGTTGCGGGAGAGGCCCGTCGCGGCCACCACCTCGGCGATGTTCGTCGCCTTCTGCCAGTTCTTCACAAAGGCCTCGTAAGCGTACGGGGCCGTCTTGGTCTTTCCATTCATCTTGGTCATATTGCTTTTCTGGCATGGCTCGGCACCTCCGTCAAGAGTCTAGTCAGTTCAATAAACACAGCTCGACAGTTCAGAACTCGCCCCACGGCCTTTCAACCAGGCAGCGAAAGCATGTGGTAGGTCCGAACTCGTAGTACACGGGCGACTTTGTACGGCCCATCCCGCATACAGTGGTGCCCCGAGAATTAGCACGGTGCATGAGGTCGTCGTGACCAGCCACATAGCCGTAGCGCCAGAGTCGGCGTTCAGCATCGAAGTCGACTATATCCCTCAGGTTGTTGGATCTTTCGTCCAATCGTGCATCGTAACGCCGGCAGCGCAGCCCATGCACGAGACCGGCAACGAGGTGACTGACGACATCGCGAAGCCCCAGCCGCATGTGAACCAGGGCCACTCAGATTTGTTGTCCCGTTCGTTGGTCTCGCCGATATGGACAAGGCCGGTCGTGCGGTCGAGGAAGTGGTTATTGATGAGTGTTGGCGTTGGCACGTACCTCTCCTTCCCGTGCGATGCACTGCAGGCAGTTGACGGTCACTTCGTGGCTGAGAATACATTCGGCGTCGACACTCTCGTAGTCGCAGAACCGCATCCAGTGATCAATGCCGTCCCGAGTGTTGATGCCGGCGGAGTGCGTGAGCTGCTCGCGGCCAAGCGCACGCCACTGGCGATAGGGTTCGTGAACGATGGGTGCGACCAAGAAGACCTGCGAGATGAACAAGAGGCGGCTCATCATCGATGAAGTGGTCGGCGACCAAGGCCCGACCTTGTTCTTGGTCATCTCGTCGACAGGCTGTCCGATCATCGGCTTGAGCGCGTCCCTCAAGTAGTCCGACATCCGTTGATGGATCTTCTTGATCCGCTTGTTGCGCTGTCGTTTGTTCATTCGTGTTCCGCCGCGATGCACTGAAGGCACGACAGGATGGGCGGGTCCTTGGGCAAGTACATGAAGCATGTGACTGTGGTCGTTTGCGGGCACTGCCACAGGAACAGCATCCCACACAAGAGAACGCCGGCCTGTTCAGCGAACGGCCACACCTGGACACGGTGAGCGAGGTCCGTGTTGGCGTCGGCGACAATGAACGGACGCTTGGTTTCGTTGCCTCGTAGCGGACTCTCTTGAATCTCGAGCGACTCGTCCTCGACCTCGGTGGTGTAGAGGCGGTGGCACAACATGAAGTCGTCGTTCTCGTAGGCGTCAGCGATAGCGCGTCGAACATCGGCGTCGGACACTTCGTCCTCGATGTTATTCATGATGATTTCGGCACGCGCCTCCCGGGCGTCTTCAAGGGAGGCCCACGTGGTCACGTTTTCTCCGTGCCGATGCTTGTAGTGCAGCACGTACGTGTACTGCTTCATCATCCGAAGCTCCCGACGCTGAGGCATTGCAGGCAGGTTGGAATCTCACGCACGTGGTACTCGACGATTTGGAATCGAGGCGAGCTGTGGGTCATCGTCACGGCGGGAAGGGTGGAGCCGTGCCAATAGATGCCGCGCTGGTTGATTCCGTCGAATTGCTCGACCTTCGGGTGACATGCCGTCGAAACGTGCAGCGTGCAAAGCTTGTCTTCATCGTCAAAGAACCGCGCAACCATCGAATTGTGCAGGAGGCCCATGTCATCGCGGCAGACCCAGTGGTCGCGTTTGTTACGGGACGTCACAGACACGTCAATGCCACGCGCCGCACGAACACGGGCCACTACGGACATCGCACGACTGCCCACCGTTCGTACCAAGCGACGCGTGCTCACCATGGGCGTCCATCAGACCGAGGTCCATCGCGCCGTTGACGAAGCAGCATTGCTGCAGTCCGTTGAAGTCGTGTTTGTGTTTCTCGGGGTGATTCTTGATATCGAGCATCTTGGCTTGTCGCGCATTCATCGTCGATAACTCTCCCGAAGCTCCCGGTGCAGCGCTTGTTCGTCATGAGCATGTACACGAGGTCGTAGGCCGCGTCGTACATCGCGTTCGGGCGGGCTTTGACCTCGGAGGTCGAGATTGTATCGCCTGTCACGATGACGAGCTTGATGCGTGGTTTGTAGGCCACTACGTCATCGCTCCGGTTGTGAGGTTGAGGCTGTACAGCTTGTAGATCTCGGGTTGATACAACGTCGCGTTGACGCTGCACACGTGCTGCTTGCACAGTGCATAATTGGTCCAGGCCCCGGTCGACACCTTGAGCCCGAACGGATCGTTGGCCAGCTCCTCCGGTGTCCATGTGATTGGGTGCGTGCGGTCGAACAACGAATCGAGAACGATCGTCTCGGCTTCACGTCGGCTGCATGCGCTCACGAGGTAGACGGTCTCGATGTCGTCTTTTTTGTGGATGACCTTCCAGACGTTGAGGGTCATACGTACTCCGGCCAGACAAAGACGTCGTCAGGGAACCCGCCCTTGAGCTGCTTTCGATAGGCACCACCGGCCATGGCCATCGTGCGCCGATACTCGTCGTCGTCCTCGGTGCACTGGCGCATGGCGGCGGATGCTTCGACCTGTGACTTGAAGGGGCCGCACTTCGCGATGCCGCCACCTCGTGCGAACCATTGCAGTTTCTTTTTCGCCATCACGCGCTCCCGAAGCGAAACGACTGGAAGCACGGATCGCCGTCTGAATCGCTGATGAAGAACCCGAGCGTCTCAAGACGTTTTTCGTCGGCCGCGGAGACTTTCCCCGGGTCAATGCCGCAAATGGTCAGAACGTCGTGCTCGCAGTGTGTCGGGTTGCGCGGGTTGCCGTACTTGAGGAAGATGGTGAGCGCTTCGATGAGGTCCTTCATGTCTTCTCCATCCGGGCGACGGCGTGGCGTGCGGCGTCGACGTGCGTTTGAGCACTCGCGATGTCGATGCGCGCAGCGTCTCTCGGCGAACCCGCGAGAGGCGCAGGTAGTCGACGGGAGGCTTCCTTCAAGGCCATCTGCGCCGTCAGCAACAGTCCGTAGATGACGCCGATGTCTTCGTCGCTCATGGCTGGATGCGCTTGTCGAGGTCATCGGGATCGATGTCAGACACTGAGCACCTCACTCGTCTGCCGTTCGAGGTCCCAGTGCTTCTCGATGAAGTCGATGACGAGCTTGGGGTCGACGTTCTTGTTGAACACGATGTTGGGTCCGTGCTTCTCGAGCATCACCGCCTTCACGGGGTATTTGAGGTTGCCGTTGTAGAGGTCAAAAACTTTCAGCCCGTCGCTCGTGTTCTTGCCGCACTCGTGCGAGCCGCACTCGTGGGCTTCTTGCGACCGCATGGGGATGTCACCACGCACGAGGTTCTCGTGGCGGTCGCCCTTCATCGGGCAGTGGAAGTGCACGATGCAATCGACGTCCGGATGGTCCGCGAAGATGATGCGCTGACTCTGGCCGCCGACCGAGGGCTTCGCACCCATGGCGATCACGTTGTCGTCGCCTTTGGCGAGCACCATCACCATACCGACCTTGTCCAGCTCGTTGAAGTTCACGCCGCGCCGAGACGTCACGAACACGCCGTTGTCGACCTTGAACGCGAAGTGTCCGACGGTCTTACCGTTGAACGGCTTGTACGCACCGCGCTTGATGCAGTGGTCGACGACGGTGCGTAGCGACGCAGGAACGGTCTCGCCGGTCCACGTGACAGGCTCACCTTCACGAACCTCGCTGCGTGTGAAGTGTCCCTTCGACCGATCAACCGCCATCGACACCAGGCCGTTGATCGCCGAGCGTCGGTCGTAGGTCATGTAGTACGGCGCCTGCTCGGGCGTGACGACCATGTTCATGCGGGTCTCGAGGTCGTTGGCGAGCACGAGGTTGCATGACGCCTTCTTCACGAGGTTCAGGCCGGCGTCGAACTGCTGTTCGGGGGTGGCGCCGGTCGTCGTCTTGAAGCCGACGAGGAAGATGTCCTTGCGGGTGCGTCGGACCTTCTGGATGACCTTCTCGGACGGACGGAGGTTGAGCCCGTACTCGTGCGCCGAGGACAAGCGTGAGTACGCCTTGCCGATGTCACGAAGCTTCTCGCCCATCGACCACAGCCCGTCGATGGACTCGACCTCGAAGTCACACAGCGCCGCCGGCAAGATGATGACCTTGGGCTTAGGGTCGGTGCACAGCTCGTTGAGCAGAGCTGCGATGTCTTCGTTGGTCTCGAGGTTCTTGGGCTCGACATCGTCACGCCCCGTACGCGCCGACCAGATCGAATGACGGTTGCCCGCCATCTTCGTCGTGTACGAGTGGACGAGGCCGTCGAAGTTGTTCTGGTACAGCGCCTCCTCGATGTCACGCACGACCTTGCCGTACGCAGGAGCCGAGAGCGCGAGATGCGGACGGATGTGGAACACGGTTCCGCCGCCGATGATGTGGACGGGCTTGTTCATGGTGTTTCCTTGTGAGCGTGTGCATCGCAGCGCACGCAGATCTTCTTCTTGCGTCCGCCGGTCTGGCGGAACCAGTGCCATTCGTGGGAGCCGAGCCTGCACAGAAGCTGCCCAGCGACGTACGACGCGAGCTGCGGTGCTCGCCGGACGTAGTCATGCCAGCGCAGACCTTCTTCGATGCCTGCTCGATAGTCGCGCGAGGGGCGCATTACTCCTCCGGTTCGATGGGCTCGCTCGCCTCGTAGTTGGGGTCGGTGAGAACTTCGGGACGGAAGCACTTCAGCTTCTCGTCGATGCATTCGTTGCAGACGCGTGCGAGGGGAATGCCGCGAGCGTCGTTCTCCCACCACGAGCCGTCACCCTTAGTGTGCTGATGCGCCGTCATGCCGAAGCCTTTCGTTCGTATTTTGACGTTCGTATTTCTACGTCTTTACGTCATGGAGATGTTTGTTTGACAGACCTCTCTTGCTTTCCCTGTCTCAAAGCGCAGACTCCCCTTGTGTTGGTTGCGTTCATCCAGGCGAACCGCACCATCCTCATTGAGCGTGCGCAAGAACGCCTCATTGAGCGTGCGCAAGAACGCCTCATTGAGCGTGCGCAACGCGCCCCACATGCCGTAGGTGTTTGCGATGCGGGTGTAGCGCTTCGTCGGTTTCACGCGGCATCGGCCTTGGCCTTTGCATCGAGCTTGACTCGAACCCGTCGAAGCTTTGCATAGAGCGCGGGGTCCTCGCTCTCATGCATGAGCGACGGATTGGGGTCGCGGCCTTCCATGTCGCAGTCTTCGCAGAACGAGTTGTCACCGTTGTTCCACGAGCCGCACAGATCGTGGGTCTGGTCGGTGTTGGGCGAATACCAGATCGAGTACTGCACGTCGTGCGAGCCACAGACTCGACAACAACAGAAGTCCGTGTCAGGCGCCGTCGTCGTCTTCGACTTCTTTTTCTTCTTCTTCAATGTAGCCACGTTCGTACGCCTCCTTGGCGATGTTGAAACCGAACTTCACGTTCTCGAGGGGTGGCCTGTGACCTCGAGAAGGGTGAGATCACACTCCGTGATGATGATGGGTTGATGTTCCGGTGTTTCGTAGATGATGTGGACGAGACCGTCATCGTCGCAGTTGAACTGGTTCATGGTTCAGGCCCTTGTTCGTTCGGTGAACGAACGCCCCATTGAAACCATTGAAGCCCCGAACCATCGGAGCCGCCGATGCACCAGAAGCACGTCGGCACCGCGTTGCGATCGTAATGTTGGTCCATCGTGGCAGCTCCGAAGCTGCCCTTGCAGACCGAAAGGCTCAGGCTCTTAACGTCGCGCAGGTGTACGACCGGGTCGGGTCCTTTGATGCGGGTGTAGTCGGTGTACTTCACTTCCAGAAACTCCTCCCTGAGAGGCACCAGAGACATGTGACGGGTGCGAGCGTCTCGACCATACGGTGGTCGATCAAGCACACCGTCATACCGAGGTGGTTGGCGGTCACCTGTTGACTGCTCTCGTGAACGACGCCGTTGTCGTCAGCCCAGTGCCACGACAGACCCGCGCCAAGTCGTTGCGAGAGCACAGAGCCTTGCTCGCTCGTCGGTAGAGGTGTGTGTGGTGTAAACGTTCGACGCTTCATGGTTCGAACTCTTTTGCCAAACACTGGAGGCAAGTTACGAAACCGTTGAACAGGTGCGGCGGTTTGTTGGTGCGAGATGTGGTGACTATCACCTCGTAGAGGCCGCAAAGCGTGACCCAGGTGACCGATTCTTCTTCGAAGACATTGTGAAGAACTCCGTGACGAAGACCGTGAAGACTCCAGACCTTGCCTTCGAGGTACATGAGCTGCCACCCACGATCGACGGCCGCGTGCCTCACGACGTTTCGATCTCAATCAGTGGTCGACCGTAACCCTGCCACTCCTTCACACAGTCTTCGCACGTGATGACAGCCTCCTTAGTCGTACGCAGTCGTCGTGTGGATGCACCACACATTGTGTAGTTCGTGTCGACGATACCGATGTGAACTGTACCAGGACGTCCTGCGCTCATATGTGGGTACTGGAGCAGACGAGCTATATCACTCGGTCCAAGCGTGTACGCTTTGTCGGTAGGCGGATTGGCGTAACGCCAATGACGCGGGTTGATACATGTAGCCAAACCACACGTGTTCTCGAGAAACAGACGGCGGATGCCAACACCGTCATTGTCCCAACACCAAAGCAATCGGGCGACAACGAACTGTACCGAGACCTCGGCCGGCGGCGTCCACGGAAAGATGGCGATCGGTCCTGCACCATCGTCATGGAACTCAGCGAGCCAATACCAGTGGTTCGGTGTGACCTCCACGAAGGGGTCAACCAGCTCACGGGGAGGGATCACAACCGTACGTCCGAAATGTCCAGGTAACCGGATACCCATCAGCAACCGCCTTTACATGTGATGACTGCGTTGGTGGCGAGCACTGTGGAAACGTCGGGGACGATGACGGCTTCGCACATCGCAACAAACCTGGACGTCAGAACCGGGAGCACGGGCACTGCGTGCGAAACCCCGTGCTGGTCACGTACCGCGAGTAGCAGGCGCTTCTCCACAGGGCGTCCTGTTCGGCGCTCGACCACACGCCAACCCCCGTACTCGGCAGGGTCGAAGCGATACCGGGGCACAGGTTCAACCCATGTCCAGTGGTCCGGATTCACACAGCCCGGGTGACCGCACTTCAGTGTGAAGCTAGAACGTTCGGGGAACGGTCCTTTGTGGTGTTCGATAAGCAATCGAGCAACGACAAATATTCCACGCTTAACATTTGTGTTGGGCGCCCACGATATAACCGCATGGCCGTACTCACTAAGACGACGTGGAAACTTGGCCTCGAGATCGACAGACCATAACCAATGCCCTGAAGTGTCTTCGTCCTTCACTATATAACGCAGTAAAAGCGCCATCGGAGGCTGTTGTTTTCGGAGCCAAGTCGCTCCATGTGTTTTCAACAAGTTGGCGGAATATGACATATCCGTTTTAAAACTCGCGATGGGCCTATTCTGGCCTGGAAGAAAGAAACCCACGGCCCGCCGCAGCGCCTCTACTCTACTCTATCTAGGAGGATCATAATGGTTTTAGTTTAGGGGGACGCTGGGGGCAACCAAAACCACGATTAATCGCGACTGCTGCTTTGGGATGGAGGTGTTATTACGGCGTATACTTGATCGCGGGAGCCCGTATTTGTGAGTAGGTTTGTGTAGGTGGAGATGTGTGAGCCACGGACACGTCCTGAAAACACGTTAAAATCGTTAAAAACATGCCCTCCCGAAAAGAAGTGTGCGCCGTAACAACATGTCCGTACTTGTGGAACGGTCGTTTTATTTCTTGTTTTTGATGTACACAACCTTGACCTTCTTGTTACGTTTAACATATCCCTGATTGTGGTCACCTTCGTTTTTCCAAACCAACTACTCAATTAGGGCATTCGCAATGTCAAAACATAAAACACACTTTCACTACAGCTTCAAGCCGTTGGACTGGGTGGAGGCGCATAGCTGCGAGCGTCTCGGTGCACGTTTGCGTGATGATGGATCTACGTTCGAATTCAATGGGTTGAACGCCTGGCAGGCACGGCATCAGTGGCAGCTCGAGGTCCCTCTGGGTCTCTTCGCACACGATTTCCGTCCCGGCCTCATCACCCCAGAACAAGACGTCGCCGCACGCGACGCCCTCTTCGCCAAGATGCGTCCCAAGCGCTTCCACCAGGCGCGAGACGTTATCGTGCGCGACGACGTCACGTACTACCGCAAGCCGGTGCTTGAGCAGGTCCGGGGGCATCACGACCACCCCGAGCTGATCGACGCCCTGCTGGCGTTCTGGAACGCGGCAGAGCGTGACCGCACAATCATCAAGCCACCCAAGCCCAAGAAGCCCCACCTCGAGCCGTGGGAGCGAAAGCAACGCTTCGGCACCGAATGTCGCGGTCCGAGCTGGACAAACGAAGAAGACGACGTGATCCGAAAGTGGTTCGGACGCCGCACCATCGGTCCCTATGCCGGTTCGCACGTCCCGCTCACATCCGACGAATGGAACACCGTGCTCGACGCCCTTGGTCGCCGTCGCACCAAAGCCGGCGTGCATCAACGTCTCGTCATCCTCAACAACCGACTCCGCCAAGAGTTCGTCGATCGCAAGTACATCTTCGGTGGCTTCATCGGACGCGCACACCATGGAGAGTGGTTGAATCGCGTGCTCGGCGAACGCCCCCGACCATTGCAGGTGCGACCATCGCGACGACGAGCCTAGCCCTATAATTTCGAGAACCTGTGCCACCGCCGAAGGATCTCGTTCGCTTCAAAGAAGTCCGCGTCGCGGATCTGCGAAACGATCAGAAGACCGCCGCACAGATTCTCAACGCCGACGCTGCGTCGCTCACACAAGAGCAGTTCCAAGAATTCATCCTCTCGCAGATCAAGCGCATCATCCACGGCGACAATGTCGGCGTTTGGAAAGACGACTTCCTCGCGCTCGGCATCCTCGACCTGCAGGACATCAGCGCGGGGCAACTTCTCCCCGCTGACTGCCAAGCCGGCGACTCACCCGGTGCAGCCGTGCGCATCACGGGTCCCTATGTTTTGGGGGTTGCCCAAGTAACGACGTGCGACGTCTCTATCGCCGGCGGCTATCCAGCGATCGGCATCATCCAATACAAGACAAGCCCCACGCGTTGCTTCGTTCGCATGGCAGGACCGCTCGCGGGGTACATCACGCTGACGCCCGGCGTGACCTACTTCGTCGGCTTCGACGGCATGCCCGCAGCAGCCCCGCTCCCCGCGTCCATCACCGGCTTCACCGCGGTGCAGGCACTCGGCGTCGCCATCGACGCAACAACACTGCAAGTCTCCGTCACGCCGAACCGTTTCCTTCGTTCAAGCTGACCAACGCCTATAATTCCGGTGAATGGGCAAGGCATTGCAAACCCCGGAACTCGATGAGGATGGACAGCTCATCCTTCGCGGGGAGCTGTTCTGGAAATGGAAAGCGCTTCACGAAGCGGTGCAGCGTTGCGACGCTGAGATCAAGCTTCGCAACCCGCTCATCGACGCTCTGCTCGATCAGCAGCCCGACCTGAAGAAGCTGCTCGGCGAGCGCTCGACGTACATCCAACAGTCCGTCACCGCACGGCACGAGTACAAGACCGTGCTCGCCGCGCTCGAGGCCCACTTCGGCTTCTCGATGGCGGAGGTCTCGATCGACGACATCACGGGCGTCGTGCATCGCCTCTCGCCCGCGCCCGTGCCCGTCGCGCCAGTGAAGAACGGCGTCAACGCACACACGCCTCGTCGCCCCGCCAAACCATCTCCCGTCGCATCCGGCTCCACCACGCGCAAGACACCCACGAAGAAGAAAAGGACGTAGACCATGGCCCTCCGCAAGCTTGTCGTATTCAATGCCACCGAGGGTTATCCCACCGATGTCATCGGCGCCGACGACTTCGATGTTGGCTCTCGCCTTCTCTCCAACGTGCTCAACCCCGTTGCAGCACAGGACGCAGCCACCAAGGCCTACGTCGATCTCTACGTGCAGGGCATCTCGTGGAAGTCGCCCGTGCGTCTCGCGACTGCGGCGGCTCTGTCGCCTGCGAACACCTACGCCAACGGCGCCTCGGGCGTCGGCGCGACGCTGACCGCGACCGGCAACGGCACGCTCACCGTCGATGGCTCGCTCACCGTCATTGGCGATCGCATCCTCGTGAGGAACGAGGTCGCGGCACTGGGCAACGGTATCTACGTCGTCACCACGGCGGGCGCCGCCGCCGCTGCCTACATCCTCACCCGCGTCACCGACGCCGACATCGCCGCCGAGCTGCTGCAGGCCGCCGTGTTCGCGCAGGAGGGCACCGCCAACGGCGACATCGCATTCGTCGGCACGGCCAACGCACCGATCACGGTCGGCACCACGGCACTGCCGTTCATCGCCTTCACGACCACGACGGCCTACACGTTCGACGCAGGCCTTCTCAACACGGCCGGCGCGATCTCGGTCGAGCTGGACACGGCCGCTGCAGCAGCGACGGCTGGTAACGGCGGCGGTAGCTCAGGCCTGGAGTTCGACGCAGCAGGCGTCGCAGGCAAGCTTCGCGCAGCCGTTGTTTCAACGGGCGGTCTGACGCGCCAGGCAACGGGCCTGGGCATCCTCGTTGACCCGGTCGCGAACACCGCCGGCAACAACCCGTCGTCATCGACGTCGGCCACGGGCTTCAAGGTGCTGCGTGCGCCCAAGGTCGACGACAACTACCTCATCAACTCGGCAGTCGCCGTTGGTGATGCGGTGAACTTCTCAGCCACAGCCAACCGCATCAAGAAGAGCGATGCCGCTGTCGACGCGGACTCCCGCGTCATCGGCGTGGCACGCACCGCTGGCACCGTCCCCGGCACCGACACCGTCCAGGTGGTCAGCGCGGGTCCGTGCCTCGGCGTCATCGCTGGCGCAACGGTCAACACGCCGTACTACCTGCAGAGCGGCGGCGGCATCGGAACCGCGCTGCCCAGCGGTGGCACGCGCACCATCCAGGTCGGCAAGGCCATGAACACGACCGACCTCTGGGTGCAGATCATCGACTTCGGCAAGAAGGCGTAGTCAGATAGGTTATGGCGATCATTCGTACCCTTCCTGAGAAAGACTCCACCGAAGGGTACGAGACCGAGTTCGATCGCAATAGCGATGCTGCGGATATGCGTGGCGCGTATTTGCAGAACGACGTGAGCAACGACGCGACGGTCTTGGTGTCGCGCGATGCCTCAGACAACCTGACGTTTACGGATCCCGTCGTGGGCGTCACCAAGACGTTGACCGACTTGCTCGCAGGTGGTGGTGGCGCGAGCGCGCTCGCTCTCAACAAGCACGTGCTGTCCGCGAACTTCACCGTGACAGCGGCGTATGGCGTCGTCGTGCCTCGCTACATCGAAATCGCAGCAGGCATCACGCTGACGCTCGGCGACGACGCCGACTTGGAGATTTCATGAGCTATTTGACGCAATCCAAGTTGGCTGCGCCGTCCACACCCGCGAGCGGCAAGGGCACCTGGTACATCGACGTAAACGGCGAGCCTCGCTTCAAGGACGACAACGGCGTCGACATCGCGCTCTCTCCGAAGTGGAAGTACAACTGGATGCGCAACGGCGGCTTCTGGTTCGCACAGCGCCAAGCGCCCGGCACGCTCACGACGTACTCGAACTTGACGGGTCGCGCGATCGCAGCAGACGGCTGGGGGATCACCAACGAGAACGCGAGCGTGCAGTACCTCCGCGTCGATACGATGACGTCGCCGGAGACGAATCTCTACGCGCGGTACTACGGACAGTTTACCAAAATCACTAGCACGGGAAAGCTCGTCATCTCGCAAGTCGTCGAAGGCTTCGATACCGCGAACCTACGCGGCAGCACGTTTCGTATCCAGGCCAAGATCAAGGCCGTGACCTCGAACATCACGGTGCGGTTGGCGGTCGCGTTCCTGACGACGGGATCACCCGACACAGGCATGCCGGCGACGTTCGTCACGGCGTTCGGAGCCAACGCCACCGACCCGACCCTGGGAACCAACCTCGCCTATATCACGCCGAAGGCAGGCGTCAACGCAGACGGCGGCACGGTGCGCGGCAACGCGATCGACTGCACGGTGACGAGTGCTGTGTGGGGTCGGTTTGGTGGTGTGTTCGACATTCCAACCAGCGCACGCAACATCGTCATCCTGGTCTTCAGTGACAGCCAGCTCATTCCCAACAACGGTATCTCGATTTCGGAAGTGTCCCTGACGGATGGCCAGGCGACCCAAGACTGGGCGCCCAACTCGATCTCACAGGAACTCGTGAAGGTGCAGCGCTTCTACTGCAAGAGCTTCAACATCGACGTGCTGCCTGCGCAAAACGTAGGTCTTGTCGGCGCCGTTCGCGGTTACGTGAGCGTTGCGGGCGCGACCGCCAACCAGCCTGTCGGTGTGCGGTTCCCCGTGCCAATGCGCGCAGCTCCGACTACCTTCGTGTTCTACAACCCGTCGGCGGCCAACGCTTTCGCACGCAACACAACAGCAGCAACCAACGCGACCGCGCTCGCCCTGGGCGGAACGTCTGGTGACCAGGGGTTCGACGCGTTCTTCACCGGCATCGCGGCGTGGACCATCGCGCAGTCGGTTGCGTTTCACTTCACGGCCGACGCGGAGATCTAAATGCGCCAGCGAGCGCGGTACGCACCAATGCCGGTTGCTGGCAAGACGCACCGCTACGTCGAGCGCAACCGTGGGACGACCGACCTCAACGGATTGACGGAGCCTCCGACCATCATCCCGTTCGCACAGGAAGACAGCGGTGCTCGCTACACACTGAACCGTGACAGCACGTACAACTATCTTCGCAACGCTGGGTTCTGGTCTACCCAACATCAACGGTTGGGCGTTACCGGCTTGCCCCAAATATTCATCCCTGCGGGCACGCGGATCATGGCGTTTGACGGTTGGGCTCTTAACATGGGGTCGACTACAGGTAATAACGCGGTGACCCGCGTGTCAGCTGTCACAAACGGGCAATACTACAGAAACCCGTACTATTCAGCAGTCGTAAGACAGTGGGACGGTGTCGACTTCGCAGGTCGATGGATGTGGTCACAGGTGATCGAAGCCTCCGACGTTGCAACATTGCGAGGCAAGGTTGTAAGGCTGCAGGCAAAGGTGACCTGCCCGAGTTTTTGGATCGCGAACGCGAGGTTTAACAACTCGGTGATTCGACTCGGCCTGTTGAAGTTATCAGGCGGGACGGACGACACGATTCCAACGACGTTCACGACGAACTCCACGGCAGGTGTTATCCCGACGTTTGGAACCGGGCTCTCCCTCATTCCACCTTTGACCTACGGTATAGATGGCGCTGGTGCAGACCAGTACTCGCTCTTCTCCAACGACCCCGGCGCCACCAAACTGCCCTTTTTTGCCGACTTCGAATCAACCATCGCGACGTACCCGTTCGGTAGGAGGCTCGGTGGACTGTGGCAAATCCCTTCTGACGCTCAGAACCTAATCTTCGTGGTATGGACACACAATGTGACGACGGGCGGGTTTGGCGGCATGGGTCTTGTCCTATCACAACCACAGCTCACCGTCGGTGAGTCCGTCAAAGAGTGGACGTGCCTGTCACCTGCGCTTGAGCGTGTACGCAGCCAGCGGTTCGTATGTAGCAGCTTCAACGATAACCCAAGACAGAACGCAGGGCTCGCAGGCGCTCTTCGCGGGCACGCGAACGCCGCGGGTGCTGCTGCCGACCAGGTTCTGCCCGTACGATTCCCTGTCCAGATGCACCGCGCACCCACAATCACGCTCTACAACCCGCTCGCCGCCAACGCGTTCGTGCGCAACACCGTCAACATCACGGATGCGAGCGCGTCGTCGTTCGCGAATGCGTCCGAGCAAGGGGCAGACATAACGTTCACCGGACTGAGTACCTGGGACGTAGGAGCGTCTGTCGCTGTACATTACAAGGCAAGCGCTGAACTATAGGTCCGACCTAGTGTAGGGTTCTCCCAAGGAGATGTATATGAAGCTACTGCTCACTGCCATCCTCATCACAGCAACCATCACCGCCGTCTCGTCGGCGGTGTTCACCCCCACGAACTACGGGTACCAGAACATCGTCGTGACAGGCGTCGACGACATGCTCCATGACGGCAACATCGTCTATTACACCCTCACGGACTTCTGCACGAGCACGGACCTTGCCTACAATGGCTCGAATCCCACCACAGTGGCGTTGTCCAACAAAGACAATGACTGATCTTTGATGAAGATCATCATCGAGCGAATCACGGCGTTGACCAACCAGAAGGTCACCAAGGAGCTGGTCGCCGTCATCGACGCCGACATGCTCCCTGCACTTCCGGGCGACGCCTTGTGGATCGCCGATGACAACGGCTCGCGCGAGCGCCACATCATCCTGGCTGTTCGCCCGTGCGTCCAAGGCACTCAGGTCGCGCAGATCTTAGACGTCGCCAAGGCAAGCCTGGCCAAGACGCTCGACCGCGCCATGCTCGCCAAGGCCCAAGGCGACACCGAGACGTCGTCATGACGCACGTCCTCTCCATCGAGACGAGCAACGGCGCCATCTCGGTGTTCACGTGCCCCCTTCCCTGGGGCCCGCAAGGACCGACGGTGACGCTCAACGGCCGCGCCTTGTCCGAGGGCTACACCATCCTCTCGAGCACGCAGGTTCGTTTCACCGAAGCGCCTCGTATGGACGATGTCGTCGGTTTCTTCGTGGCGACGACCTACACTTAGGTCATGGCCAACACGCGCATCATGTTGATGCAGGGGCTGATCGACGGTTCCAACCGTGTGTTCAGCACCGGCGTGCCCTACGTGCTGGGCTCGACCGCGTACATCCTCAACGGCCGCATCCACAACCGCCTGGGCTCGGACAGCGACTACGGCTACGTCGAGTCCAACCCCGACTCCGGCGAGATCACGGTCGACGTTGCACCACTCACCGACGACGTCGTGCAGCTGTTCTTCTGGGACCGTGTGGTGTCGCCGCCATCGCCCATCCAGCAGCTCACGGGCGTCGTGGTGACGGGGGCGACGCTCACCGGCGTTGCTCGAGAGCCTGTGGTCGAACGTCTCTCGGGCGTCGTGCGCACGCGTGCGTTGCAAGGTGCCGTCCGAAGCCCCGACGAAACACGGCTCGCGGGCGTCGTCCGCACGCAACGAATCATCGGAACGATCAAGGAGCGATGCTGATGTCCAACCGTATCTCCCTCATCCGCGGCACGACCAAAAAACTGAGCGTTGACCTCGTCGACGAGACCGGCGAGCCCATCGCAGTCAGCCGTCTTGTCGGTGCAACGGCCGAGTTCCTGATGCGCGAGGCGCCCGAGGATGTCGTCAACATCCTGCGCTACACGACCGCGCTCAATCCGACGAACCTCGCGTTCCAGGTCGGCGTGCCCGTGCTCGACCTGACGTTCCTCGCGACCGACACCCCGACGCTCGCGCTCAAGCTCTACTACTACCAGGTGATGGTCACGCTCACGACGGGCGACGTGCTTCCCGTCATCGAGTGGGACCTGCTCGACCTGAACCTCGGCGGCGCTGCTGTCGTGCCGCCCGCACCGTTCGCGAGCACGGTGACGATCACGGCCGACTACCCACTGTCCAACGACATGACGTACATGACGCCGGGCGGCTCGCCGATCGTCGGTGCGCAGGTACGGCTCTACTTGAAGAGCGAGTACGACATCGGCAACCTCGCGAATCCGATCGGCATCACGACGACGGACACGCACGGCAAGTGGATGAACCCGATCCTCGTGCTGCCGGGCTACACGTACGTCGCACGCTTCGAGAAGCCCAACGAGTTCGGACCCGACAAGGTCGAGTTTTTCGCCTAGCTCAACTCGTCGAGACGGCCGAACTGATTCTCGAGCCTAGCCAGTATGGCAGGGCTTTCGGTGTGAAGGCGTGCGCGTTCTTGAACAAGAAATTGTTTGAGCGCCGCTTCGAAAATCGCGCGTAGCGTCGCGCGTTCCCCGCGTTCTTTCCTGTGCATCATGCGAAGCATGTCGAGCTTAATACGCAGCGTGTACGGCAGCTCAACACTCAGTACGGCTGTCTTGTTTGGACCAGCATCCTTGGTGGATGGCATGTCGATTGCGCTCCTACAAAAATAGGTTTGTGGGTGTCCGACCGTCTAAACGGGACTGGATGCTACTAACATGGACGGCTTGAGCACCATGAACAGCACGTCGTACGTCTTGTACGCCGTTGCAGCGCGCGTGTTTATCGTGTAAGCCTCAGAGGATGAGCGACCATGCCATCCCCACCACATACAACGGTGTCCGATTCCGCTCGCGACTCGAGGCGCGTTGGGCCGCATTCTTTGATCTCTGCAAGTGGCCGTGGTCGTACGAGCCTCTCGACCTCAAGGGTTACATTCCTGACTTCATTCTCTCGTTCAAGTCTCCACTGCTTGTCGAGGTGAAGCCCTTGATGTGGGACTCTTCGTTCGAGGAGCAAGAAGCTGTCACGGCAGCACAGAGAAAGATTGCAACTGCTGGATGGCGGAAGGAATCGATCATCGTGGGTGCCCGCGTCATCCAAGGGCCTGTTCTAGACAACAAGCTCGGCGTATGCAGTGATCGACACGTCCATTATGACGCTTTCGATACGCCAGTCTCTGCTGAGTTTATATGGGACGACGCGTTTTACTATTGTTGTTCGAACTGTAAGCAGGCCACATTCGGAAATACAACACAGTCATGGCGTTGTCGTACGTCCGATTGTTACGACGGAGACCGCTATCTGACGGATGGATGGGATGCCGCTGCGATGTTTAACGAGGCGGGCAACAAGGTACAGTGGAAGGCGCCTCAGTCATCAATAGTTAAGACGCGAGGCAAGGTACGTACCAAACCACGCGCCAG